GTGTATTCCAATCCGTAACATAACCTGTTACCTCAACACCTTTAAGGTCTCTGATATTTGTATCACTAATATCTAATGAACCTTGAACAACTTTAATGTTTCCTAAATTATCAATCGGTAAACCTTTTAATTTCAAATCTCCAACAATAATAAGTGACTTCCCCTTTAAAGTTTTTATTCTGGCTAAAAGACTTGGGTCATTACTCGCTTTTTCTAATAAATCACGATATTGTTCAGCCGGAACTTTAAGGTATGTTTCCTCAACTTGTTCAACAATAGTTCTGATTAATTTATGTAAACCTTGTTCGGTTAATTTAATTTTTTTCATAAGGCAAATGTATCATATTTTTATAAATATATCAATATATTATTTGTAATCTTGACATTAATCTATTTTGATTGATATTTATCATTATCAATAAACTTCTAACACTTTAGTACTATGTCATGTGGTTGTAAAAATAAACAAAATCAGACACAAACTACACAACAAACTAACCAAACTCCAGCACCGGCTCAACCTCAAACTCAGCCAATTCAAGAGTCAGTTCGTAAAGTAGTTGAGCGTTATTATACTAAAAAGTAGTATAACGACAATCATTAACAAAAAAAGGAGATTATTTCTCCTTTTTTTTATTTATATAATATTTTATTTTGTTTATTAATTAACATAAAACAAAAATTATGAAGTATATTAATAAAAATTCTAACAGAGGAATTGTAAATCTATTCGCAGATTTTATAGTTAAAAAAATAAATAAAACTACACAATACGATGTTGTAATTGAAGTGGTTGACTGTGGTCGTTTTTTAGTTGTCAATGGTATGACAAATTGTGAAGAAATCTTAGACATAATGACAGTTAAAGAAGAATTTATGACTGAATATAAAACACTATTAACAATATTCGGTTATGAACACATTAATATAATTGATTTAATCATCTATAAACACGAATTAGTTAAAAAAGATGAACATTTCTTCACATTATATTCAAACAATATTAGACCTTACTACCATAAAGATGTTACCGATTTTGTTCAAAACTCAACAACTGATTATAAATTTCATTCAGTTAACTATACACACCAATTAGAACCTGAAATTGACTTCTCTGAAGAGAATGTATCAAATCTTGATTACTACACTTACAATCCTTTAAATATAACATCAGAATTCCCTTATGGACATAGCTTATCTATGGGTAGAAGTAATCTTTATTATTCAGAATATATTTGTAACCAAATTTTTGATATTATTGGTGCGTCAGAAATAACATTTAAGTTTTCATTATCTCAAAATAAAGATGAAGATTTTAATATTAGAATTAAATCAAATGGAATATATAAAGAAGAAACCATTAAATCTTTGATATTGGATGTTTTTGATTTTAACATTAGTAAATTTCAACATGGTATTTTATCTTACGATATCATTGAAGATATCACAATACCATTTGGAGATAAACCCTGGTTGATAAGAGATAGAGTAAAAGACTTAGTAGTATTCTAAAAAGAAAATCCCCAATTAAGGGGATTTTTTATTTATTAAAATGTTCTTTAATAATTGTCAAACCTTCATCAATTTCATTAAAATCTCTTTCCGGTGCAAATAACAATGAAGTTGGTTCTTTGTCAGGACTTTCAACAATCATAAAGGCTGGAACAAATTCGTTTTCTGTTATTTCAACAAACATATCATATTCATCCTTATGTTTATCAATATCGCGTTCAACGAAATCAATATCACTTTCCTTTATTTTATTTTTTAATTCAACACAATAAGGACAACCCTTCATCGTAAAGACAATTAATAATTTATCCATAATTATACGGTTTCAATAACATTTTTAATTTCTTCTTCAGTATGTGTTCCCACTCTAGAATAAGTTTCAGTACCATTAGCAAAAGTTTTAATCATAGGAATATTTCTAATACCCAATGATTTTGCGAACGCCATATTAGCTTCAACATCCATAGTGTATAATTGTACATCTGAATTTTGTTCTTGATATTCTGTAGCAATTCTTTCAAAGATTGGTTTCATTTGTCTACAAGGTACACAAAATGCTGCGTGAAAATCAATAACCAATTTTTCACCATTTTCAATTTTTCTTTTTAATTCTTCTGTTGTAATCTCCATTTTATTTACTTTTTTTAATTAAATTATGTAGCGTAAAATCTACAATGTTTTTTTTGTTTATTGTTGTTAAGAATAGAACATTACCATTCTTAATATAAATAAATATACCTGTTGAATCATATTCAACTAATTTTTCAATATTATTTATACCCCCATCTAAATCAACATAATCATTATACCATAACAGGTGTGATTTGTCAATTAATTTATTAATAACTTCCCCACTTAATGAGTTATAAGTATTAACAATAGAAGGATAGGAACCATATCGTTCCTTAAATAATTTTACACAATGTTTTCTTATCTTTATCTCTTCCATATCTTAAAAAAAATCAATCCAGTCGTGAGTTTCTTCTTGGTCATCAGTATTTACATTATCTTTTAACCTACTTAAATCTTTATCCCATTTTAGTTGATAACCAAAATCGGTTCTATTACTTTGGTCCATATAATGTTTCATTTTAATATTATCAGTAACCTCACATTCAGTATCAAATTCTCTACCACCTACAACAACATTCATAACCGGTAAAGTAAACTCATTATGTAATAAATAATCATTAATTCTATCATCTAATTTAGCCACAACATTATGCCAAACTTCATCAATACCTTGATTAAATCTACCTAATGTCTGGATTCTTACAATGTCAAAGACTTTTTCACCATTATGACCTACAATATATTCAATGGTAACTCTTTCACCAGTGATTTCATCTCTCCTAAGTGAAATGATTATTGACTCCTCTCTTTTAATATAAGTCTTAACACAATTTGATTGCGTCACCGACTCCGAATTATAGTCAATAGATGTTTTTAATACAACTGGATAATAAATGTAATCTAACACAATAGGTTTCTCAATAGTATTTACAAATTTTTCATCATATTTTCTAGTGAAATCCCCTTGAGTATAATGACTAACCTTATTGGTCAAATCATAATGTTCATTATTAAACTCATCATAAGTTTTCGACTTCCAAGTAAAATCCTCAAATAATCTTATTTGGGTTATCATATTTATATGGTCGTTGAAAGTGTTAGATGTTATATGTTTCATCATAACTAACTTCATAACCTCAACAACATTTCTTTTCTCTTTATCATTCTTAAATGCAAACTCCGGCATATAGTAGTATTTAAACACCGAGGTCTCAATAACCTGTTTCATAAAGTCATCACTTTGGGAATTCACAAATTTCTCCCCCAATAAACGATAAGCATAATGTAATGACTCCATATTACATTCTTTAACCGTATGTAAAACCCTTTTTAGTTTTTCACCACTGACACCATTTTTAGTCATAAACGCATCAATAAACTTTAACTTGTGTTTTACCAAATCTTTTTTTGTAACTTGGGGGAAAATCTCCATAAACACTTTCCAGTTATTTGAATACTTAATACCTGAATATTCCAAATATCTTTTGTATAAGTTTTCATCATCACTATAAGATGGGTTAATAACAACACCTGGGATATTACTTAAAAAAATATTCATTGATATTCCGATAACCTCGTGTTTTTCGGTCATTTTTTCCTTAAGTTTTTTATTACTTAAACTCCCATAAAACATTGTGTTCATTAAATGTTTTATCAAGTTTAAAGGACTTTCCCAAAAGTTGTTTCTACGAATTCTTTTATTAACCTTTTTTTTGGATGTGTAATTCGTCATATGTCCAGAATATAGTGAATTAGTCTTAACATTAAAAGTTACAAACCTAACACTATTATCACTTTTAAAACCCCGACCATTTAGTCGTCGTCTTCTACTATATGTGAAAAGTTTAAAACTAATTTTATCTTCAGTTTTAGTTACGTAAACACTTTTTCTTTTTATTTCAACTACAGCTAATTTGTTTTTAAGGTTTTCTTCAAATTTTTCTTTTGTTGTATAGTTTCCTTTGATTACATACTCAAGTCCTTCCATATCATAATACCGACCATTATCCTCAAATGGGTCGTCAGATATCTCCCTTTGGACGGGAGTTGTATCATCATATTCTGTAACATGATAAGTTTCAATTATATATTTATAAAGTTCTTCCATCGTAAATTGTATTAAACCTTACAAAAGTAATTTTTTTTTAATTAATAAACAAAACTAATTCAAACATAATGGACCAAATTTTGTATCCTTGAATATTTTCTCAAATAATTTAACCTCATCATCATTAATATCTCGTTTTTTCATCTTAACAACAATCGCAATAAGTTGTTTTTGGGTTAATGATGGTTCCTCACCATTCTCAACATTCAAATATGATTGTTCCTTAACTTTAAGATAAAATTCTTCTTTACCTAAATCCCCAATTAAATTCATTAGGTCGTTAGGGTTATTATCAAAAAACTTAATAAACTGATTGAGGTATAACTCTACTTCTACATTTTTCATAATATATTTTTTTTACAATAATAACCATTTCCTTCATATAACATATTGTCAGTTATGTTTTTAGGAATCACTAGTCTCGGATTACAATCTTTAAGATTTATAAAAAGTAATTCGGGTAAATTTCCAACAGATTCTGGTATTTCTTCCAAAGACTTATTCCCACATAAAGATACAAATCTCAATTTAGTTAATTCCCCGATACTTTCAGGTAATTCACTAACAATATTTTGTAATAATAAAGCGGTTAGGTTCTTAAATCTATTAATAGTTTCAGGTATTTTAAATGATACTTTTTCTTTTGATTTATTACTGATAATAAGATGACTAATATCCTCCGGTAACGAATCAAATATATTATCAAAACCATATATTGCGACGAACTTACCTGATGATGTTTCAGGGTAATTAATCTCAACTCTATTCCCGTCACCACTCATTAAGGCTTTAGTAAAATCTTTCTTAAAATAGTCCTTAAAATCCTTTAGATGACCATTAAAATACTGAACCAGCGGTATTGGTTGATTATGTCTATCCATAAATTGATTACTTTGAAAATGAAATTGATATCTCTCAATAGGTAACCCAGTTCTCTTACTAAGTTCATCTTTATTCTTTAATATAATATAAAGAGGTCCTTGCTTAATATAAGTTCGGAAAAAATTAGAGTCAGGTGGTGAAGTACACCATTTACTCTCACCATTTATAAAATCGTAATAACCCCCATACCAAGAAGCGGCTTCAGCTTGTTTGTCACCATCGCCCTCAATCTTAATTAAAGTATATTCAGACCCCTGAATCTCAATTGTCGCACCAGGATGATAAAAACCCTCACGAACCAATCGTATTTCATTCTTTAAGGTCTCCCTATTCTTCTTCTCAATAATATTACTAGGGATATCATTAATAACTTTACTCAATAAATGAGTATTGAGTTTGTTAATGTCTCTTTTGTCTTCCGGAATGTGAAATTTATATTTTCTGTAATTAACTAAATCGTTTTTAACACCCATCAAATCTTCCTCAAATCTTCTACGGTATTCCTTAATAACTAATTGATATCTCTCACTATTAACATCTTCAGTAAGATAATCAATACCCTGATTAATTTCAATTAATTCCGTAATCTCCGGGTTCAAATAATGTTTTATAAACCATTTAGTATATTGACCAACTTTAACATCCGTCATATCATCAACGGAAGCTTTAGCGTAATCAAAATCATTTGGGGTTTTTGTGGTGGGGTCGTAAGATATCAATAACTTTAACACATCAAAAGATAAATGTGTTTTTGATAAACTAGAAAAGGCAGTATCAATACCACCTTTTCTAACATATCTATCGTATAAAATTTGAAACCTACTTAAGGTTTTTGTTGTTGTGTTCATCTCAAATTTATTTATAATATCAAAGATAGATAAAAAAAATATGAAATCAAAGTATTTTACTTCATAGCGTAAAAACCATCTGAAGAATCCTCTAATAACTCCTTAACCTCAGCTGGTATTTCTACACCACGGTTACTTCTTTGTAAGTTAATAAAAACTAAATCCTGTAATTTAGCAACACTTGCAGGTATCTTCTCAATTGAAGGGTTGTCAGTTAAAATCAAATATTGTAAATCTGTCAAATTACCAATTGATTCAGGTAATGTTTTAACCAAATTAAGTAGAGTTAAAGTTTGTAAATTTTTATAATTACCAATAGATTCAGGAACATCTAAAGCTACATCCATACTTGTAGTGTTTTTAATCACCAATGATTCAATATCATCCGGCAATGTATTAATTATCTCGTTGAATTGTCCTTGTAAATCTTTTTCAACACCATATATTTGTTCGTATAATGAAACATTCCCAGGGAATTTAATTTCTATTTTACTACCACTAAGTCTTCCACCGTCTCCACCACTAGTAGTTCCACCAATTCGTAAAAATTCAGTTTTTAATAAATCTTTAAAATCCGCAAACGAACCATTCATAAATTTAACAACATCAATATTTCCACTGTTTTGAAATCTATCTCTAAATTGGTTACTAGGAAAGTGGAATTGGTATCTTTCTGAAGGTAATCCAGTTTTTTCACCAACTTGACCTTTAGGGTCATTAGCAATGAAAATATATAAAGGACCTTGGTTTCTATAAGTTTTTGAGTAACCGGAGTCTTTAGCAGCTGTACACCAGTTAGTTTCACCAGCCTGTGCTTTACCATCATAACCACCAAAATAAGACGCCGCATCAGAACCTATTTGTCCTTTGTCAGCAATTTTAATTAATGTATACTCACCGTTATCTCTTAATATTTCAGCACCAGGGAATTTAAATTTATCTTGAGCTGGAGATGTTGAATCTTCTCCTTTAACTTTTTTAACTTTTTTACCACGATATAAATCTAATTCTATCGTATCACCTTCGTCTGAAACAACGATAGGTAAAGTCATTAATTCTTCAACAGAATTAACTTTATTAATATCTTTTTTAGTAGGGTCTTGTAAACTACCTTTAAACCTTTCATACTTCTCCAATAAAGTTTTCAAGTGGTCCAAATCCTCCAAATATAATCTAACCAATTCTTTAACTTGTTCTTTATATTCAGGTGTTCCAGGTTCAACATCAGTAATAGTTGTTGGTAACTTACCAAAAGTATTGATAATCCATTGAACATATTTACCAACTTTAACAGAATCCATGTCCGCTACTTGAGCACCGTCAACATCAAAACCTTGGGGAACTCTTGTTGTTGGGTCAGCAAATATTAATTTTTTAAACATATCAAAAGGTAATCCCTTTTTCTTAACTTCTGGGTTTTTTTTGTCTTTAACCTCAACGTATTTGTTATATAGATTCTCAAATTTAGAATCTTCAACTATCAGATTAGATAATAATTTAATGAAATTCATTTTATTTAGTTTTTATTATAAATATAAGGTTTTAAGAAAAATATCAATATTTAAACTCACTAAACATAAAATAAAAAAATCAACACTCAATTGTTGGATTTATTTTAATTAATTACTATATTTAAGTATTAAACTAAAAAATATTAATATTATGAAAATCATTGAAATCCCAGATTCTGATATCAAAAATTTTGAAATTATTGACCCAATAAATGTATCAGAATCAGTTAGTACAACAAAAGAAAAAGGTTGTAGCTCTTGTAAAAAAGGTTTAAGTACAACCCATTGGTCTATGATTGTATTATCATCTTATATTTTATTCGCAGCTATCTATGGTTCAATAAAATTATTTAAGGATATAATCGCATTGTTTTAATAACATCATCAGTGGAAAATTATTATGAAACTCTTGAGGTCTCAGAAACCGCAACCCAAGAAGAAATAAAAAAAGCGTATAAGAAAAAAGCAATCCAACATCACCCCGATAAAGGTGGTGATGAGGAAATGTTTAAGAAAATTTCTGTAGCATTTGATACGATAGGTGACGAAAATAAACGAAATCAATACGATAATCAAAGAAGAAACCCATTCGCAAATATGGGTGGTGGAGGATTTAATCCCTTTGATGAAATGTTTGGTAATCATTTTCATACACAACAACAAAGGGTTGTTCCTGACACTATTGTTGATGTTCATGTTGGAACATTAGAGTCATACAATGGTAACGATAAAACCATCACATTCTCAAGAAAACATAAATGTGATACATGTAATGGTCAAGGTGGTGAACGAACAAATTGCAATGGTTGTAATGGTCAAGGATTTACAGTAAAAAGGATGGGAACTGGTATGTTTATCCAAATGGTTAGACAAGCTTGTAATTCCTGTTATGGTAATGGATTTACATATAAAAATGTATGTAATACTTGTCATGGTGAAACAACTAAAAATGTCATTGAAACTATTTCAATTAAATTACCACACGGAATTGATAATGGACAATTCCTTAAATTACAAGGTAAAGGTAATTTTAATGATGGAATGTACGGTAATCTAGTTCTTAAAGTTAATTTACAACCTGAAAGTGATTTTGAGAAATCCGGTAATGATTTGGTTTATAACTCATTCCTTAATCTTGAAGACTTAAATAAACCTTCATTAACCATACCACATCCAAAAGGTAATATCTCAATTAAACTACCTTCAGAATTTGACACCTCAAAACCTTTGAGAGTTAAATCAAAAGGATTTTTTAATAGTGGTGACCTATTTATTAAATTATATGTCAAATTTACCCGAAAATAATAAAATAAATTACAACTTCCGGATTATTCTATTCAAGAATAAATCCCAAAAAAAAGTTATCAAAAAATTTATCACTCGTAAAAAAGGTGATGAGTTTTTTGATAAACTTATTAAAGAATCCAACGAAGTAATATTTGAAAAACAATATGAAAATGGATATTATTCAGAATACGAAATTGCTTACATAGAAAAAACCCCAAAAAATCACACACCCATTTATCTTAAAGATGATTATGGTCGTCAAGTTAAAATAAATCTTGACGATAATGAATATACCATTTCTAAAATTGTAAAATATAAAACAGAAGAATTATTTTTAGATTTGTCACAAAATAAAAAAATGAACTCTAAAGAGTTCATTAAAAAATACCTGAATAAACCAGGTCTTAAATTATTATCTAAATTAAATAATAAAATCGTCTTACAAAATGATGACGACCTTAAATTATTTACCTTTAAGAATGAAAAAGATTCTTTAAGATTTATTGATACAATATCTAATCTATTTTTTTCCGAGAAAAAATACGATTGTATGTTTGTGAAAGACTCTTCAACAGCCCAGAGAAAATACTTATACGATTTACTGGTTGGGAGGGGTTATTCAAAAGTGTATCTACACCGTCAATTAACAACTCATCCGACAAAAAAATAAATTCAGTCCCTGAAATATCAATACTAAATTTTTTATTACCTCTGTCACCCATTCTGAAATTTTGACTAACAGATTGATATTCATCTTTACCTAACTCAAGTAAAATCACTCTTTTCCCTTTCGGAAATAAGGAATCAATGGCGTCAGAAATTAACGCCAATTTTTCCATTACCCCAATAGTATCCTCTTTATCTTCTGCCATAATGTTATTTTTTTAGGTGGTTTAGGTAAAATATTATCTTTACCTAATTGTTTAATTTGATTAATAAGTTTATCCTTATCATTTGTTAATCGGATATCATCTTTAATCTTCTCTTTCTCCAACCACATTAGGTTTTTTGTGTTCTTCTTGTTCATCATCTAAATCAATATTAATACTATTCAGTAAATCAAATTTTAAATTTTTAAGATTTCTTAAGTTTTGTTTTTCAAAAATAACTTTTAACTCATCAACTTTATTCTTAAACAAAGTTTCTTTTTCTTCTCTTTCTAAATTATATTTTATAATATTTTGAATGTTTTGAGTAATCTTTTCAATACCATCTTCAGTTATTTCAGAAACAAAAGAAAATAGACGGTTATCCTTTATTTTAGCTTCTTGTTCCATCACCTTGTCCTCCTCAATATATTTTTTAGGTAATTTCCAAGATAACGGAAAACTAACATCAAAACTTAAATAATTCTGTAATTTTCTTACAGATTGTAAGTAAGGTAGTAATGCGGAAAATTCTTTATATAAACTCATAGTTAATGTTGTATAATGTATGTTGTTATGTATGATATTGACAAACCAAGAAATATAAGTTCACCATAATATAATGAGTATTTTTCAGGTACTTCTTTAAATAGTGAACTTATTAACTTGATAACTGACCTTAAAATAACCAGTATTGAGAAAATAAATACAAATAAATATAATGTATTAATATCGCTCATTACTCAATTTTTTTTCTTTTGTCTAAAATTTCAGTTCTTAATGTCTGTAATAAAGTTTTAAGTTCTTGAGAAGTTTTTCTAGCTCTAGTTCCAGCACTATCGTTACCTTTGTAAAATTTAGTAACATTAACTGATAATTCTTCAGTCAAAACTTTGATTTGTTCTAATGTTTCCATCTAATTTGTTTTTTATTAATTTATTGTTTATAGAATGAAAAATAATTTTATTTTCCCTAATTGTAAAGTTATTTTTTAATATGTTTATCCAATAATTTATATATTGTTGTAATCATATCTAAATCAGATTTAGTAAATGACTTATCAAGATTAAATAAATCCTTGAAAAAGTCACCTATTGTTTGTCTAATCGTTGAATCTCGTTGATTATAAAATACCTCGTTGAAGAATGATAGGAAGTAATCGTAGTGGTCTCCTTCAGAGTAGAATTCTATATTTTCTTTATTGAAGTTATCAATAACTTTACCCCAACACCACTCAAAATGAGCTGTATTATCATTTTCCGTTAAAGTTATTTTAGTTTCATTATTGAGGTTGTTTTCACCTAAATAAGTGTCTAAAATCAAGAAATTTAAGGAATGAGAAAAGTCTGAAAACAATTCCAGTTTTTCAGGTATTATGTTGTTAATTCGTAACCAAGTATCCACATCATCAGAGGTTAATGGTTTTGTAATATAATTAAAAAAATTCTCCATATAGTTTTTATGTATATGGAGAATTATAGAGGTGTTTTTTAATATGTAAATTATTGAGTCTTCCTATTGTAAGATATTAATGATTTCATTTTATCAAATTCTTCATTAATTTTGTTTTGAGTCTTATCATTAACCGATTCAGTCTTAATGTTAAGACCTTTTCCTGTTTCTTCACCAGTTTTATCCATAACAACAGGTTGTTTAGATTTGTTATAAGCCATTCGTTTAGCTTTAGCGAATTTATTTTCTTCTCTCTTTTTATTAATCCTTGAATTAACATCTGTTTTCACAGCGTTAGCATATTCTGAACTATTACCTGTTTCAGATGAACCTTCAATAGTTTTTTTCATCCATTCGTCATTAGGGTGAATTTCATCATAATCTAAATTCTCCATACCTGGTCTCATAAAGTCATCAATGAATTCTTTACCAGCGTCTGACATCGTATAAGTTTTTTTTGACATTTTCGCTAACTCACCATTACCTTTTGGGAAATGTGTAGGATTTTCAGTATATTCACCTTTAGAACCAGCTGCAACATAATCTTTCATTTTTTTAGCAACATCTTTAAGACTATCCTCATTTTCTTTACCTGATTTTTTATGAACTTGGTTGTATTTGTCATAACCTTTAGCCATTCCAATACTTTTTATATTGTCTTGAGTTTTTTGTTCTAATATTATTTTTTCAATTAAATTAACCATTTCAGATTCAGTTAATTTAATAGACTCTTTAGTTGTTTTTTTGTGATTACATTTACAATCTTCCATCCCACATTTAGGACATACAGATTCATTTTGAACACCTTTTCTTAATAACTTAAAGTCTTCAGAATCAATCTTATTGTTTTTGTTTTTATCCAAAACTTTTTGTTTCCCTTTTAAAGTTTCAGTCATTTCAGATTTACAAAATTCCTTAGTCATTTCATCGTCAGGACCAAAATTTTTCATATGATATTTGCAAGTTTCATCATCTAATTGGTTAACATAACCAGGTTTTTCATCCTCATTACCTTCTTCTTCCTCAACATAATCAAAAGCTTGGTGTTTCGGAAAATCTCCCACTTCACCTTCCTCCAAATTATTAACATCAATCCATTCGTCTTCAGAGAATTCATCATCTGAACCAATACCACCAAGTTCATTTATTTTTGAAACCAGTTTATCAGCTTTTTCTTCTAAAGTCTCATTTAATATTTTTCCAATTAAATTATCTAAGTAAGTTGTATTTAATTTTTTCATTTTTAAGTTTTATTATAAATATCTTTATTTTTTAATTTGTTCATATTCATAAGCTAAAATAGTTTTAATAACATTTTCACTTATGTTATGTGATTTACTCACTTTACTAATAATTTTTTTAATCGTTTCATCCTCAAATATTTTCAAAGCTTTAATATCACCCTGATTACAATATGGAAACTTTTTACATTTAGATTTTACTTGGACGAATTTACCTCCAGGTATTAATGGTTTTGATTTACCTCTCCAATTTTTTTTACTCATAGTTTTAGCCCAAGCCGCCGGAGTTTCATATGAACCTGAAGACCCAGACCCTGTCGCTTCAGTAGCTTCAACTTTAGAAAATAATGGTTGAGATATTTGCCCAGCTGAACCAGCGCCTGTCGCTTCTTCAACTTCTTCGTCTTCACCTAAACCTCTAACAAATTCACTTGAAGCTAACATACCTTCAGTACCTTTACTAAGCACACCAGCTTTAGCCATCTCACCTGGAATAGCACTTTTTAAATTATCTGTAAAATTTCCCATTTTAAGCGTTTTTTAGTCTTGGTTCCCAATACCCTCTTTGAGTCCACATAAAGTTATAGAATTCTCTAAAAACTTTTACAACAATGTCTTTAACATCACCTTCAAGTTTACCTCGTTTCAATTCTTTAGATAACATATCAATAATCTTTTGTTCATGTTGTTGAACAGTGTTAGACCCCAAGAAATCTTTAATTTCTTTTCTAATCAAGACTTCAATTTCTTTTTTTTCTGTAGATGTAAGTGCCATTATTTTTTTAGTTTTATTTTCCAAAATATCCCACCTTGGATAGATATTTGTTTATTTGTTCCATATCCAACACCTAAAGAATATAACTTATCTTTTTTTGTTTTCAATGTTAAAGTAGGACCAACATAATTAACAATATTAACTCTATCAAATCCGGCAACACCCCCAATATATAATTGATTAACCGGTATTTCTTTAACTATTTTAGTATCTTTAATTATTATTTGATTAACCTGTGAATTCCAAACTCTACCTTTTATTTTATTCTCACTAATAGTATCAATAACTGATATGTAACCTAAACTATCTTTTAACTTTAAAGTGTCTTTATAAACAACTTTAGAATAATAATCTTTTAATATAAACGCAGTATCAACTTCTCTTGGCATTGAAACAAATATAGGTCTCTCTTTATAAATAGTCTTACCAGGTCTGTATTCAATTTGAATTTTTGGAACTATAATAGTATCCACTGTATGTTTGACATCTTGATATGTTTTACCTCCAATAGTTGTAGTACCACCTTTAACATCATTATCGTCTTTACAACCTTTACTAAATACTAATAAAATTATTAACCCTATAATTAATAGAGTTTTAAGGTCAATAGAATTTAAAAAATTCTTCATATTACTTAATCGTTTTTTTTCTATCAGCTAATATAGTAGCCCATTTTGATTTAAATTTTTCGTAAAAAGTTTTTAATTTATTAATCATTTCTAAAAATTCATCATCCGTTTTTATCATATCACCATTAATATAAACACCATTTTCCTCACCTATTGAAAAGAAGAAATCAATATTAGCGTCAATAATTTTACCAGACCATTCAACATTATTTGGATAAACATTTAACTTATTGAAATCAACTAAATCCGCAACTTCCGCAACAAAATCATCCATAGTTTCTTGGAACGCTAATTTTTCATCTGTAGTTAATTCTAAGTCTGTTTGACTTTTACCATGTAATGATAATAATCCACCTGAAATTCTATAAGTTTGAGATTTATCATCACTACTTTCGGTATCATCATCAATTTTATCTTCAACAGATTTAGACAAATCTAATTTAGTAGTAGTATCATCTTCAGTTAGAAGACTATATTGTTTTCTAATAGTATTAATGTCTTCATTTAATTTATCATTACTTAATAAGGTTCTTGAAGCTTTTAGTAATTTTTTAATTTCATCGTGTGAACTATTCATTTTCTATTTGTTTTATAAAGTTATCAAAATTAAATGCGGGACTAACATCTGTAAAATTAAGATTAAAATTACTTCTCGTTACAATCCCTTCATGTTTTTCAATATTAGTTATTTTAGTATTATTACTTATAATTTGTGTTTTAATCGAAATTTCTTTTAATATTTTTTTACATAAAAAACTTAACGAGTTCATTTGACTATCTGAATATGGATGCCAAAAATAATAGTCTCTCCATTTTTTATCAATGGTATTTCCTTTATAAATATCACCAATCCAATTAATATAATTACCTGTCATTGGTTCTTTTTGTAACCATCCCAAATTTTCTAAACATATAATAACCGAATTTCTATCAACATTTAAATCTTGAAAATATGTTGAGTACTCCCCATTACCCAATAATTGTAATACTTTACCATCTTGAGTTATAATATAATTGGGTATTCTACTATATTTCCCATTATACCTATGTTTTAACATCAATAGATAATCATTAATATTTCTTGAGGTATGAGTTAATATTATTTGTCGTTTCTTTTTTTGTTTTCCTTTAGGTTTGAACTTACCATATTTAATTATTTCAACCATTTTATGATGAATTAAAAATATTTATGATTAACTATTTTTTGTATAAGTTAGTCTTACTTTATTATCTGAAATTTCACCATCATTAGTATTGTCATCAATTATAATTTCGTCTTCTTTTTCAATTTCCGGTTCTGTAGTTTGTGTAATAGGGTTTGGAATTCCGAGCATTTTTTTAACATACTCTAAATTACTTAAATTAGTATTATCAATTATTCTTTGTTGTTCTTCACTGATAAGGTCAGTGTTAGTAACACTTTCAGTTATGTCTCCGACATTTGTGTCGGTGACATTTGTGTCGGTGACATCTTGAACCTCATCCTCTATAACTTCTTCAATATTACTTTCAAGTTTTAACACTTCAGATTCAAGAATATCTTCAGTTTCTAAATCTTCAGATTCCATAACTTCAACATCAATTGATTCATTAATAGAATCATCTAAATCTTCAGATTCATTTTTTTTTTCTTCAAAAACTTCATTTAAAACTTTTTTATTCTCCAGGTCAAGTTCATCATATTTAACAAAAAAGTGCAAAGAAGTTAAAGAAATTATAGGTAATAACCCACCTTCTAAAAACGCTAACCATCTTTTTAATGACACCACATCGTTAATATCAGAACCTAACAGTTCCCAAATAGGACTAGTTAATTCAACCCAAGACTTAAATAAGTCACTATTAGAATCAATCTCTTTATATGAGAAGAATATATTACCAATCATCTGAATTAAAGTTACTAAACCAAACATTATCCAGACTCCACCTTTAATTCTATTAGTTGCAGCTACCAATGCTGTCATCGCAGCCGCTTCAATAGCTATAGATAGATAAATAGCCCAACTAATTGGGTTAGATAATGAATACCAAGCAACAACATGTGATATGGATATTACCGTAACCAATAAAATTGGTATTAAAAACATTGACCTTATCGGATTTTCTTTTAACCACTTCCAAATTAAATTCATTATTTCTTTATAAGTTTGTTTAATTCTTTATCAATTTCAGTCTGTCGTTGAACATCTAAAATTTTTCTATCCGTTGACTGAATCATTCTTTTTTCAGATTTTAAGCCCTCAATCTTAATACCTTCAGTTAGTGTTACCTCTAAAGAATCCACTCTTTGAGCCACCTTATCAACTTTCCCATTTGTGGTACAAGTTTTCATAAAAATAACCAATACTAGTAAAAATACTATTCGGTTACCCCATACATCAATAAAATTAACAATTGTTTTCATAAATATTTCTTTTTTACTAAAAATAAAAAACCTTCTATTATAATAAATAGAAGGTTTCTATATTTTTTCATTTAATCTTATACATAATCAAATAATTCTTTAGAATTGTTTCTTAAAAATCTAATTGACTTCTCTTTGATTTGTCTAACCCTTTCTTTAGTTAATCCAAAATCATTACCAATATCCTCAAGTGTTCTTGGTGCACCCGACAATCCAAAATAATCCTCAATAATGATTTTTTCTCTTTCATTTAACATATGTAATAAAGACATAAGTTTTTGTTTTAATAAATCCTTACTATTAAATATTTCATCCGGCATATCCGCTTGGTCGTTTTTAATTATGTCAACTAAAGTGTCACCATCTTCATTAATACTCATATCTAAACATATCATTGATGGTAAATTTTGAAACTTATCTTCAAGTTTTCCACCATTATTTTCAATCTCTTTCTTAGCACGATGTAAATCCTGAACAACATTAACCGGTAGTCGTATAGTTCTAGCATTATCATTCAATGATTGTAAAATAGATTGTTTAACCCACCATACAGCATAAGAAATAAATCTTAGGTTTTTTGACCAGTCAAAATTATGAATGGCTTTCATAAGACCTAAATTACCTTCAGCGATTAAGTCAGGAAATGGTAATCCTTGGTTTTGATATTGTTTAGCGACCGTAATTACAAATCGTAAGTTACCTTCCAAAAGTTCCTTATTAACTTGTTGAATTTCTTTTTCAGTTAATGTCCCAGAACTTATAAGTGCTGATAGTTCTCTCTCTCGTTCAGGAGTCATAACTTTTATCTTACGAATATCTTTAAGATAAACATTAATTTCTTCTTGATTAATCGGAATTGAATAGCTTTTAGTTTTCATATATTATTTAGAGTATTTGTTTAATAAATTTAATTCATCATTTGTTAGAGAAGAAATCCCGCAATCATTTATTTTATCTAAAATGTTGTCCAAGGTCAAAGGTAATGGTTTTATTTGTTTTAATAAAATATCTTCATCATCATCTTCGTCAATTTCTTCATTAAATTCAATCTTTTTGAAAAATGACATAACGTTGTCAGTTAATTCATCATGTAACAATTTTCGCCCCGCATCAATATTACCTGACACATCTTCAGGTAAATTTAGGTCAAATAAATGATTTGACACATCAATAGGTGTATTGTATGACATATTGTCAGTGTTGTAAGGTAATAACACATATGTCATATCTAAGTCGTCAAACAGAATGTCAACATACTCTTTAATATCACCAAATTCTTCCTGGGAATCAAATGTGAATATCATAGATTGATTATCATAATAATAATTAATCTTAGGGGAATAAGAAATTGGTGTAAGTTCTTCAGCAATCAATGTTACTAATTCATTTAAATTATCTTGTTTAGTAAAAACAAATAAGATGTATTTTGTTTGAGTTTTCATAGTGTCATTTATTTTTATCAAAGATAACACCTTTTTTTGAATTACCAAATTTTTTTAATTAAAATCGTAATTATAAGTTAAACCATCGTGACAAACAATATTTTTATTAAGGATTCTGTATATTTCTTCAGTAGGTGTAGGACCAGCCAATCTCTTTTTACATTCCTCAATATTATCTTCCATTATATCAACACCATAAGTGGTTGATAAAGCTTGTTCTAATGTACAACCACTACGTTCCATCTTTCGTATTACAATCTCCCCCAGGAACTCACCATCACCACAACTATTATCTATAAAAGTTTTTGTTGGGTCAGTAAATAATTCCGGATTTTCTAATTCCAATTTATCTAATGTTGTTATAACAAGATGCTGAGGTGTAAATACCTCAGCAGTTTGTTTAATTCTAAGTTTATCTCTATCAATACCCGACATATAAACTCTGTCTCTTATATGTTTTTTATATTTATTTAACATCTGTAAGTTTTGGTTCTATAACATTGTTATTTTCATCAAGAAATTCTTTCCAAAAATCTTTACGAAATGTTGAGATAATTTTTCTGTTAAATATTATTAACGTTGTACCACCATAATACCCCATAATATTCTGAATAAAACACTTACTTTGCAATACTTTTTTTATTAACGGTAAATTATTAGGTTCATCAACAATAGCGTATGAGAACTGTGTCAAACCATATTCACCATTTTCGTCAATAATCACACCATAACTAGCACCGTTACCCCATATTACTTTGGGAACGCCAAAATGTCCGTTATCGTTTTTATTGCTATAAAAATATGTTAATGTGTCATTAGTTTTTACAGTATACACACAAGGGTAAATATGTTCTTCAGTCCTAACTTTTGACATATAATTTTTTCTGGTTTCATAATCAGAATAACTATGTAAAATTTTAACAGTCTCCTCACCTTCTTTAGCAACTAAAGAATAAACTAAATCTATATTACTATTTGGTATAAAATCAAAATTTCTAATGTCAATATTGTGTAATTTATCATCATAATCAACAATATCAACCAATTCATTTTCATGACTTTTATTTTGTATAAGATAATAATCAAAAGCAATTTGAGCTTTAAATACTTCTACACCATCACTAGGTGAATTCATATTAATATATTTAACACATTTAGATAATAATAATTTTTGAATATCCTTAAACTTTCCATCAAAATTTCTCCATCCATTTGGATGTATTAAACTAACGTAACCGTCTTCCTTACACATATCAAAAGATTTTTCAACAAATTTAGGCCACACAGGTTGAGTTTTTTTAGGTCCAACTTGTTTATTATAAGGTGGATTACCAATTACAACATCAAATTTCATATTAATTTTTTCATCATATATTTTATACGTTATTGGTAAGCCCTTATATTTAAACATAACGTAATTTAAATATAAATCATTCTCGGCATAAGCATACACTCTATTACGAATGTTATCGTCAGAATGTCCTTTCTTACGAAGTATCTCTATTAAAGGAATGATAAATTGTAATCCAGCCGCTTGTATATCTACAAAAGTAGTTACATCAGACTCAAACATCTCTTGAGGTATTTTACTATAAATATCAGTAACCATAGCACTAATATCAAATTTTATTCGTGAAAACATAATTTCTTTTTTTTTTACAAAAATAGGTAATAATATTTAATATCCAAAATTATCCGTGAAGAATATCAACCCACTCATTCTTTATAACCCCCATCGTAAATACATACTTAATAACATCATATCTCACTTCAAATTCTTTTTCTATTATTGAAGTCCAATTATTTTTTTCAATGATGGCTAAAGCTTCAATAATATTTTTACCTCCCTGATTTTTAGCTGCTAACATAATAATATCAGAATGTTCAATAATACTAATAATAACCTCACGAACTTTGTTAATTTCTTTATCATTAGGTTTTTCCGTTTCTGTTTTACCAATGTTTTTAGGTAAAGGGTCTTTTGTTTTACCAATTTCAGTTTTTTCTTTCATTTCATTACGAAGAAAACTCACATTACCTTGAGCCAAAGCATTTAGTTGTTCTTTACTAAGCATAGTAAGGTCAGACTTTTTACCCATAACACGAAAAATACCTTTTTTCTCAAGTGCTTGTTTGACATAATCATCAACATTTAACTTAAACGCACCATCATCATTACAAGAATAAATGTCAATTGACTCATACACTCTTCGTAATTCTTTTCGAATATCTGTTTTACCTTTCTTTTCAACCTGATTTAAAGCTGCTTGAAATACTAAAGTATCTATTTTATCATCACGATTAGGGTCAAATGATAATGAAAAAATACGAGCTATTTTATCAGAAGTATTTGAAGTCAAACCTCTGGACATCTTTTGAATTGTTGCACCATCTTGACCATTATCATAAGCTAAATAAACTTCCGTTATTAAACTTTGGGAAAAAGACCGTTGAGCCATTTTAGATGAGATAATCAAAACATTATCATCAGTAGATTCTATACATTCTTTAACTTTTTGTTCACATTCAGAATTATCTTTAACCGTCATCCCGTTAAGGACTTTAATTTTCCAACCTCCCAAAGTTTCTTGGGCTATTTTACCAATAGTTATAAGATTAGCAACTTTAGTATTATCCGGAAAAAACATCATAGTAACACGACGATTTGATAATTCTCCATTAGTTGAATCCACAAGATTCTCAACATTAATTCCATTAAGATTATGTTTTCCTTTGAACATGCCCTCCAGTAATGTAACAAACCAACCTTTACCTTTTTTAGGGTTTTCCACAAGTTTACGCCAAGATGGTAATTCATCATGGTTAGAATGAAGTTGTTTTGCTTTTTCAACAACCGGTCTCAAATCTAATTGATACCCCTGAACTGAAGCGTATATTAAATCTCTTTTAATATCTTTTTTGAAAAACTTTAACATAATATTGATTTTTTATTTTTTATCAAAAATAGTTATAATATATTAATTAACCAAAGCCATGGACTCTTTTTTATTGACTAAAAGTTCAAAATATGTTGTAGACAACATAAAATCAATATCCCAATCTGATGAAGCTCTATCTGAGTTAGTTCCGGTCATTAATATCAAAATATCATCATTACTCACTAATGCCTTTAAAGCTTCAAATTGTTTCTTTTGGTGAGCACCATAATCCGCTTCATCAACAAAAACTAATCTTTGAACATTAAGGTTATTTAAGAAGTTAATACGGTCATTACGACCTATACCATTACATAGTGATAGAAATACCATAACTTGTTTTCCTTCATCTACGTATTTTTTAATTTGTTCTTTATAATCGCCATCCGAAGTATCAACAGTCTTAATGTTTTGAAATTGTTGAAAATCCATAATATCATTTTTGAACGAGGTAAATGATGTTAACACATAAGAAGCTACAATAACAATTGGAATACCCGTCTCAACAGCTATCGCTGAAGACCAAATCGTTTTACCATATCTTGCCGCTAATTCAGAAAAAATTACACGTTTACCATTGTCAATAGCGTTCAAAACTAAAACCGCATCATCGTATTGTGCTGTAGATAAACCTACTTCAGGTTTTTGTTGATTTTCTTTGTTAAGAATCTCATTTACTTTCTCAACTAAAATTGCAAAGTGAAGATTATGAACCTCACTTTGTTTAACATACCCGATTTCTTTACGAATCTTATCATCAACATGTGATTTAGGGTAATATTTATCATATTTTTTAGAATATTCTGTTACATCCCATATTGATTCAACAACAATAGTCCCATCATCAAAAAGGTCTTTTCGTCTATTCATAGAACTTCTAACATATTTGTCAATATCAGTTTTAGGGTCAACATCTGCTTTCACCCAGTGTTCACCAAATTTAGTTTCATATTCATTGGTTTTCTCATACCAAGCATAAATAAACATTCGGTCGTAACTAACTTTAGGATATAAACTATTTTCCATTTTATTGTTTTAGTATTTGATTAGAGTACAAATGTAAACATAAAAAAAATAACCATCAAGTAATTTGATGGTTATTAATAAAAATTATTTTACTGACTAACATAACTAATGTTATCTTCCTTTTTAATCTTAACAACATTATCAGCCCAATTGTTAACCAAAGGGTTATGAGTAATAAGGAATATCCTTTCAAAGTATTCTTTAATTTTGATAAAGAATTCCCCAACCATTTCCAGGTTATCGTTGGAAATCTTACCAAACACCTCATCCATTACCATAATATTTGGTTTTGGCAATGAACATATTTTACTTAACACGGCTCTAAGAGCTAATGAAGCAATGGTTCTTTCATACCCAGACCCGGATGACATACTCTTTTCAACTTGGGAATTGTTATCTACCATAACGAAATCAACCTCGTTCTTATCATTGATTTTAACCTCAAGTCTAAAGTGACAACTATCCTGTAATAACCTTTGAAGTTCAGAATTTATAAGTGGCATCATAGTCTTCATAATTGATTTAGTTATACCATTTTTACCATAAATTTCTAAATAGATTTTATAAATTTTTTCCTTTTCAGATTCTTCAGCGATTTTATTTATCTTAATATTATTCTCTTTAATCTTATCGTTATTTATACCGACTTTATTAATGTTATCATCAATTGTTTTTTTGATAGAATATTTCTCTTTTTCAAGTTCATCAATTTTAAGACCGGCTTTAATCAATAAGGTTTCAGTTTTTTGGTTTTCGGATATCTTCTCCTGAAGTTCGTAATACCTGGATAACTTGTCACTTAAGTTCTTGATTTTCAAATCATAAGATTCAATATTTAATTCGTACTTTTCTTTGATGAGTTTGTTTTTCTCATATTCATCAAATTCTTTTTTTAGTTTGGTAAAACTTTGTTCTTTGGTGGATAAATCAGTCATTAACCCCAAAATTTCGTCTTTGCGTATGATAAATCCGTCAAGTTCCCCAATTTTTGATTGAGTAATTGTTGCGTTCATTAGCTCAATACCACAATGTTCACATTTAATCCCATCACCAACAGAACTTTTCAATTCTTCCAAGGTTTTTATTTTGTTATCAACAACAACTTTTTCCTTGTAAGCAATATCATATTCTTCTTTAACCTTATCGTGTTCATCTTCATGATAAAACGATGTTGGTTCCACCACTTTCAGGTTTTCTAATTGTGTAACAACTTTTCCCTTATCAAATTTTAATGTATCAATTTCAGAATTAACCGTATCCGGTGATAACCTACTAATTTCAGCATCAATATCAGTATGTTTATTCTTTAATAAAGAATCTCTATAATCATGACCTTTAAGAATTCTCTCCATAACATCAACTAGTTTTGGATTTAATTCATTGTTCTGGTCAAGTAATGTTGTGATATTGTCTTGACAATTTTCGTTATCAGTTTTTAGTGATTCAGTATTATAAATGTTTGATAACATTGATTTTGAGAATTGACTATATAACTCTTTACCAACCTCTTCCTTTTTCTTAAGGAAGTCCAACCCCATGAACCTGGATAATACTTGACCTCTGGCCGTTGGTTTAGCGTCAATTAACTCCTCTAAATTACTAGCGGTAGTTAGTATAGTCATCAAGAAATCGTCCTTGGTTCCAATAGATGTTTTAATAAAACTTTCAGTCTCCCTTCTTTGTTCACCAGTAAAATTTTGTAAGCTACCATCATATAGTTTCTTAAAGAAATCTAATTCTGTTTTAACTGACCATTCACCGGCTTTAGTCTTCTTTCTTTCAATGTTTCTAACAATAACATATTCATCACCATCAATGATTATTTCACCCTTTACAGATACCTTATTCTTATCAGAAAATCTATTAAAAATTTCTTCAGCCTTTGAAGTTTTTGTTGTTTCATTAAAGAATAAGAATAATAATAAATCAACCGATAGAACTGTTTTACCACCAAAGTTTGGGGGATTTGATTCCACAACAGATATACCATCACATTTCTCAAAATCCAATCTTTGATTCTCACCATAAGATAAGAAGTTTGAAAATTCAATGTTTTTGATATACCATTTCTTGAATGGTGTTGCTTCGGTTTGGGTCAATAACATATTGTTATCCACTTGGGCATTTAACGCACAAACCTCATCGTAATAATTTTCATTATTCTTTGATTTTAAATACGATTTAACCAATTCCAATTGATAATTACTATCCAAGATATTAAACGAAATATCAACAGAATGTGTCGTCTCCTGGGTAACTTTAGTCTTTGTAATAATATTCACATTACTAGTAAGATATTTTTTCTGAAAATAGTGTTTTACACTTTTAATCTTTTCTTGTGTAAAATTCTCAGCGAAATCTTCCCAGACTACTTGAATATAAGGATTATCTAATTTTTCTATTTCTAAATCGTATTTCATAAAATAATTTACTATTTAATTGTTTCTACAACTTCTGCTGTGATTTCTTTTTGACCTTGTTGTGTTTCATACTGAACTTTCAACTCTTCCATTTTAGTTTTAACCATTTCAGCATACTCTTTTTGGAATTTAGTTTTGGCTGAATTAATAGCTTGATTTCTTGTCGCTACTCTTTGTTTGTGAGCTTTTGCTCCCCCTCTTTTTTTAGATGTTGCCATTGTATTTGATTTTTAGTTATTATGTTTATTTACTGGTCTGTTTTCCTCAAACCATTCTACGATTGAATTAATAATCCATACTCCCCCGGATGATAACATTCCGTCAAAGAACCAAGAAGAATATACATCTACACCAAGTAATTGATTGACTGGTGAATATATAAAAAGTCCTAAAAAGAAGCCAACCCAAACGCCGAAACACATTACACATGATGTCATATTCCTAACAAATCCAGCAAATTCGTTAAAAGGTTTATCGGATTCAGACCATTCCCTAATAAAATCTCTTGGACCATTGAAGATACTTCCATAAACAACAATGTTTGTTATTCCATAAGCCATAATCGTCCATACTAATAATTGTACCATATTATAATGTTTGTTTAATGTTTGACCCGTTCATATAAATGGCTCTCTGTCCATCAGCATTGGGGGTCGTTAATTTATTTTCTAATTCTGAAATTTTTTCGTCTTTCAATTTTAGTTCTTTTTTCAGATTGAGTAAAGTGGTTTGCAAAGATTTTTGGTTATCTTGGAAAATTTTTACCGTTTCTTCCGTTTTAGTGGAAAATTCTTGTATCTCGTTGGTCATTTCATCAATTTTAGTGGAAAGTCTTTGTTTATCATCTTCCAACCCTTGTATTGTTTCCAGTAACTTATCTTTGTCCCAAATATTGTCTAAATTTGGGACGGAATCCTGAATGAAAACCTCCTTAATCACAATCTTTTCAACCTCTTTGATAACTTCAACCTCCCGAACCGGTCCTGGGACTTCAACAATCTTTTCAACCTCCTTAATAACTTCAACCGGGACTTCTTTTATGACCTCAATTTCAATTGTTTTTGGTTCTGGGGTATTTCCTATAAGACCATACCTTTTTGTGTCAAATCCGGACTTAAAACACTTATTTACGAAGTCATTAATATCTGTTATGTCGTTTAACTTACAATAAGATGTAAGGTCCTTATGATGTTTCTTGTCAATAATGATATCCATAATTAAACTCGTTTTGAATAACCCACAACCTGATAAAAGTCTTTCTTACCCTCACAATATTCTTTAATCAATGTTAATAAACCCCGGAACATAAACGCACCTGTTGCCTGTTTCTCGCAAATTGAGAACAACTCAATAAATGTGGTTAGTGTTTCAATGGTATAATAACCATTACCATTAAGTCTATTGTATTTTGACCCAATCCTTGAAATATGTTTTAAACTATACGAATTTCTATCCTCAACACTCTTAAAGGCAGTTGTTTCATCATAGATTTTAATCATATCATCAATATACGATAATAGAAGTTCCTTACTGTATTCTGACTTTACTAGTAAATCCACAATCCAATGAGTATGTGATGGGGTTCTTAATCTTTTGTTCTCCTCTTTGTATTTTACAATGAAGTCCAACTCCGGATTTTCACCCCTACTACCTTGGTATATCGCAACTTCAGTCACATAATCAGTCTTCCAATATTTTATTGGATTATAAGTAACCCCTTTTCGGTTATAAGTTAATTTTGACATTGTAATGATTTATTATATTAAACATTCACTAATCTTTCAGCTTCATTTGTTATATCCTCAATTGAGTTTATTCTAAATGATAAAAATGGTTTTGGGTTATACAAATCAACATAATCATAATTCATAGTGTTAATATCTAAAATACCAAATCCGTGTTTATCTATATTCTCACCCATATTATTCTGTAAAGTAGAACCAATCATATACCCCTTACCATTTTTAATCTTAAACTCCTGTCTTTTATGGATATCCCCACATAAAACAACATCTAAACCATCAAATTTTGATATCTCATAACCCTCTTCACCAAAATCAAAACCTAAATCCGTTTTCATTCCCTGAATAGGTCCGTGGAATAACCCAACCTTAACACCTTTAGCTTCGTTAATCTCCGGGGGGATGTTTCCTTGAAATTGTGAATAAACACACCAAGATACATTATCATCCTCATAAACTCCCCGGTCTTTATAATAAACAATATTTGAATTGTTTAACGAATTAACAATGGGGGTTATACTATCTAACCTCTCGTTATTATTGATTAAGGCGTCATGATTGCCCGGTATTAGTATTGTTTTGGCTATTGATGAACATTCAGTTAATAACCAAGCAACAATATCAATAAGTTCTGGTGTTAATTGATTCTTACTATGGACCAGGTCACCAGTAAATACAATTCTACAAGGTTTTATCTCTCTGAACTTATCCAACATCTCTGTTAGGATTTTCCGATATAAGTCATGGTCTTTGTATAGTCTGATATGTAAATCAGAAAAATGAACAATAGTGTTTATCATATTATAGTTTTTTTGTTGTTTCATCAATCTCAAATATCCCTCTAATCATTACACCTCTATCACCTTTAATTTGATACTCCGCAGGGTTCGCTAAAACATCATCCAACAACATACGAATATTGTTTTTTAGAGTATCTTCAGGATTTACACCACTTAAATCTTGAGCCATTTCCGGACTCCAAGTTAGTATAATGTGTTTATAAGGCTCAAATGTTTCAGGGTTATAGAATGTCGGTGAAATACCCGCACCATTTTTAACAGGTGTTAATAATTTGTTAGGGTTATACATCGTAGGTGTTAAATCCAAGGATAATAAATAACACCTACCTTTAAATTTCATTAAGTCCGATAATTTAATAGTTTGAGCACTGTAAATTTCACCATTGTTACCCTTAGCAACAGGCATCGTTAAAATAATTAACTCATCACAACCACTAAACTCATCACATTTTTTTATAATATCTTTATAAGGTAGTAACTGTTCACCATATAAAGTAACCCCGGTAACATTATCATTATTACCAGCTACAACAACTTCAATAAATTCTTTTAATTTCATATTATAGTTTTTACTAATAATAGTAAATTAATTTATCAATGTCAAATAAAAAAACCCTCCGTAAAGAGGGTAGTTCTAATCTAACAATTCATTAATGTCAATACTATGTTCGTCCAGGATATTACCTATCTCGTTAGCGTATTCTTGAATACCATCAAATACATCATTGTTAGTATTATCTTGGTTTTCAAATCTTCTCTCTAACTTTTTTTTAAGTTGGATAATATCAAAGATTGCGACCGCTAAATCTAAAGACTTTACAGCTCGGAGGTGTTTTGTAACATCATCCGGATTATCTAAATCAAAAGTTAATTTCGCTTTCATATGTCTATATTTTATTCCGGTTCAATATGGTTATAAATTAATTTCATCACCCAGGCGTTCTCAAATTCATATATTCCACATACGCTACAAGCTTCTTCTTCCGTATCGTAATAATTGATTTTACCATCTTTATCTTTCATAAAGTCCATATTCCTAAGGTCTATAATAACATATTGGTCTTTCATTAAATCAAATTTGTTTTATTACTTGCTGGTTTTTATTAATTCTGACAAGTGCATTATAAAGCATTATTTCATGCAAATGTAATACTAATTTTTAAAACTTCAATAAAAAGAGCAGTAAATCGCACTATATTATACACGTCTTGGTTTTTCTTATGTAATTGCATTAAATAGTGCATCTTAAGGCACTATTATTTTGAGTATGAGCATTTCTCTCTGTTTTTGCAGTATTGTCTTCGTTCATATCACCACTCCCACTTACTCAAGTAGTTTTTACATACTCATCATCCAACCCATTTTGTTTTGTTCCTGATATTCACTATAAGTGCATTTTCTCATAGTCTTATAATCTGGTCTCAACTTAACATGAGTTGGGTATTTCTTCTCGTGTTCTTTGTGTTCTCTCACCACCTTAGAATAAGCTTCTCTTTTACTTTTAGCCCACACATCGTTGAATCCACCACCAATCCAATTGAATAGGTATAAATACTCTCCGTTAACGCTTCTGTATAATTTCTCTTTAGCCATAATAAGTAGTTTTTAATTGTTTGACAAAGATAATACTTTTATTTAATTATACCAAATTTGTTTTATTAGTTTCATCAAATAATCTAAAATCCTCATTCATATGACCACAATCAGCACAACGATAACTTGGAAAGGGCACGATGGTGTCTTCAAGACTTCCGGTTAATAGTTTAGGGACTTTTTTAATCAATACGATTTCTTGAAAGATTTCTGATTTACATTCCTCACACGACATCGTCGGTTGTTTCTTTAAGTCAATTCTTGGTTGGTTAATTTCCATAGTTAATAATATAATTAATTTTTATTTGTTCCGAATTAGGTAGTGTTGAATTACACTCCCAAGTAAATGTTATTGTTTCCATATTCAAATTATAATTTATTTTTTTAGTGTTGTCAAATAATTACTCATATCCATATCAAGTATTGTTGTTATAACTTCTTTAGGAACTCTAAATTCTTCATAACTACCATCATCTTTAACCAACACAATAATACATCCAAGGAGTTTAATATCTTCATATTTACTACCTTTCAACATATCTAATAATAATTTAGCATAAAATGGTAGTTGAGTAAAGTAATGACCAAGTGCGTTATTTGGGTGTTTCTGAAATGGAGGTCGCATTGGTTTTGTAAAATGGTTACTCTCAAAGTTCTTTTTCTTGTTACTTTTCCAGTCTGTGATTATCAAACCTATCTCAGAATCATCTTTACCATTTATCAACCACACTTTATCTGGCTGACCGGTATATTTTAATTCAGGTGAACCCAAGACCATCTCCGTATCTAATAATACAGCCCCCCGTTTAACCATTAATTCTAAGTAGTCACTTCCGGCTGAAACCATCGCATCACTTTTTAGGATTTGTTCAAAGTCACAATCAAATATAGGTTGTCTAACTTCTTTATAACCCCCAAACATATCAATGGTTTTTTGTTCCAATAGGAAATGAACTCTACTACCCATATTTGTTGAGTAATCACCGGCAGCTTTCCATTCGTCCAACAGTTGTTGTTGCACTTCCAAGTCACCTTTAGCTTTCTTAAACGAAATTTCTTGAGCTGGAAATTCATCATAGAATAGTTTTATAACTTTTGATACCGAAGGCCAATCACTTCTTAATTCGCCATTTTTATCAGCCATTGTGTAGGTATGCGTATCCTCAACAAAGGTTAACTGAAGTTCTTGTTGTTTGTTTTTGATTATCTCTCTAATCTCTTTAGCAACATTGTTTAATTCTCCCATAGTGTTTTTTGTATGTTATTCCAAAAGGTATTGTTAGTGTAATTTGATTGGACCTCAAATTTATAATTAATCTCTAAATTTTTCATTAACCAGTCTCTGATATGTAATGAAATTTCATCATCTTCTAATGAGAACATATCACCAATAAAAATCCAAAGATAAGGATTTACCCACACATAATTGTGTTGGTCAAACTCAAATTGTAATTCTAAATTTTTATCGTAATAAAACTTATTAGGTATATTTTTAAACAAAGGAATTTCTACCTTGGTTAGACTACCCAAGTTTTGTGTCAAATATATACCAACCATTTCACCTATCATTTTATTTCAATATAATATTCATCAATTTCCCCTTTAAGGTCGGCAATATCTTTATCTTTAGGCAGTTTAACTATTTTTATTCTACCATATAATTCACCACCATTTAAGGTGTGATATAATTTTAACGCACTATCGTAAGCGTCACCATCTAATGCGATAATGATATTAGCTTTCGCTCTATCATATAATGTTTCAAATAATAATGTTGACATGTGTTTTCCCAACATCGGAATACTATTTGACTTAAATACCGAATCAAATGCTCCTTCAACCAAATATATATCCATACTCCACTTAATTAAGTTCTCGTTGAAGATAATTTCATCTTTTGGTGTTTTCGGGTTTTTATATTTGGCACGACTATTAACATCCCAAGACCTTGCAATATAATAATTTAATTCACCTTTCTTATTATACGATGGTATAACTATTCTCCCGGAATGACTTCCCGTATCGCAAAAACCAATATTGTATTTTTCAATAATTTCATCTGTTATACCTCTATTTTTTAAGTAATTGTAAGCTTGATTTCTTATTGGGTATCTCGGACTACTATCCTTGAATAAAGTATAACTATCAGGTAATCTTAACTTCTCAACTTTCTTCTCAACTTTCTTGAACTCATCAGGTCGTATAATCTCATACTCTTTTTTTAATTGCGAGTTACCATATAAATCAAATAATTTACCAACTGTTCCGTGTGTTCCCTCGGATTCACAACTCCAGCACTTGAATACACCCTTTTCAATATTAACTTCTAAATTACCTTTATTCTCATCACCATCACAATTTGGGCAGTTGAACGATATTTGTGAACTATGTTCATACACCTTCTTTGGGTCTCCCAAGAAGTCAGATAGTATTTCTAATATTACATCAAATTCATCCATACTGCAATATTAATTAAAAAAATTAGATTATCAAAACTTTATAAGATTTTTTTTTACACTATATTTATTAATAAAACCTAAAATGCCAATAACTATAACAATAAACGATATTACTGGGGCGACACCATTTGATATTTATATCTGTAGTAACACTTCAACTCAATGTATTTATCGTGCAACAATTTCAACATTTCCCGCAGATATTGATGTTCCATCTATTATGTTAAATCAATTATCATATAAATTAAAGGTGATTGACGATAATGGTTGTGAAATTATCAAAATTTTAACACTTTAATATGACAACAGAAACATGTTTTTCAGCTTATTGTATAAGCGACACCGGATATTACTCATACGATAATAATTATTATTCTGCCGGTACTCATAATGGTCAATTATATTGGACCGGAGAGTCAAATAGTTTATTTATATACTATTCTTCAGGTAATACTCAATGGTGTTTATCATCAGTTTTGGATGGTAGTTGTTTATTAGCTGGTAAATCACCTTGCGTATCAACTTGTCCAGACCTTTGTGATACATACTTTAATAGTAATACCTGTCCCCCACCTACACCAACACCAACTAATAATTGTAGTTTATTGGATTTTAGTGCTATGTTTGATTGTGATGTTGTATTACCAACACCAACGCCGACACCAACGCCGACACCAACTCCAACACCAACACCAACACCAACACCAACAAATTATTGTTTAAATCTTGGTATTGACGCAACTATTAGTGTTGACCCTACTCCTACGCCTACCCCTACACCAACTCCGACACCTACACCAACACCAGTTGTTCGTCCTTGTAATTTTGTTAGTAATGTTAGATTTGATGTGATAGATGGTGACATCATATGTCCTGAATAAAAAACTTAATATAAAAAAAATATCGGCTATTAACCGATATTTTTTTTATTTCCAAACCTCATCCATTCTCATTTGTCCGACAACACAAGCGTAAGCGTCTGTTTGGTCAAAGTTTTCTTTTTTGAGTGTATTATTTCTTGTATATAACCAAGTTATCTGTGGTTCCATTTTCGCGACCAATTCCCAAATAATCATTTTTTTATCAATGTCTTTTGGTAATCCACCAAATAAAACTTTTTTACCTTTATCGTTTAATTGTACCAAATCAGGAAACGCAAATTTCCTTGAATTGTATGTTGAAATAAATTCAGGAACAATTCCCAACACATCATAAATCTCACGACATATTAAAGTATTAAATCTAAGTAATGTAGCGACAGTGTATACATTATTTGAATTCATTAATGGTTCTTCAATAACCACTTTAGTAATTCCCAAATTTTGATAGGTTAAAAGTTTTGACCTAAAAATATCAGCTTTAACCAATAATTCCTCAATTTTATTCTCCTTTTTTGGTTTTGGTATTGGAGATACATGGGTTAATTCCAATAATTCTTTACTTTCAATATCAAATAATGCGATACCAATTGTTTTACTTGACACATCTAATCCTAATACTTTAGGACTTTCTTTTAGAGTTTTTCTCATATTAAAAATCAAATTTTACTAAAAACTGTTGAATTCCCTGTCGTAAAACAGGAGATTGTAGCTTTGATATAATCATAAGATTAAAATCCTTATCGTAAAGACCAACTTCAGTAATATATGATGTTTCACCATTTGACCAAGTCGGATTTGAAGTTGCTTGAAATTCAGATTGACCTAAATTAACCTTATATTTCATTTCATAAATCGTTGCTTGAATATCCGTCTCAATAGACCCATAAAAATAATATTCATCACCAAAATTAAGTGACATTGTTGAACCCGTTGGTAAAATAATATCATCACTTAAATCATAATAAGGGGCGTTAGTATAATCCTCTTGTGTTATTACAAATGTTGAACCTGTTAATCCACTCATAGTTATAAAATCATTTATACTTGAACCACTAATTTGGTCAGTAAAATCAAGTATTTTCCATTCTGACGAATCTGGTCTACCATCACTATTCATTTTTTGACAAATAATTTCAAATTTATCAGCATAAAAACCATTTTGTAACACCGATGAACCTTCAGGAATTTGATTTAAACAATTAAACTCACCCCCAAATCTTACACCAACATTTTGACTTGGTAATCCAGAACACAGATTATTAGGACCTTGTATTTTTGAATAATAATTACAATGTAATGAGTCCGTAAAGGTTGTTGAGTTACTTAATCTATAAGTCACATACAAATACTCGGTATCATCCGTTAATATACCTGTGGAACTTTGATTTGTTGTTGAGTCACAAGTATTTGGTGTGAGTAAAGAAACTTTAGGTGCCGGTAAAGTCCAATTACGATTTGACTTATATGACATCGCAGCAATTATTTCTTCATCATCAATCACAATGATTTTTTGGTCAGGAAATACTTTCCCAACTCTATTTGGATATCCATCCGGATTAGCGTTTTTATCCCATAAATGATAATATCTAATACCTGGTTTATTCATATCCGTATTTTTTGTTGATTCAATATATTGAACCTCAAATAAGTTTTTGTCATCAAAACCAGCTGGGTCAACCCAAAAAGTTTGTCCCAAACAACATTCAGGATTTTTATGCCACATCAACCAAGGTAAATGTAACTTAAAGTTTCTTGCTTCACCAGTATTTTCTTCAGGTGTATTAGCATCATAAGGTTCTAACGCAAATTTTTCACCATAAAATAAATCAATTGACTGATTAGTATAATGTATAATTGCAATAGCTTTTTGGTCTTTAGGTTCAACGGTTACAATCTCACCAAATGAATTTACATAATAAGTAGAACTAGTATCTGTTTGACCACTATTTGACATATAACCAAGGTATTCTTTAGTACCCAAATAAGTTATAGACCCAAAATTAGTATAATCTTTGTTTTGAGTAGATATCAACCCAGCTGGATTTTCAGACCACGGAATATTCATATTCCAAACCTTAACATCAAATTCATCAACATAACAAGTAGACTCAAAGTTTAATACACTATCACTCCAATGTTCTGATGGTGTACTACTATCATATAATGATGTCATATTTGGTGGATAAACTAAAGTTCTAGCGTAATAACAAGTTCCACTTAAATAACTAAAATCAGGTGTTTTTCTATCCAATGTTAATACATCCAAACAAACATCAATAATTCTATAAGTCATCATTGGATAACAACTATTCATTGACATAGTACAAGCACTACTTGACTGATTACAATAACAATTACTTTTACCAAGTCCATTATAGTATATAGTAATTAAATCACCACTTAAAGGTAATCTAACACTATTTGAATTACAACCAGAAGTTATAACCTTAATTGTTGTTCCACCAGTTAAACCTGACATTTCAACAATATAATTAGAATTAATAACATATTCATTACTAGTTAAAGCACTCCAATTAATTGTTGTTGCCGTTGTATCACCAGTAAAAAATCCTCTCATTGCAGCTCTATTGTAAATAGAACTTGGAGCTGAAGCCATCGTTGGAATCCCGTATGTATTACCTGTAGTCCCATCCACATAATAAGGATATTTTACATTCTGCATATTTGATTGCGGAACACCAGCTAAATTCTGTGAATTGAAATTAGGTTCTAATATATTAGTAGTAAATTGATTGTAAGTATTAGGTAATGAATTGTAAGATACCTCACTATCACCAACCTGAAAATAAGAAATGTTGAAATTTCCTTGTGATAATTTCAACCTACCTGCATCCGTTAATCGTGTACTAATCAACCCCGATGTATTTTTAATTATAAATCCCATATTTGATAAATATCTTTATTATTTTTTTTAATTAATAATTACATTACAACAACCACAACCCGAAATACTTGCGTTACTAATGACGTAAGTGTCATTTGATGTCGCAATATCACAAGGGGTTAATATTACATTTTTATTAATTGTTGTTGTCGTATTAATAACTATCGTATCACTATTTGTCATACTTACAGTATTCCAATTTTCAGTTAACCCTGTTTGGTATAATAATAAACCTTGACAACCTTGAGTTAAATTAAAATTAGTTGCTCCTGTTGTTGTCCCACTATTAGTTAATACTTGAGTTACCTCATTTTTAGTCATTACACTATTTGTAACTATCGTCGCAGTATTACCACTTGGTGATATCGTAAATAAATCATTATGACTTAAATTAAAGGTTAATGTAACTCCATCAGGTAATGTTGGTGTTACATTAACAACACTTGAATATAATGTTGTCATAGTTGTCGGTGTATTCACTATAGTAGTACTTGTTGTTGACAACTTTAATGAATATGTCGTTGGTGGTGTAGGTGGATTTAATGTAACCGGATTAGTTAAAGTATTTCCAGATACATCAACAACCTTTACAGTATATAAACCTGAACATAAATTAGTAAATAACGGAAAATCAATATACGACACCCCATTATCTATAGAATATAAATATGGTGGATAACCTCCGGATGTATTAACGATTATGGACCCATCACAAGAACAAAGTGGGTGATTAAGATTAACTGATACCGTGTTAGTATTTAAAGTCGGACAAACACCCTCATTTGCTGTTACAGACCCACTAGCACCTAAAATATACCATCCGTTAAGTGGGGGATATTCAGTTCCTGAATATATTGAATAATCCAATGTCCCACCTGTTACTTGCCAACGATTAATTGTATTATTCCATATGACAGAATAGGTTAAGTCATCTGAAATCCATTTATTAAAATCATTATCGTCAGCCCCATTAGGGTTGAAGTGAATTTGTGTATTGTCCACGCTTGAGGTTAAACAAAAATTATATAGAGTTGTATTATACATTGTTTTTTATTTTTTAAATTATGTAAGTTGAACTTGAATAAACAACACTTCCCCCTGAATAACTATAGGCTAATTCATAGTTTGGGTTTCCGGGATAACCAGAGTAGACAAAGTTATTAATTGGTGACATATAAATATCAAAATCTCTAACATCCGAAGGGTTTGTTAATTGTAATTTAACCGCATATAAATTTTTTTCATAATAATATAAACCGTCATCTGTCGGTGGTGTTCTACCATTGGTATTAAAAACCCCGTAAGAACTATAATCACATGTTTGACCAGACAAACTATGTATTAAAGTATTACTACTACCCGATGAAGGTATTGTATTTAACATATTATTATTCACCCGTAAATAACTAATAATCTCACCACTAGTACTAGGATTATTACTCCGACCAGTATCCCATATTTGAAATGGTGATTGATATTTAGCACCCCGATTACTATAAATTTTACGATTATTAGTTGAACCTGTTGAGGAAGTATTTATTATACCTACTCTTTCAATTCTCCAATAATCACATTGTAACTCACAACTATTTGGTAAAATACCATCACTAATTGTTGGCATAGTTATATTTAACCAATAACCACTACCTGTTAATCCTGTTGTTACAACAGCTGTCGGATAATGAATATAATAATCATAATAAGTAGTACTATCACCACAATAAGTATCACCTGTTGCTGTAGATATCGGTAATATCCAATAACGATAATAATCATAATTTGTATTATCAGTAGAACCAGAATAACTTGGACTATTTTTCCAATATAAATAACCATTATAAAAAGAGTTAAAATCTGTTAAACTAGAACTTCCACTAAATTCCATATAAATATTCCCTTGAATTGGTGGTATTGTGGTAACAGTTTTTTCAAAAGAAATATAATTACCTGAATTTGAACAATTTATAATACCCCCAAAACCCCTAGGTGAACATCTGTACCCATTAAATCTTAAATCAGAAAAGTTGTTTAAAGGGAAAGTAAAAGGTCTAACATAATAATGGTTATTTATAACATTAGATTCCGGGGGGTTTTGATAAAAATATTTAATTAAATCAGAATTTAAAAGGGTTGATTCATTACAACCACTAATAGTTACACTAATATCAATATTACCACAGGTACCTGTAATTCCAGTAATAGAACTACCAACAATTTTATAACTTTCATTCTCATAACTATCTAAACATGTATCACAATTAAATGTTTCTAAACAAGTAAAATAAAAATCCCAATTAGTATTAAAATTTGTTTTAGAAGGAATAACTTCTAACAATATCCTATCACCATCATTTATCGTTAGACCAGTTAAAGTAGTCACTTTAGAAATATAACTAATAGTGTTTGCAGATTTTGGAAAAGTATTGGTATTTTGAATTATCGCAGTATTTAAACTGGGAATACTTCCAACTTCCCACCATTCCAAAATTATTGGTTCTAAACCATACTCAGTTCCAAAAAATGTTAATTTTAATTGGTCAGGAATAATCTCTCCTTTAAATTTCCAAGCGAAAAAATTGGTAGTACCACCAGATAATATGAAAGTTGATGTAAGAGGTGTTGGACTTAAACCACTTCCTGTTGATGTAAAATTAACTCTATGTGTGTAATCACCTATCGTCTCCTTACCATTTTCACAAGTATAACCTGAAACATAAACAGGTAAACTATCAAAACATTCCAAATCTGCCGGAACATAACCTGTCCCTCCGGTATATGAAAAATTAACCCCATTGATTCTAACTTTGTCTATTACAGGTCTGTAATACCCTTGTTCCATAGGTAAAGAACTAATTCCGGTTAAAGGATGTTGATAATTATAAGTGAAAGCAGAGCCTTTACCCGATATACGAGCAACATTTGTTGAGACAACCTCCATAGACTCACTAGGACCAAACCAAAGAATACGATAATCCGTTATGGGGTTTTGACAACTACCTGTTAAATTACCAACAACTATATTTCCAATGGTTGATGATGTAAAAGAATCAAACCCTAAATCACAAGTATTACATAAATCATTATCAGAAATATCTATATACCCACAAACATTAGTCCCGGGTACATATATTTGTAATTCTGTAGTTCCGTTTGGAATACCAGTAATTGTATAAGGACAATTAACTCCCGTCATAGCCGATAATATAATATCACCGCCTATTTGAATCTCACCAGGATAGGTTCGTATTTTAACGGTAGAATTAATATCAATACCACCTAAATTTGTTACACATGTTGAAGCTGAAAACGCCATATATTATTTTTTTTTATTTTAACTTCTATTATAGAAATAATCCCAAGAGCAACCACTATAGATTATACCCGGTGTCCAAGTCACTGTTGGTGGTAAATCAACTAATGATGTAACATTATATGAAATATCATTTGGTGTTTTAACAATTTTAATATATTTACCTAAAACATTATAATTTGATGATATTGTAACAATTTCTTGGTTACTACCACCACTCACCATACATTTGGTCGTTCCACTATTGTAATAAGGGTAGAATAAATAATTATTATTTAACCCAACATTTAAAACAGTTCTGTTATACCAATCAAATAACCCAGTTCCTGTGAATGGACCACAATCTGAACTAAAAACACTATTATTAGTAAATCCTGTCATATATGATTGAGAACAACAACCACTATAATTATATATGTTATAACTACCTGAAGTTACACTTGGTTCTATCTTATAAACAGAAAAGTTATAATCCAAGTTTTGTACAAACCAATAATAAACTCCACTACCAGCATTATATTTAATAGTTTTTCTTCCACAAGTTTGAGTTTCAGCACTATACTTATCGGTAATACAAGTCGGTATTTCGTAATCACAATAACAATTTCTTAAATCATTAGTCATTCCCGATATAATAACATTAAGACCTGTACAATCACCTGTCACTGTAGCACCTGTTAAATTAGTAGGTGTTAAATTAGGTAATTTCCAATATAATGTTGGTGGACAACATTGATTCAATAAATAATTATAAGATTGAGCACTTAAAACACATGTAGTAACCCCTGTAAAGTCTTTCCAGTAATCAGTAACTGTCGCGGTATAATTACCAGGTGGTAAATTAATTAATGTAGCTGTTTTACTACCATTATTCGTCCAAGTAATATCATAAGGCGGTGTTCCACCTGTTATATTAATTGATACCTCCCCGTTATTTGAAATTGGAGTTGTCGGATTAGTATAATCACCACATTCAACCGACATAGGAAATATTGTAATAACACCACATTCATTAATAAAACCCATAAATTTTAATATTCAATAAATTATAAGAAAATTATTGACAAATTAAATAATTTTCCATATTAATAAATACTTTAATTTTGGAAATCATATTGAATACCATCCATAAACTCAAATAACTCCAAATCTTGGAATTGTTTATAAATTAAAACACAATTAAAGACCTTAAATCTTTCACAACCATCTGATGTGATGATTTTGATTCCAACCGCAGGCGCGTGGTCAAATAATGGTGGTAATAATATTGTATTATATGGTGGAACATTTGAAGAAATAACTGACACTAAAATACACTGATTTCCATATACATCACAAACATAAACAGTATATGGATAATTTAAACCACTAATAGAATATAAATCAATTGATGTCATATGTAATTTATTTAAGAAATATTATAACTATAACCACTCATAACAAAATCTGTTGTACAAGGCACAGGTGGTACACAATCCGCAACAACACAAGAAATATCATAATTAATCTTAAGATATGTTTTAATACTCGTATCAACCAAATATTCAGTTTCACAACTTGTTTTTATCACAATAGTATTTTCAGAATGAATAAGAATAACATCCCCAATTTGTGGATAACTCTCAATTAAATTAGATAATTCGGTTTCATATACACTATCAGTAGGATAATCATTTAAAGTATACCCTGTATAAAACTCGGTTGATGCCGTAACTCCACTTATGTCAACCATAACAGTAAAAATGGCGTTATTAAGAATACAATCCGTAAAATCTGAAGTTAAATCATAAAATCCTTCGTTTAACATTTCTTTAGGACCTTTTTTACCTAATGTAGTTGTATCACTAAAAATATCCTCACATATTTCATATGTTTGGTAAGAACCTAAAATCACAGAACCATTAATTACAACACTTTGAGTTTTAACACAACTATTACTATCAGTAACTTTAAGGGTATATGTTGACGCGGATAAATTAGTTATGGTTAAACCTGTTTGACCATTTACATTATTACTCCATTCTAAAGTGAATGGTGGTTCACCACTTGTAATTAATGTTGAAATAGTCCCATTAGAACCATTGGTTGCATTTGTACTATTTAAAGTAAAATCAACGCCTGAACTACCATCAATAAAAAAAGGAGTATTTTGTTTACAAATAAGTGTTGATGAATCTGTAACCGAAGCCATATTAGACCCATAACTTAAATTATTAAAGGTATGTGAGGTAAATGACGTACTTATTGATTGTCCATCAATCTCATATAAATATGGTGGTGTTCCTCCAGAACCAATAGTTAAAGTTACCGAACCATTATCTAAACCACAAGTTACCCCAGTTGTTGAGGTACTTAAGGTATATTTAACTTGGTTATCAATAGTGTAAGCACTCACAAAAGAACAAGTCCCGTCATTAATACTTAATGTGTATGTTCCACCTGATAATCCATTAAACGACCAATTACTATTAGTAGTAGATTGAGAAATTGTATGTCCATCAGGATAAGTTAAACTATAAACATAATTCCCACTACCACCAAATAAACTAATCGGTGAAATAGACCCATCATAATTATTACAACTAGAATTTATTATACCAATAGTCGCAATACTAAATCCATTTGGAACTAAAACAGAAATTGAACTTGTAAAACTACATAATCCAGCGTCCGTTACAGTTACCGTGAATAATCCCCCACCTAAACCTGTAAATGTTTGAGAAGTACTGAAAGATATATATGATTGTCCATTAGACCCTAAATAATAATATGGTGCTGTTCCTCCTGTTATTATAACCTCAACCTCACCATCACTAGTGAAACATGAAGGACTTGTAACAACAAAAGCTCCTAAACCAACTGATGGTACATCAATAACCATAGCACTTTTTGATATTGTACAATAAGTACTATCAGTAACAGAAACACTATAATACCCAGCAGTTAAACCACTAATAGAATCTGTAACCGCACCATTACTCCATAAATAAGTATATGGGGGGTTACCTGTTAAACCGGTTATAAAAACTTTACCTGAATTTACAGCACACCCAGCGTCATTTACAATATAAAAACCATAATCAATTGTTGTTGAACTTTTTATAATACAAGTTTCTGATTTACCCGTACATCCTCCACCATCATTACCAACGACATAATAAAACCCAGGTGACAAATCATTAAAAGTGAATGAATTACCAAAGGACGAACCAGATGTTATATAACCATTAGTTGTTTCGTATAAATAAAATTCTGAGGTGTCGTAAAAGTTACTATTTTCAGCTGTTAAAGTACCATTATTACTACCACATAATGTATTAACCACATTGTTTAAACTAACACAAGTACCTGTAGAAATATAAATATTAATTGGTTGTGTTGTATTAGTAGGTAAACAAGAGTCAATAACATTAAAACTATAAGTTCCCCCCGATAAATTAGTTTGAGTATAAGCTGTAACACCAGCACCCAAAGCAATTGTACCTAAAGGTGGACTTAACCATTGTATAATATAGTCCGGTGCTTCACCATTAATATTAATAGTAAAAGCACCAACATTAGTATTGGAACAATCCCCGGTTACACTTTGTGTATATGATAAAAAACAACTCATTTATATTATTTTATTTATTTTATTCGTATAAAGATTTAGTATAAACAGGACAGTTTATCGTGAAATCAACACCAACATTTAACTTGAAATTAATACCTGAAGTATTTTTAGAACAGATTTTGTTATAAACAGTTACAGTATTACTTGTTAAAGTATACTCATAGCCATAAGTTAATAAACTAGTTAACGCTGTTGATAACGCAACATCCCATTGTGTTTTACTAGGCGAACTATTCCCTCCGTTAGGCCCGCCTTGACCAGAGAAAAAGTATTGTTTAACAACAATAGTATCGTCAAGTCGTAAATCAACATACCAATCACTATTTATACTATCTATTATACAATTATCCAATGTATAATCTTGACTTGTTAAATAATTAGTTAACACAGTACCTAAAACACCATTGAATGATTGTGTACTTGAATTAGTCTCCCAAGGATATTTAAAACATTCAACAGACTGATTTGGACAATCATAGGTGTATATATTTGTCGTTAATTGACATGGATTACAAGGAGTAGGAATGAATTGACATCCTCTTTGTCTTCTCCAAGCATATTTTTGTCTATGAAATATAGAATTCTCTATTTTTACCCCAGTATTCCAAATAGTACTCGCAGGTATCATTTGTTCAACTAATCTAACCCAATAATCACCAATTCCATTAACATACTCCATCATAGTGTCGTAGTTAAAGTTATCATTTTTGATACCAGCGTTTTTTTCAGACTCTAAATATTTCCAATATATTGATTGGAGTGTAGGATAACCCATCGTTCCCCCATCTGTCGCAAATTGTCTATTTCTAACATTAATAGTTGTATTCCAAAATGTTTGAGCGAACTCAAAAAATGTTTTTCTATCAGGTTGTGGATTAATATCTGTCCAGTCAACTCCACCTCTTTGTGGGTATTCAGGATATGTTTTTAAACCTTCACTCGGAATTGGATAATTATAAGTTCTTGACATATACCATACATCGTAAACTAATCCTTGTGCCGGATTTAAAAATAAATCAACATTTTTAGCATTTAAAACTAGTTTATCATCACTAGTATAATATTGTGCATTATAACCCCCATCTAAATTAGACCTTAACCCAACCTCACTATCAACCCAACTTTTATTGTTGTCAATGGTTAGAGTTAACGAATATCCTAAATTCATATATGGTAATGTTCTAAACCTATCAAAATACTCTTGACCATATGAATATGGCGTTAAGGTAGTTTGATAACTAGGATTACTACCAGTGAAAACACTATTAGTTAAATCAACTTGTTCAGGTGACCTATGTTTTGGTGTTGATTCAAACCAACCACTACCTTTTTCAAAGAAAAATTCATCAGTATTAATTGGTGATGAAGGATAACCCTCTTCATCAACAGGATATTGCCCTCTACTTATGTTTACATCTTTAATAACTGTTTCGGTTGTAAACCCTGTAAATATCTCACCCTTAATCTTAAAAGTGTTACCAGCTTCAAGTGTTGGTAATTCTTTAGCATAAGTACCCCCTGAAATTTCAGCGTATTGTGTATTGAAATTATTTATATTAATCTTTTGGTCAGCCAAATAAATGTGTTCATTAAATTCAACTAAAGCATCCGGAGCACCAATCAATCTCATTAACATTTCAATTGATTTTCTAGTCCCCTTTGCCTTGAAAAGATATGCGGAATTCATAATTAAATTCCTATAAAACTGATAATTCAACTCATCCGGTGTTGCCGGTGTTGAAATACCTGTAAATTTTGATTTTTCATTATTTTTTTCACCAAAAACCGAACTTAAAAAGTCGTCTTCAGATGTTGGTGAAATATTAGTGTTCCAACCTAGTGTTTGTGCTAAATTTTTAAGTAATTTAGATGGAATATCATTCCCAACATTATAATTAACAGAATTCATATACGCCAATCCGTTTATGAATTTTTTAGTCTCATCAAACCCTCGTCCGTAAATTTGAAGAACTTTTTCCATCTTTTGGTCAGATGTGTCAAACTCTTTAAATGCTCCAGTTGTTAAAAACCTTGAAATTAAATTAGTCTTATATGAATCCATAGATTCACTAATTGTATTCAATGTTGTTAAATAATTATTAAATGAATTACTTGAAATGTCTAAATTCCACACACCTTCTATCGGCCAAGTAACCTCTTGATTTAAAGTATAATAAGTACCGTCATCAGCATCTTTAGGAACTTTAAATACTGCCGTGTATTTAGGAGTAATATTTCTATTTAATAAAAACTTTTCAACCTCATCTAAACCATCAATAAATACTTTATTTGATTCAAAATCATTAGGTCTAACAATAAAATCAGTATAACTAAATGATTGACCTGAAAATGGATTACCTGTAACTTTTAAAGTTAAAATTCCACTACTTGATGATGTTGTCGGTATAATACCATTTAATTCATAACCCTCACCATTGAAATATAACGAATATTTCGCATACTGAGTAGTCATATTCCTTAATGACGAAACCTGAACTTCTCTTAACTGTAAGTTTCTGGTTGAATTGGTTGTAAAGTCAACATCAAACGGATTACGGATTTTAGACACACTTAACTCAAAAGTTGTTGTATCATCAATCTCACTATATGAAATATTTGAAGCCGTTTCACCCGTTACATAATTTGAACCCATAAAAGTAGATTCAATACCTGCCGGGAATTTAGTCAATATCGTTTCAATTGATGAGGATATTCTCTTAACCATTGAACCGTATAAAGTAAAATTTGTAATATCACTTAAATCGTAATTCGGGTAAACATTAAAGTTTTTCTCAAATATCGCTTTTGATTGTGCAACACTCTCAACACCTAAACCCTCTAAGGATATTGGATTTGAAAAATTACCTGTATTAAAAGTCCTATTGTTCTTTTCAGTAATTGATTGTGTAAACTCAAAATTTCCTTGCGTTAAACCACCACCAGTCACCAATTGAAACCCTACTAGGTCATCGGAGAATGTTCCAGCTCCTGTCGCAGGAACGATTGGGGGATTTTTATATTTTATTAACGCCATTATTGTGTAATATTTGTAAAGTTTTTACTGAAATCAATATTATTTCCTCTATCTTGTCTAACTTCATACAATAAAGCGTTAAATTGGTCTCTAATTTCGTATAAGTTATATTGTTTGTAAATATTATTTTGAGTATCGTATATAGTATAGATACCATCATCAATAGATTTTGTTTGATTACCATACAATGCAATTGCCAATGTAGAAATATCATGTTCCGCAATTTCAATATCAACACTAATAGGGTTGAAGAATGTATTAGTAATAATAATATTTTGGTCTGGTTGACCTATATAAGGTGTCGCATTTGGTTTGTTTGATGGCGCTGACGATGGTGAAACAGTACAATAAATTAAATTACTATTACTATCTGTGTATCTATATCGTATAGCTTTTTGAGATGTATTAGTTAAATTCTGAATAACCGGTTCACAAAAGAATGATGAGGTTATAATCCTAAAAAAATTAGGTATTTTTGTACCATCTGAATTTAAATATTCAATTCTAAAACCAACTAAACCTTGATTAACAAATTTATTTCTAAAATCAGTAGGAACATTGTTTAAATCAATAATAATACCTTTAACATTAGGTAATGACGATAATACACCACAATCCAAAATTTTAGTTCTGATTTGTGCTGGTCTTATCATTAATGTGTAAATACCAATTTTGTTAAATTGTTCAGCTGGTAATCTTAAATTATATAACCCACCTAATATTTCAACATTGGCGTTTCCACCTGTTTTATCATTATTATAATAAGGTCTAAGTATTGATTTAGCGTCTAATTTTGTTAAAAGAAAATTATCTGTATAATCACGACTAGGTGTATAATTTAAAATTATTTCCACATCCTCTGGACTGACATCACTTGGTCTTATAGTTCCGTAACTTCCTACCGACATGTTTTATATTGTTATTAATTCGTTTATTATTTATATATAAATATCAATATTATATTTTTATAACATTAAAAAATCCATACCCATATTTCTCTAAATCACCCAAACTATCAATCTCACCCATTCGTTCTAATCTCTCTAAACCAGATAATTTACCTCTTTCAATAAAGATATTTGATTGGACTTCAGGTTCGTCAATTACATTAAGTAAAACTTCATTTTTTGTTATCGCTGAACATATTACCATATCAGGAGTTATCCCAGACGAGTAAACAGCAAACAATGTTGTACCATCATTATAATCATAGTAATCCATTCCATTAATTGAATAGCTGGTATATAACCCATCATTAGATTTTCCATAATATGTCCCAACAATACCTGTAGTTCCAGTAATTTGAGTATTTAATCTAAATTTACCATCAACTAATTCAGATGATTTACCATACACTTGTAAATCATTTAATGATGATTTAGTATAACCCGTAACTAAAAATGGTGTTGTAGTGAAGGTATAATCGTTAGTTAAATAAGTATCACAACTTTCATCACCACTAAAAATATAATCATACATTAATGATGTTCCTGACCAATTACCACCAGCCGGAGTGAAATAAGCGGTTCCTTTAGGGTCTGTCGCTGTAATACCACTATATGGTACTGTAATTGTTTTCTTTACCACATTTGAACCCCAAGGGCTCATACCGGACATACTAATAGTATAGTTACCACCACTAAAATAAGTGTGTGAATAATAATTAGGTGCTGTTGAGGTCACAGGTGAACTATGGCCATCACCCCAATCTACATAGTAGGATGAAAACTCCAAATATTTCTTAAACTCAACATCTGAAGTGTTATAAAAGTAATAAGTGTAAGGACTACCAGTTGTTGCCGAGAACAAGAAATTTGTCATCGTCTCTTTTTGTAATAACATTCCGTCAAAAACCGAATAATAACCAACATCAACAGCGGTTTCAGTTAAAAATATAGGAATAGTTAAACCCGTTAATAGTGATGTCCCTCCTGTTCCTCCTGATAATACATCAGTCATTGATGAATAAACATAGGTGTCACCTGTATAATATTTAGTAACCGCACTTGTTGTTATGTCACAACAAAACGGTATTTCAATATTATCAGTATAAGGGTCTAAATATTTTGTTTTAAAAATATCCCCACTTATAAATTCAGGTGAAATTTTAATATAATAATTTCTATCTTCCATAAATTAAGGATTTATATATTCATACCATTTTATGGGACTATCAGTTCCAATTCTAGTACCTAAGTTATCATATATTTTATATTCTTTAGTTTCGTAATCTAAAACTACTTTACGATAAAAATATTTACTACCTTCAAATGTAAATTTTTGAGTTAAAGTTGATTGTGGTTCTGTCATCATTTTAACATAAACACCTAATCTACCATCAAAAAATTTAGCTGTCATATAAAAAGTGTTTAAATCAATAAATTGTTTTTTTCTTAACCAATATAAGAAAAACCCTTCTTTATCACCAACATAATCTAAATTGTATGATGGAATACGAATATTAACATTAGGTTTATATGGTGTAAGACTAACACTTTCAGTATTACCTTGTTGAACGGGTATAATAACCGTGAAATAATTAGTTTGTGATTTTGGATTATTTGTATCGTAAAAATCTAATTTAAAAAATGATTTCGTGAATGGTTTTGAATAATAATAAACTTCGGATTTAGTAAAACCTTCCGGAATATAACTACACACCCAATTACTCGCCGTTGAAGCTGATATATTTGTCGTATCACCACTATAAAAATGGAAATTGTATTTTACATCTGTTTTAGTATCACTACTATAAGAAGCGTGAGAAAATCTTAAGACTTCGAAATCTTCCGCAATACCAATAATTTCTTTAACAACATCTTCTTCATATAATTCAATACTATCTTCCTTACCATTAAAATCCCACTTGATTTCAACAGGTAAATTAATATATTTGTCGTTTTCCGGTAATGTAAAAGTAAATTTATTATTCACAATCGTCTATTGTTGGTTCAGCTATTATTGTATTCTCTTTATAATTAGTCCCTTCAGGTATTATTCTAAAATTAATATCTCTATAAGGATAATGAACACCATTTAAAAATGGATAATTAACACCAATTTTTTCAGCGTCAATAAAACCATAAGTATAAATATCCCTCCAAATAAACAAGTTTTTTGTTGTTGAAAAATACGAGTAATCAGGTATGTCTATAACATTTTTTTTATCCCCTTCCTCAATATAACTAGAATATTTTCTAATCGTCAAACTATGATGAGGTTGATAATAATAACCAAATGGATTATTTTTATCAGAAATAGTATTTAATGGTTTTACTAAACCTGTGTCAAAAACTTCAGGATTGTGAGTTAATTTATGATATAAATTAGAAATAACTCTTTCTTTTTGTTCATAGGAATTCCATTCACAGAAATCACCATCTAATGTATCTCCGACATTTAAAGTATTAACATACGTAAAATTAATTTTCTGACCATTGGAGTTAATACCTAAAGGTGTATTATAAGTTGATAACGTAAAATTAGTATTAGAATCATTATTACTATCTTTCCACCAATTTGTCGGTAATTTAGTTATTGGGTCTAAAGGTAAATTAAAACCAAATCCTTGTTTCATTTTATATAACCCTGAAGAACCTGACCTACCAAAAGTATATCCAAAAAACCCTTTCCAAACAACAGTAAAAAATAATTCAGTAATAGGTCTCTTCAAATTATCTCTAATTGGATTAATCTGAATATCTGAATTGAATGATAATGTGTAAGATTGTGACCCCTCTTTAATAGAGACTCTAGATAATTTATTAGGGGTGTAACTACCACTCTCATATTTTTTTTTAGTCCCAAATATATTCTGTTCAAATCCTGCGTTAACTAATACATTATCAGTCGTATTTGTTAATACTTTATGTCTCCTAACATAATAAATGGACGTTGTATCGGTAGGACTATCAATATTTATAATTCGTTTAAATGTACCTTCTTTTTTATTATTAAAAGTTGTTCCAGTAAAACCTACATCATATATATTAAAGATAAAACTTTCACTACCAGAAGCATCATTTCCTAATGAATATACTAAAAAAGTATCAATATTATTGTATGAAAAATTTAATTTTACCGCGTCACCATCATTTAGTCCATGTTTGACAGGACAAATAAACGATATTATATTGTTTCCGTTATTAGTTTTATTCTCAATAATAAAAGGTATACCATCTTTAGCAACCCAATCTAAAGTTTCATTAGTAATACCCTCAATACATTGTAATTTTTTATTATAAACATTCTCAAAAGGATATGTCATATAAAAATTCCAATTATATGTTGACGCACTTTTAGAAATAAAATCTATATGATTATTAGGTGGTGTAGTATATCCAGGTATATTATAATCGTTCCTAATAAAATCAAATTCATTATATTGTAAAAAACCTTCCCATCTAATATTATCAGGATTTTGGTCAACACAAGATAATGACGCTAAACTTTCTTCATTAACATATTGAAGATTATTTTCTAATGGGACATAATTTGTACTGCCAGTGTATGAATTCTTAAATAATATTGAGAATTTACAAGTAGGTCTAAAAATATCAGACTTTTGTCGTTCATTATCATATACTTGTGCTAAATCAACATCAATATTTTTATCATATTCAATATTTTGTTTTGATGTTTGAATAAGAGGGACTTGAAACATAAAATCAGTATTTGACGCTGATTTATATCTCAAAGACCCTAATATAACTCTATAATCTATTCTATTACTCATAATTAATCAACTATTGTTGTTGTGTCAACCCATTTAGTTGTAAATCTATCGTAAGCAGATTTACCTTTTTTCAAACCAAAATAAAAATAAAATGGAGCTCCAGTTGTTATTGATTTTGGTTTGTTAGGTGTGTTTTGAGACCAATTAACATAACTTTCATCAATAGAACCATTACCACTAACCGCATAAATATAACCTTTAGTATATTCACTCTTACTTATATTTGTTGGTCTAAAATACCTTGAATTACTATCTAACCTATCTAAAGATTGATAATGAAAAGAAAAGAAACTTTTACCATAAATCGGATTTGTATTCCAACTATTATCTTCATTACCAAAAATTGTTTTGTTACCCTCAATAGTCCATTGATAAAATGGAACTTCTTGACTAAAAACTGAAAAGTTATTAAAAGCACAATTATTCCCAACCGGTAATTGTGAATTTATAACAGTTCTTTTTGGTGTTATAAAATCTCTAATACGAGTATCTGAAGAAAAGAAAATACCTATAACTGAATTAGTATCTTCAAACCCACTAATGTATATTGGACTTTGCATTGGTGGTGGATTATCCGGATAATTAGATGCTTGAAAAGGTGAAACACCTAATTCAGAATTAATTGAAATTAATTGTGAATAATCCCCATCAACTTTATTTTTAGTTCTACTAAAATAAGCTAAAATATTAGACCCTACAAAAATTTGTAACATCTTATCAATAAATTTTTTATTCATCAGCCTACTTAAAATCAGAATATTTAATATTTCGGTAACATCTCCATATGTTGAACTATTTAATCTATTAGCGACATACCCATCAAATTCATCCGACATAACTAATTCTTGTAAATAATTATTTCTAGGTCCTAAATCCATAATAGTTGTAGGATTTTGTAAATTATTAAAATTATCACCATACGGACCAAGAATTTCTATAACACCACTTTCATTTCTATATTTACCTATAAACCAACCATTTTTAGCGTCATAAGGTGAACTTCTATAATAAAAATTATTAGTAGTATGTAATATTAAGGTATCTCTACAATAATCACTACTTGGTTTATTTAGACTATTATATGTTACATCATCATTAAATGAATAAGCGTATAATGTTCCATTAACCCAATTATTTGAAAATGTATGTGACCAAACATTTCTACAGGCACCAAAATTAATACTAGTTCTTGAAATCCATTCTGTTAATAAACCCCAATCTTTGAGTAATGATAAAAACACTGTTGTAACAAGAATATAACATCCATTACTAAATATTTTTTCACTATTATAAGTTCTACAACTATCACTATCACTTATTGTAACATTACCATTACCATCATTAACATAACAAGCTAATGGAACTGACCCACCACAAGAGGTTGACTCAAGTATTTTACTAGTTTTATTATCCGCAGTATTATCAGCAACACCAGCAGTCATTGATGGTAAAGTTGACCCTGTTAAAACAATACCAACAATACCGGTATCAGGTATATTATATATCTGAAAATTTCTGTTTTTCTGTAGTAAAAAACCATTACAATTAGTTTCATCCACAACTGTTGATGATGGTAATCTATCAGACCTCATAACTATTTGATTCGTAGTTGTACCTGAACCACGATTATAAGTTAAAGTATTTCCGGTAGTATTATATATTGGTGAAAAATATATGGCTCTTATTTTATTAACAGGGTTTATATAACAGCCATAACCACTACAAGAAAGTCTTGGTGGTGGTGTACCATCAATCCATTCCATAGACCCACCTTCAATAATTTCAGATGGAAAATAACCTCTATTCCTATCACTTGTTGTTGTATTACCCGTAAAATGATAATTAAAACAACCATACGCACTAACTTTAATATATGGGTCAATAGTACAAGTATTTTGAAACTTAACAGAAACACCATTAATACTATTAACACCAGTAGTATAAGAAACATTTTTTAATTTATTAGAATTATTTCCTGAGGGTTGGAAGTTTCCATTACTTCTATCTAAGGCTGAATAATAACTATGTAAATCCGATGTAAATGCACTAAACTGATTACTTGGCGTATAATAAAAAGAATTAAAATATAAAGATTGGTTAGAGTAAGTATCAATTGCCGTATTAGTAACTAAATTTGTTTTGTTATGACTGACATTTAAGAACTTACCATTAACAGGTATATTCATACGATAATTACCTTTCACAATAGAATTAACATCTCCAAAATTTTTACCAAATAGAACACTTAAATCATACTGAACATCAATTTTAGAAGAATATGGGTCAACACCTCTATTTAAAATAATTACTGATAAATTTTTATAATCATCAACTTTAGTTATTGGTGACACCATATGAACTTCTTGACAATTATCCTCACCACTATGTTGACCAGTAATTTCAATAACCCTCATATTATTATTCAGAAACCTGTTGTTTAAAGAATTGACAATATCATTAGAACAATTAGCCGAAAAACTATCATAAGTCATACCAGTAATTACTTGGAAATATTCCATATCAATAGGGAATTTATGATACACGCTATCACCAGTTTGAACAATATTATTATATGTAACACCACTATTACCTGAACCATCTGTTTTTGCGAAATTAACCGTAATCGTCGTAGTTGTAGCTGAAGTTCCAGTAATTGCATTATTACCATATTGATTAGCTATAGCATTTGTAGTGTTTAAATCTTTAGATAAATTTGGATTTTGGAAACTAATTAATTGACCTGGTATATAATTACTTAAACTATTAATATCACCAATAATAACAATAGTATTATCAAGGTGAGATTTTCCCGGATTAGAATTAATTCCGAAAGTTGTTCTAATTCTATTAACACCACCACCAGGGTTATTTGGACTATTGTCGAAATATTTCGCTTTAGTGTTAAACAAATTAATTCTTTCGGCTAAAGTTAAACTTGAAGTGAAAAAATAATCAGTATAGTTTTTATCATTACCACTACTATCAGTGATTGAATATTTTGCTGTAACTAAACTTGAGGTTCCAATACTAACATCTGCTCTATCAACATATTGTTTACCCGCAAAAATTTGCATAAAAGCAACTGTTTTATACGATTCGTCATCAAAAAATGGATAGTCATATATTGGTGTACCTAGTTGTGAAATTTGAATATTTGACATTAAAACATTCATAGGTGTTAAATCTGAAGTAATTGTACTACATGGAATTCTTCTGTTTTTATTAGCTAAAACTTTACTATTTCCAGGGGCATTACCTGGTGTTGCACCTGTTGCATCACAATCACACATATCACAATCAGGATAAGTTAATAAAGGTAAATTAATACCATTTAAATCTATTTTTTTTAACTCATCTCTAACAAAAACTAACATAACACCTAAAGTAAGATAAGCAACTCCCGCAGCAATATTTGTTGCTGTTAAACCAAAAGCTGGCGCGGAAACACTAGCCGCGGTAAACGCATTGTAAGCAGCAAAAGCAGCCCATCCAACAAGGCCATAAACTAAATAAGATTTAAGTAACTCTAAAATAAAGAATAATATGTGCATTACTAATACAAGAACATACAAAATAGGTCTGAAAACCATCATTAATAATGAAAATAATATAAATATAATATCTAACCTCAGATTAGAATCATTTGTTGGGAATTTATAATTTTCACTCTGACAACTATTGTCTAAAATATTTTTAACACCAATAAATCTATCATTACTATAGCCTTTTCTATACTTATCAAGTAATTGGGACACAGTATAGACTTTATTATATTTCATATCATAGAAAGTATCTTTACAATCTATAGCATCTTGAATCATTTGCCTACCAATAACAGCGTTACTATTCAAAGAAGAACCTGTATAACCATAATCCGACCAATCTAAACTAAATGAATATGATTTCATAGCTAACTGATAACTACTATACTCTGTTGAAATATCTTTAATAAAAAACGGGTCGTCTTTACTAGTACCCGACCATCCATATTCTCTAATATTAGGAACTAAAAAATAACCTCTTTTTACACTTTCAGACAATGAAGGAGATTGATTCCATTTAACTTTAAATCGGTATTTACCTCTAGTCGGAATACCTCTTTTAGGGTCGTCAGAAATAACTTGTTCACCAAATTCGTTAGTTACAACATAATCCAAATTCATTGGGACATCAACCATCCAAGTTCCATTCTCATCAATAACTTGACCACCCTCATCTAAATCAACAGTTTCCAAAATTGGTCTACCATAAGAATCTTGATATATGGTTTGTCTAATTGCTAAAATTTCACCTGGACCAGTAATCATATCACATAAATAACCCCCATTACTTCTAACAGTACAACCAGCCTTTATAGAATCATTATCATTTGTTGAAATGATTGACCCCATAAATATAGCTGTAGGTCTAATATCAATATTAGCTTCTCCAGATAAATCAAAATCAGTTCTTGTTATACCTAAATTACATAATCCTGGTTCACCCCATAACGGACTAACATCAATTGTTTTGTTAATTGTAATTAATTGTGGTAATTCTCGTAAATTAGTAGACGCTTTAAATTTTGTTCCAGCAACTTGATTAGATGTCGCAGCGCCCATTCGTATTAAATCTTGAGGTGATAATGAAAATTCCCCAATATCTGATAAATCAACATCCATAACAATAGTTTGACTTCCCGTTGGGATACCAAATATCATATAATCTCCACTTGAATTAGTTACGGTGGTATATTTGTAGTATTTATCATAAACCTCAATTAAAGTTGGGTCTATTAAGACATCAAGTCTATCAAAAAATGTACCCGTAGGTACATGTCCACTATGTGAAGGTTTGTAAGGTAGTAAATTATATCTATACCCATCATCATTTAATTCTGTTAATGTTTTGTATGGATATAGTTCAGAGATTACAGGGTCAGCTTCATCAGTCGTGTCTAAAGGAATAAAAACAGATACTTTAGCATTTGGTAAACCAAAACCATTATTAACACTAACACGACCTACAACAACCCCATAATCAGAACATTGTCTTGTATATATTTGACTTTGCAGTAATTTTAAAGATAAAATCTCTAAATATTCAAACTCTTGGTCAATTAAAATATTTATTGATTCATCAACACCAGGTTTGGTTCTTATTCTATATGAATTTGACATTCTATTACTTTTTTTTAATAAATAGTTAATATGTTATTTTATAAAAATAAGCAAGAATATTAAAAAATAAATTACTATGTGAAATTAGTGGTTTTTAGATTTTTAACTCTAACATTAATATCTTTATTAGGGTATCTAATTTGATAAGTTTGTTTTGGTTCAGCAAAAATAGTATCGTCAATTAATTCAATTTGTTTAGTTTCTGAATCCAAGTATCTTTGAGATGTTTGAGATGATGAATATTGACCCCCAATTTTATTAAAAAACTGAATATCTGAAATAGCAATTACCCCATTTTCACTTTGAATTAGTCGTCTAATTTCGGAAACAAATACATTCTCACCCATACCTCTATTGGATGGATTAAAATAGTCTGAAATAATATTAATAATTTTAGAGATAACAATACCTTGGTTTTGACTATTATCTAATACCACATCAATATTAACCCCTAAATCAATCACATTAGCAGTTTCAATAGATATGTAATCATTAATCATACGATAATTAGATAGGTAATTTGCAAGATTGTTTTTCAATGTGTTTGAAACAATTTCTGTAAGAGTACCATTCTCATCATAAGAAAGCATTTGTATTTTAATCTTATTATTTTCTTCGGTAATGGCAACTTTAGCTGGAGCACCAAATTGTGAAGGCATTGTTCTAATAATAGAATCGTAATCATTAACAGTTACAGCTCTATTTTGAGCTGAAAAGTTATAAGACACTAAATTTCTAACTTCTTCGGTTGTTGGGTAGTTAGCACCACCTATCGCCGCGGTAACATTATTACATCTCAAGGAGTTAACAACACTAGTATTAATTGAGTCTGAAGGTCCATTAACAAAAAAGTCAATATTACCTAATTGAGTTATGACATTTATACCTAAATTACTTCCAGTTCCACCACCGACTCTATATTGAATAAATAAAGTTGAATTAGCTTTTAATGAACTACCTAAAGCAAGGTTATTTGAATACTTATATAAATCTAATTTAAATCCATCTCTAGCAAACTCCCTTAATTGTTCATCGGCGGATTGGTTACCACCACCAAAAGTCATTTTAAAGAAACCTTCCGGAGTGAATTCAGTTATAAATTTATCAGATGTTGACACATACTTACCTACTTTAATACCTGGACTATCTGAAACTTTTGTAGGGTCTTCAACAAATACTCTATCCTCAATTAAAGCTTTAACTTCATACCATCTATTATCTAAACCTAAAAATTCCTGCATTGACGGAACATTACTATATTGAGTTCCATCTTTTAAAATAACACTTGTAACTCCTAAAACATTTTTGTCTGGTAAAAATAACTCAAAAAATGGTTTAATATCATTAGCTGTGATAGTTCTTTTAAATACTTTTGTAACACCATTAACAACAGTTTCTCGTTTAACAATAGTGTAATTTAATAATGTATTATTAGAATCAAAATTAGGTATTTTTAATCTATTTGGATATCCTTCAGCGTTTATTGGTGACGCGAAATCAATATCATAGACAGTTTCAAATACTTGTCCAGCACCACTGGCTTGAGACCCTCTTCTTAAAATACCACAATATCTTAAGTCTTCTTTATCACCATAAGCCGGAACTGTAATTGAAAAGTCAACTAAAGCAACCGATGGTCTTTGTCCCGGTATTTTTAATCCATAAGTTTTGGCGATATTATATATTGATGATTTTTGTTGAGCGTATTGCAAAACCGTTTCCTGAATACTTCTATCAATATTGAAATGTAAGTTATCCGCAACGGCAGCGTTCAAATCTAATAATACTGAAAATACTGAAGCATCATTAAAACTATCAATTAATTCAGGATAATAACTTCTTGTGAAATTTATTAATTCAGTTCTAAGAGATTGAAAATCTCTTGTTGTATAGGATATTTTTTTATTAGCCATATTTCTTATATATTAATTATTACAAAATCACCACCTCTAAATACATCGTCAGTAACTTTATAATCTATTTTAACTTTAGCGGTATGTTCTTTAGCTGCCATACCAGGTACTCTAAATATTCTTTCGTTATTATCACCAATATAAGAACCTTTATCTTCATCACCTTCCGATGCCGGATTAATACTTATATTAGTTATAGTTAAACCCGGTAAATATTCATTAACCGAATCTCGTATTTCAGCATCAATATCTGAAAATGTTGGACCATCTAATGGTTCAAAAATAAATTCGTATAATCTAGTTCCAAAATCAGGTAAATAATATCTCGTACCTTTTCTTGTTAGTAAAAGGTGTATTAATTCCGACCTAATTTCTTCGTCACTATAACTTGTTAAACTCAAGTATTTACCATCAAAAGAATCCCTAAAAGGAAATGTTAAACCATATGTATATCCGTCTGCCATAATTATAAATATCGTATAAAGAAAAAATCACGAACATTGTCGTGATTTTTTTCTATTTCTTTATGAAGAACAACCAAAACACTCAAATTCAGATTCTTGTGGTTTGTTATTTATAGTAACATTAGGTTTCTCAATAGGATTACTCATTTTAGACATATCAATCGCTAAATGTTTAGCACCCGTTGATATGGCTTGAGTTCTCACATAATAACATAATGTTTTTAATCCTTTATCCCAAGAGTGAAAATGTGACGAAGATATTTTTGATAAGGTTGGATTTGCCATATAAATGTTCATTGATTGTGATTGGTCAATGAACGGAGCTCTTTCAGCCGCCATATCAATTAATTCTCTTTGTGATATCTCCCAAATTGTTTTATACTTCGCAATTAAATGTTCAGTTCTTTTAAGTTTTTTAAGATAATTTTTATCTTCAGAATCTAAATATTTATTGAAATTAATGTGTTGGATAGAACCACCATCAACAATAATATCATTTTTCAATTCTTCAGACCAAATACCTAATTTCTCAAAATCATTAATCAAATACTTGTTAACAATTAAAATCTCACCTCCAACAACACGTCTGTTAAATAACGCAGAATGTGCCGGTTCAGTCATTTCAAATGAACCTGTTATTTTAGCTGACGACGCAACAGGCATTTGTGCTGTAAATAAAGAATTACAAATTCCAAATTCTTTAACACTTTCTTTTAATGAACTCCAATCCCACATCAAATCAGATTGGTCAACACCCCACATATCAAATTGGAATACTCCATTAGACATTGGTGACCCTTCAAAGAAGTTATATGGTTCATATTTACCATTTTTACATAAGTCATTACTTTCCGTAATCGCAGCAAAATAAATTGTCTCAAAAATCTGTTTATTCAATACTCTCGCTTCTTCAGATGTGAAAATATAATCTAAAATATAAAAAACATCCGCTAATCCTTGAGTACCAATAGCAATAGCTCTTTGTTCTAAACCACCTTTTTCCCCTTTAGAAGTTGAATAACTATTAATGTTAATAACTTTGTTTAAAGTTCTGGTAACCTTTCTAACTTCAGTATATAGTAAGTTAAAGTCAAATTTTCCGTCAATAATGAAATTTTTCAAGACCATTGATGATAAAGTACAGATTGCTGTAGTTTTTTCATCGGTATATTGGTAAATCTCATTACACAAATTTGATTGTTTAATTACCCCAATGTTTTGATGGTTGGTTTTTCTATTAGCACTATCTTTTGAACATAAATACGGAACACCAGTTTCAACTTGAGATTCAATAATCTTATTCCAAATTTCAGTCGCTTTCGTTTTCTTACCAATACCTAATTCAACCGCTTTACGATAATTAGTTTCGTATTCATCACCATAACACTCTTGTAGAGCTTTAACACCAGCTTTCTTAATATCATTAGGACAAAACAAATACCAATCCTCGTTATTTTTAACGGCTCTCATAAAGTTATCTGGAATCCATAAAGCGGTGAATAAATCTCTAGCTCTTAACTCATCTTTCCCAGTGTTTTTCTTAATATCTAACAAATCATAGATATCTTTGTGCCAAGGTTCTAAATAAATCGCAGCACTACCAGGTCTTCTACCTTGTTGATTAAAAAATCTTAAAGACTCATTAACAATTTTCAGATATTTTAATAAACCTCCAGCAAAACCACCAGATGTTGTAATACGACTTTCTTTACTTCTTTGGTTTGACATACATAACCCAATACCCGCAGCATCAGATGAATATGTTGAAATATCATTCAATGTATTCAATAACCCTTTTCTTGAATCAGCGTCATTATAATGTAACACACAAGATGCTAATTGGGGAATTAAAGTCCCAGAATTAATCATAATAGGTGTTGCTTTTGAGATTCTTTGTTCAGACAATGATTGATAATACTCTGTAGCTTCTTCAAAAGAATCTGTAACCCAAAGAGCTATCCTCATATACATATGTTGAGGTCTTTCAATAGCTTGTCCATTTGGTAACTTTAACAAATACATTTCTTGTAATGCTTTCCAAGCAAAATAATCAAAATTATAATCGTTATTGTGGTTTAATAATTTTTCAATATTTTCAGAACCATAATTTTCAATAGTCTCAATTAATTTGTCGTGAATAACACCTTCACTATGTAGTGTTGTCATAGTATTACCAAAACTATCATAACTGTCTTTATGGTAAGATGATATCGCAACTGATGACGCTAACCTTGAATAATCGTGATGACTTCCAGTATATGACGCAGCAATCTCGTATATTAACTTATCCAACTCTTTAGTCGTAATGTTACCTTCAGTAGGAACTGAAGTAATTACTTTGATGAATATTTCATCAGAATTAACATTCAGTCCTTTTGAGGCTTTCTTAATACGACCGTAAATTTTTTGGGGATTAAAGGCAACTTCATCCCCACTTCTTTTCTTTATCTTTAATGACATAGTAATTTATATATTTTTTTATTAAAAATCGTCAGTAAATGATAGCGTTTCATTCAATTTCGCTTTTTGATATTCAAGTGTTCTACCTTCAAAAAAGTTTCCTTTAGTTTCAATAGCTATCTGTTCCATAAATTTGAATGGTTGTTCAACATTGAATTGTTTTTTACATCCGAATTTCACTAAAAGTCCGTCAGTAACAAATTCTAAATATTGTTTCATCAAGTTATGGTTCATACCTATTAAAGATACGGGCAAAGATTCAGTAATAAACTCTTTTTCAATATCTAACGCTGATAATAAAATTTCTTTAATTCTTTTTTCAGTCGGTTTGTTCTCAATGTGGTTATTCAACAAATGAATTGCAAAGTCACAATGTAAGTTTTCATCCTTAAAAATAAGACTATTTGCAGAACATAATCCAGGCATAATACCTCTTGATTTCATCCAAAATATTGCACAAAACGAACCTGAAAAGAATATACCTTCTACAGCAGCAAAAGCTATTAACCTTTCTTCAAAGGTAGTGTCTTTAATCCAATCTAACGCCCATGCAGCTTTCTTTTGAACAGCAGGTAATCTATCAATCGCGTGGAAACACTCATCCTTTTCCTCCGAGTTAGATATATAAGTATCTATCAATAAAGAATACGTTAAAGAATGTATATTTTCCATCATTATTTGAAACCCATAAAAAAATTTTGCTTCCGGATATTGGACTTCTTTTAAAAAGTTTTCTGCCAAGTTTTCATTAACAATACCATCTGACGCAGCAAAGAATGATAAAACATTTTTAATGAAATATTTTTCATTATCTGTTAAATTTTCCCAATCTCTAATATCATCAGTTAAATCAATTTCTTCCGCAGTCCAAAAAGCAGCTTGGTGTTGTGTATAATATTCCCAAATATCTTTATGTTGAATAGGAAATATAACAAATCGGTCTTTATTCTCTTGTAATATTTTTTCCATTTTACTTATATTTTAGTTTTTAGTGTTTAATTTTCGTTTTTCAACCAAGTCTTTAATTCTTTGTCTATTTCTTTCTTCAGTTTGTTCTTCTAAACCTAAGAATGTTACAGAACTTTCGGTATCAATTTCTAATGTTCCATTATCAAATTTACAATTCTCAAATACAACACCATCATCACCAATACGAGACTTTGTTATCGCCATTGTAGCTAGTTTCATCTCTTTTTGTTGTAATGATTTAGCAACAGAAATAATAACGTGACCCACTTGAGCTTTCTTAATTGACCCACCCATTTGGTCTGTGGTTACAACATCAGATGAAATACTTGACCTATTTCCTTGTGTCGCAGTCCAACCAACTAAATCTAATTCGTGACACATTGATTCAAAACCTCTCATTACTGACCCTTCAGACTTCCACTCATCACCTAAATTTCTGTCCGGAACAACACAATCAATATAATCCAATAAAACCATATCAATTTTAACACCATCAGCAATAATCTTTCTAATCTGATTCTTTATTTGTAACATAGTTACCGTATCAGACGGAAGTTTTTTAAGAATTAACTTATTAGTCATAGTACTTTCAACTTCCCTAACTTTAGCCATCGCTTCTTCTTTTCTTTCAGTCAAATCATCAGGATGGATTTTAGTCCATAATGTTATGTGTTTTCTTTGAATAATTTTAGGATTGTCCTCAAAAAATATTTGAATAACATTATAACCCAAATTGAATGAATGATTAGCGATTTTAGTCAACAATGTTGATTTACCCACACCAGTTGGCGCCAAGATAACCCCAATTTCACCTTTGGCTAAACCCCCTTTTAAGAGTCTATCTATACCAGGAATACCCATTGGTATTGGATGTCTATAATCTTCGTTTAAAACATCATCTAAATTGTAAAAAACATCAGACATACCATCTTCTCTTTCCCCAACCTGTAACGCTGTTCTAACTAATTGTTCAACGGTATCGTAATTCTCAAATTCACCACCATCAATAATTTTTTGAGCCTTACTCATAACCTTTTGAAGTTCTTGTTGTTTACAAAACTTCATCGCTTTTTCTTGTACAAATTCTCCGCCTTCAACAGAGCACTCTTTAATTTTAGTGATTGTATCAATCACAATTTTAGCTGCCATTTCTTGTTGTAGTTCAGATTTAGTAATCTGTTCTAAAGTGTCAAAAGTAGGCATGTGTTCATATTTGACGTAGTACTCCTTAATCATCTGAATGATTAGTTTAAAATACTTATTCTCAAAATAGTTTGCCTCAATAACATCTATTATTGACCTTGAGAATTCTTTATCAATAATAATTTGGTTTAACAACTGTATCTGAAATGTACTTCCCAGATAATCAAAATTCTTTTTAGATGACATAATGTTTCTTTTAGTTATTGATAAATATTATCGTTTCAAAAGAACATCAGCATATTCAAAATTTAATTCTTGAGATGAAAAAGTGTCAGTCAAAGAGTTTAGTAAACTTTTCAAGTAAGGACGGACATCTACAGTGTATCTAATCTTAGGCGGGTATATTTTCGCATCCACCTGTCTATGACAAATTGTCACATCGCCTTGTTTGATGTAGATGTTAAAATACTCCGGACCTTCAATAACTGATGTTTCCAAAATGTTAGGGTTATGGATAATATCATACATATTATCAAGCATGTAATTTGTGGTTTTAACCTTCAATTGGTCCTCAATATCAATCTTAAAATCATAAAGAATATTATACAAATCAACTGAAGATTTAGCCTCCGGATTGAAGTCTCTAACATTAAAAAATCTTTGTACGATAATGTTATCGTTAACGGTCATTAAAAATTCTAATTTTACTGATTCTTGGTCTTTCATTTTTGTTTATTTATTAATTATTTAATTTGTTTGTGGTTTCTCTTTTCTTTTCTGGTTAATTTTAGAAATGGTTTGACAAAATTTACCCAAGCATCATCACCTTTCGGTAAAAACTTGAAGAACCCGTCTTCCATCATCATTTTAATAAAATTCTTATATCCCCGACCATCCGGGTCTAAACTTTCTTTATAATACAACTCAACCAATTCTTTAGCCTCATCGGTTATTATTGGATTGGACAAATTTATGATTTTTTCGTTAATAAAAAAATATTCTTCACCATAAATCCCACTTTTTGTTTTACCCGATAATAAATTCTGTAAAGCCTTGTTGTCTTTATCCTCCTTTAATAGGGTTTCCGCCTTTTTAAGAATATCGGCAATTTTTACCTCGGAGTCAAATAATTCAGGGAATATTTTCATTAAAGTTTTCTCACCCAAGTAATAGATTCCATCAATATTATCAGACTTATCACCAGCCAATATCTTATAAGTTATCATATTACTATGTGGAATGTCATAATGGTATATTTTTATCTTATCACCATTTTTATAAGTTATCTTAGTTGATGGAGAATATAGTGATACCTTATCCGAAATTAATTGAGTTAAATCCTTATCACCGGAGAATATTGTCTTATGTTCATCTTCAGATATTTGACAATAATACGCAATCAAATCATCAGCTTCATTGTTATCCACAATTATTTGACGAATAAAACCTTCCTCCAGGTATTGTTTTACCCGGTCTTTCTGTTCCGTGAATGAATTTTCTTGTTCTTGGTTAATATCCAAGTTTCGATTTGATTTGTATTGGGGGTAGATTAATTTACGAGCTAAAGAACTATCATTACCATCCCACATAACAACAACTTTATCAAAGTTTTGTTCATCAACGAATCGTCGTAATGTGTTGATAAAATGCCAAGTTCCCCCAACATGTTTACCCTTGTGGAAGAAGTCTTTAACCCCCTTAACCCCAATCTTCAGTAAATTATTACCATCAATAAGAAGTGTTTTGGTCACTTTTCTTTTGTTTTGTGGTGAATTTTTCACCGATTGTTACTATAATATTTTGTTACTCTTTTTTATATTATCTTCAGCCCATAATGGTTGGAGATTAGTGTAATGACATAACTTGTAAATGTCTTCTTCTGTTTTTGCTGAAGATAATGGAATGATATGGTCAATATGCCATTCCTTTCTGTTATCCCAGGCCATACCTTCAACAAATTGAGACTCTAAATGTTCTTTAAGAAATTCCGGAGAACAACCTACAATATCAAAAGTTTTATTTTTTTTTGTAATATTACGAGTTTTAAGAAATGAACGAAGTCTAGACCTCATAGTATGTCTTAAACGAAAAATTAAATCGTTTTTTAATCTTAAAGTGTTATAATGATTTTTTTTAACTTTAATAACTTCTTTATTTTTTTCAGCCCATATTTTTTTATAACGTAAAATATCTTCCTTATTTTTATCATAATATATTTTATACTTATTCGGTTCTTTTTTACGTGTTTCTTTGGACCTTTCTCTATCTTTTTCTCTAATAATAGTAATATTTCTTTCTCGATATTTTTTAACCCTTAATAATGTTTTTTCTTTAGTATCAATGTATTGTTTTTTTTTCTTTTCTTTCAGAATTTCAAGATTATTATCCCTATAATTTTTCCAAAATAAATAAGAACATTCTTTACATTCACCTCTAAAACCATCTTTAGAGTCTTTACGTTTTCTAAAATTAGATAATTCTTTATCCAAATGACATTTAATACAAACTTTAGTTTCCATCTTTAATATATTCTTTTAATAATTTATTAACAAGGGAAGATAAATTAATAGACCTATCTTTAAAGTATTGTGGTAGTTCAGGGTCAATAGCCACAGAAACTTTCACTTTTTTTTTGTCGTCATCAATTTTAAGTCTTCCCATATTATATAAATATCATAAAAATACTAAAAAGTAGTAATAGTATCAATTTTTTTTTAATCCTCTTCCGGTTCAAGACCACTCAATGTGTCTTCCTTGAAGGAGATTTCGCCTTCACCCCCTAAGATTTTACTCCAATATCCTGAATATTCTTTTTTGTATTTATCAATCGCTACTTTATCATCTTTAATATAGCCTTGTGGTACAGCAATAATTTTACCATCCTTAAAAGCTATTCCATTAACATGATTTTTCAGTATTGATACTTTAGTTCTAATAGCATAAGATACTGTTCTATTGTTTTTAGTCGCTGTAATATGATTAATACCTGATTTCTTTTGATTACCAAATAAGAATACAATACTTGACGCTAACCATAACGCCTCCCCACCTTTCGCTTTAATTTCCGGTTGACCAAAAGGCGAATCCGGTAAATCTACCCAAGGTTGGTTAATAACAACCATTGTATTATAATACGGATAGTCCTCTTTTTTTGATTTTGATATTCTTGAATGGATTCCCATACCTATCTTATCTGAAAGAGCTGACGCGTTGTGCATCTTTCCACCTTTACCCTCAAAGGTCATCTTACATGGTATAGACCCTACAGAATCCCATAAGAATAAAAGATTATATGGAATGTCCCCCGCTTCTTGTGTGTCCAAAACAGAATTAATAAAGTCTGTTGCTTGTTCAATATAATCAAAACTATCATTAAAGATAAATTGACCATCCCAATTTCCATCAGCATCTTGTTCTGCTTGTAAACCCAATTCAACAGCATGAGACCATGACCATTTCTTTTCGGTAATAATAAACACAGGTAAGTCACCTCGTTTTTGAGCATCTACCGCAGCTAAAATCATTGCTGTAGTTTTTGAACTATTACTATGACCCAACATCATATTAATACCCCCCATTACCGGACCTGGTATCCCACAAGCTTCATAAAAAGCTTCACCACAGTTATAATAACTCTCCGCTTTATATTTAGTTTTTGTAGAGAATTTACCCTTAATATCATCCAGTGAGAATGTTTTTTTCTTTATCGCCATTTGTTAGTGTTTTAGTTATAATACATAGACCCCAAGATTAACTCAGAGTCTATGTAGTAATTAATTTTTAGAAAGGCATATCATCAGCCGGTTCATCGTGTAATTGGGGGTCAAGAACTTCTTTTTTAGTTGTTCCACCAAAAGATGCTTCACCTGAAGTACTATCACCGTAAACATAACCACCTTTATCACTGTCCCAACGAGGTGTTTCACCAACAGCAATCGCTTCCAAATATTCCAAAGGTTTTTTAGCGTAAACATCGTTCCAAGTAGTTGGGTCGTTTACCCAAGAATCTGAAACTTCTTTGTCATCACTCAAAGGAGCTGGGTCATCGTGCATAATTGTTTGAATAACTGTATATAGAGCTCCTTTAGGGGTTTTAGCTTTAGTTAATTCTAAAATCAAATCACGACCTGTGTCAGCGTCAGTAATATCACCTTTGTTTCTCCAAATTGGGATGATTTTATCCAAGATACCATCATTCTTGTAATTGTCCTTGAATCTCCAAAATTTAGGTCCGTCAGCTTCGTTATCTCTGTCAATAACTTTAACAATGTAAAATTTTCTTGATTGGTAAGTTGACGCTAATTTTTTGTCAGACTCTTTTCCAGTTGAACGCAAATCTTCGTAAACCTCATTCAAAGGTGAACGCTCATTATCGTTTTTACCCGGGTCATAGAATTTTTGGAATTTTCCATCAACCTGAATCTCGTGATACCATACTTCCTTAAATGGTGAAGTTCCATCTGTAGTAGGTAAGATTCTTACTCTTCTTTGTCCTTGTGTTTCTTTGTCGGTTAGAATTGCCGCAAAGTATTTTTTCATTCTGTCTTCTTGTGACATTTTGTTTGTCGTTGAAGAACCACCTTGTTTTGATTTCTCGTACTGTGCTAATACAGCATCTAATGAATTGTTTGTTGTCGCCATAAATTATATAAGTTTTAATTGTTTAGATAAGTATAAGCGAAGAAATCTAGTTAGTCAAATTATATGTAAAAAAAAAACGACCCGAAGGTCGTTATATTTATCTTATGTTTGTAAATGAGTTAGTCTCATCTCCAAAGTTTCTAAAAGTTTTTTTTATCTCAGTTGGTGAATAATCTTGAACCTCATCTGTCGTTAAAACATACTCTTTACCAGTTTTCTCAAAATCATCTTGTTTGTCATTAAAGAAATCAGATAACTTAGTCGTATATGGACCAGAATCTAAACTTCTTAATTCTAATTTTTCTTCAGCAGTTTTAGGTCTAAGTTTTTCAATTTTAGCTTCTAAATTATTCAATGTATTAACAATGTTATCCATTTCACCTAATTTACTATCTAAATCATTCAAATGATTAAACAAAGTATTAAAGAACTCTTCCTGTTTACTCTCAATATTTTTTTGAGACTTAACTAAATCAGTAATGTCCATTTCTTCTGTTGTACCTTCTTCAGTCCCATCACCTTCAACTTTTTCTACATCTGGGTCAGTCGCAACATCAACAGCAGCCGTTTCAGGAGCCGCAGGTGCCGCAGGAGCTAAATTAGGGTCAACAGGTGGAACACCTTCCATACCCGGAGCCGGTGGTAAAGCTAATTCTTCTTCACCTGGAACTGGGGGTAAAGCCGTTTCCTGTTCTGTAATATAAGAATTAATTGAATTATATCTAGCAATTTCTTCTAATATCTTTTCGTCAATTTTTTTCATAATTTATCCGTTTAATAATTGTTTTACACCAGTTAAAGTTTCAACTTGGATTTTTTTATTTGTATTTAAAGTGTTATCAACTCTTTCAATTAAACCATCTTTCATTCTGATAGTATAACAATCTCCTGTGTCTAAATCACATACCTGTTTAGAACCATTACCCAAATCTTTTTCTGAATGTCTGGTATTTTTACCTAAATAATTATCTAATATTAATTTTGTACTCATAATGTGTGTTTTATATATAAATATGCGTTATCTGAAAAAAGTGTATGCAACATCAATAGCTTTTTGTACTTCATTTTCAATATTAGTTAATTGTGTCTTATCCATAGTAGAATAAACATTAGGAAGTTTTTGAGTTGCATCCTCATTTATAATCCAAAATTTAGTTAATTCTTCTTTAGTAATACTTTTAATATTACCAACTCTTTTTGACCATCTACTAATTAAAAAATTAATATTGTCTGTAGGTGTATTAAATAATGCGAATGGTTGATTACCCGCAGAACAATAATATTGGTTTCCTTTTAAATAACTATTACTTCCATCACCCCAATATTCATTTAGTTTAATACCCGCAAAATTGTTTTCATTACTTTCAAATTGTTGTAAAGTTCCAGAAGCCAAATGTAATGTAGTGAAAATAATGTATCGTAATTTTTTATCTGAAGTTTTAGAACTAATTAAATCAGCAATTGTTTTAAAACTTTCTTTAGTACTTTTAGGTGCTGTAACAACAACATATTCACTATACCCAATATTTTGAGTTCCCCCAGTATTAGCTGGATAACAATTAGCAACTGAAGCTGAAGTATTTCCACCCTTATTCATAGCATCATTATATGTATCCGCTTTTTGTTTTATAACATCACCTTTACTATTTGATTTAATAGACTCCTCTTTATTTTTTCTATCTTGTTTATTTTTATCAATAATAGTTTTCAATAAGTTAGTTTTTAATGATTGAATATAATCATTTATTTTAGGTAATGACGCTGTTGGTTGTCTTATACCCGTTATAATGGTTTCAAAACTACCTGGATTTATAGCGTGAGTAACTTTTTGAATTAAATAAGGGCCACTAAACATAGGGACATGTCTTAAATTGAAATACATTGTCGGTTGTATCATAGCATTACCCATCATAGAAACTGTACAAGTATAACTTCTGTTTTTATATAAATTATATAATGACACATTTTGACTTGCACCTCCACGATTGCCGTATAAATTAGCCATTTGATTTAAAACTTCTAAAGATTCTGCTGTGGCTAAACCAGGGTTTTGGTCAACTTGGAAACCATAGAATATAGATTGATTTTGAGGACCAATGTCAACATTAAACCCAACAACTTTATTTGACTTATCCCAATCATTTTTACCCATTTGATTCTCAACTAATGGATTGTCATTTTTTCTTAAGTCAAACGCATCATTTTTGAATCTATAATCAACATTGTTTTTCATTTCAACATGTTCACTTGGTTTACTTGCGTAAAAACAAACTAATTTAGCCGAAGATTCTCTATAATCAACATTCATAAACGCACCAAACATTGTATTTGCAAAATCTAAAGTCCCTTCAGCTTTTGGTATTGGATTTTTTACCGCGTCTTGAACACCATAAAAATTAACATAGGATGGTAAATTCATAACAACAAAATTATTCTCAACCAATATAGTCTGAACAAAACTTAACATACTCACTTTTTCAGGTATATTTGTCAATAAGTCCTTTAATTTATAAACATCAATTAAAATCTCGTTACCTACATTTCTACTAGCTCTATCCAATAATAACACATCCTCAAATAATGTTTTAGTTTTAAAATCTCCACCGGAAATCCATTTATCATTAATAGCTTTAAACGATTCCCATAATTCAACTTTAGTTTGAGTACCTTCTAAAACAGTTTCAAAATTAGGTTTAGAAGCATTACCAACATCAGGTAATGATTGTCGTAATCTAATCATTAAATTATTAAAGGTTTTATCTTGGAAGTTCTTAACCGATAAAATATAATTATCCATTAATTTTATAAATTTAGAATAATTTAAAGTTTTATCTTTTAATTTTTGAGTCGCATATATTTTAATAATTGGTGCTAAATTAATTATATTTTCAGTATTAAACGCTACATTACAATCAACAAAAAAATCAGTAATACAAGAACCGTTATTACTATAAGTAAGACCACTAACATCTGAAAACCCAACATAAGTTTCCAAAGTTTTCCAAACATCAGGAGAATTAGTTTTAGATTGTAATAAAGTAACACTTCCACCACTAGTTGGTAAAGTATTTGGTGTTGTTATTGAATACTTATCCCAAGTATATGGGTTAGTAATTTTAGGACTTGAAAAACTATAGAATAACCTTTTATCAAAATTAGCAGGATTACCATATTTGAAAACTACATCATAATTTAAAAATTGATTCAACCCATTACTAAGACTCGTTATCTGTTGTTTTTGCATATCAGTAATGATTTCTTTACCGTCAATACCTTTACTTTTAGGGACTTTCATTAAATCTCTCATCAACATCTGAAAATTCTTAAATGATTTTTCGGAATTACTATCAGTATTTGAAATGTCCGTACTTTGATAATCATATATTGATTTAGAAAAATCTAAAAATTCCGTTTCAAACTTATCTAATATATCTTTTTCAAATACAGAAAAAATCTCATTCATAGAAGTGTATCCACTACTTTGACCATTAATTGAATAATTTTCTTGTGTTGAAACTGAAAATCCAAATACAGAATATGATGTTGGTGAAACATTTTTCATATATTGATGCGGTAATGGTTTAACAACCTTATTAACATCAAAGTAACCATAATTAGGCGCTGACCAAAATAAACGAACCGAACCGTTATACATTGCGGTATTACCAGTAACTTCAAACTCTAACTTACCTTCATTAGTGAAACATTCGTTTTTAGTTTGATTAATTAACGACCCTTGTGATGGCATAATAAATGATGAAATACCATCTCTAGTATTAACAAAAACAGACCAAGGTACAATTCTTAAATCTCTACCTTTATTTTTACTATCAAACCCTTCTTTTGAATCAATAATTGCTGATGGTACATAATTTAATGTAACCCCAGAATTGAATCCATTCTGAATGTCAGAATTAGTATAACCAGTATAAACTTCAAACCCTTGATAAAAAATATTAAAATCATTTATTAATTTAGGATAAAATCCTGTATTAATAACTGTTGAAACTTCAGTACCTAATGTAGTGTTTTTCTCTAAAACAATATCATAAAACCCATTATTGAAATTTAACGAATAATTTGTCTCCGGAGAATTAGCTATAGGTGAAAAGTTTTTAGTATAACTAAAACCTGACCAAGAAGTATCAATAATATCAACATTAGTATTAACATATGTTTTATATCTATGCCATATTGAACCAATCTTTAATACCCAAGCGTAAGGTAATTTATGTATTGCACCAAATTTCTTTAATGTTGCGAAAATATAATCTAAATCATTTGATGATTCATTTTCATATGTTTTATATTTTTCTCTTAAAGTAGCTAAAGGTAAACTATTAATGAATAAATAAGCCGCTGACTTATAAGGATACTCAACATCTAATAAATAATTATTAACACCCTGTTGTATTGAATTAATAAAATATGGTGTATTAAGGATAGATACTGTCTGATTTGCCGACACACCACCACTGTAATTAAAATATCTTAAATTACCTTCTGTCGGTAATTGAGTATTGTAATATCTACTTGAATAGAAACTATTTAAATTATTAATATTATTAACAACACCATTATATATGTCTTCAGTATATTGAGGTGTTTTAACATCTTTAAATAAAAAGTTAGTTATAGGTCTTTTTACATCAGTATCCGTTATTTGTTTAAAATTACTAATTGTTTTTACATTAGTATTATAAACTAATACATTAGTGGTATTGAATGTTTGTTCAACACTACCAATAGACGACCCATTAGATAAATTACTTTTATCCCACTGTAAATCAGTAAAAGGGTATAAATCTGTAAAATTATATGAATTAGTCGTTGTTTTTTCAGAAATAAAATTAACCATCTTATCTTCAGAAGCTAAAGATATTAAGGGTTGAGTAACATTACTATTTGTAAACACATTTTTATCTATAAAAGTAAAACTTGAATTATTTACTTTATTTTTAATATATGATGTGTTAAAAATACCTCTTATAAAATTTTGCCAACTATTCCCAGTCCCATCATTTGAGATATGTCTTAATAAAACCTCAAAATTACCTGAACTTAAATTAAATTCCTTTAATTTTTTAATCAAAAACGGATTTTCATCTGATAAACTTTTTGTTAAATTAATGTTTTCCCCTTCTGCAATAATACTCGTAATAACATCCGTATCTGTTGTGTCCTCACTACTTCTAATTAAACCAGAATAATTAGAGGTCATAAACATTCTTTCAAATATTTCATAAAAAAATTTAACTTCCTCTTTATTACCATAAACAGAATTGTCAACCGGAAATTCAATAGGGGTAAATGAAACTCTTTGAATATCATTTAATTCATTATTTTTAGGTGTTGAAGGTGTAGGGTCACTATCTCTTTCAGTATAACCACGGACAAATTCTTCAAGGAATTCAACTTCAGGCCAAATATGTGATAAATAAGCTTTAGTTTTATTTATAACTTCCTTATCACCAGGATAAGTAATTGTATATTTTTCAGACCCATCTTCACCACTAGTACCAACAATCATTTGTGGCCAAGGGAATACAGGTTGATTTTTAACATCACCCGATGTTAAATTATCTTGTGAAGCGTTAGCTATTGTTGTGTCAAAAATAACATTTTTTCTAGTGTCATTATTTCTTAATTCCCAAGCTTGTGTGTGAACATCATCCATCAATCTTAAAAACCCCTCACCACTTGCAAAAACAACAGCAAGAACATTTCTAATTGTTGGGACAAACCCAATACCATTAGCTTTACTCTGTAATAAAGTAGATAAAGCTTTGGTTAATTCATTTTGTATTTGTTCTGTAAAATCACCAGCGACTTTAGAAATTTTATTTAATACACCCTCAAAATTATCTTTACCTTCAAAAGCAAACCACTGAAAACCAGTTTGTTTATTTCCCATCGCATCTCTAATCCTGATATTATTTAAATAATTATCAGTCTGTAATTTAAGAACAAACGCTTTAAATTCAACACTATCTTCAGTAACACTTTTTGTTTTTGTCCTTAATAAATAAGTTTCAAGTAAATTTATATCAACTTCTCTAATATCTTTAGTAAAAGTTCCATAGGCAATATCAAAACTTACTTTAGATGATATTACTTTACCATCAATAGTATAACTACCATTTTCACCTAATGTTTTATCATTTTTTAATAATTCATTATATTTCTTAATAATACCATTTAGTTTACTAATAGCGTCAGTATTTTTTTGACCTGTTTGAAACTCTGTTTTAAAAGTATATAATTTAGAACCATCCTTTTTTATAAAAAAATTTTCTTGGTCCATATATTCTCCAAACCACGAATCTGTCCCACCATATAAAAAAACCTCACCACCATATTTACGTAATGACTCTTGATATTCTTCAATATAACTTAACGGGTCTAAATTTTGTTTAGTAAATGAATCTAATATGTTTTTAATAAAATTTTCAATATTATTTCTTAATTGAACTAAAGTAATTTCAGGAAAATCGTCAGGTATTAAACCTTTTGATTTATACTCACTATAAACTTCTTTTATCTTTTGAAATCCTCGTTCAACCACAACATCCTTTGTAGGTTCTGTTGGGTTAACAGCTCCAGTTGTTGTTTTAGTACTTATTTTTAACCTAGATTGATACATATGAGGTGTGGCTAATAATGCTGCCATAGTTACCTCACTTAACATTGTATATTTATAGGTATAAAACTTTAAGTCAATTTTAAAATTACCATTAACATTATCATATCTAGATGTAAATGTTTGTAACATTAAAGATAATTTAACAGCTTTACCATAATAACCTTTAATTGTTAATGTAAACATAGGATATGGTAAATTGAAAAATGCCGCATAAGGTGAATTGTCACCCGCTTCAAACATCGCTCGCCCTTTAATATCTTCTAAAGTCACCGAAATTGAAGGTAGGAAATCCATCCCTTGATTAATATTTATTGATGTAATACCTAATAACCCATTATCAACAGCACCAACCTTACCATTAGACATTAAAGTTTGTTTTATAAAATAATCATCTGGTTTATCAGATGTACTTATCTTATCTTGTTTTACTTGATTGACACCTAATCCTTGCAAAACACCTTTACCGGTTAACTCATCAGTATATGAATTATCTAATAAAGTTTTACCACCTTGATTTAAGAAGTTAATATTAGCAATAGAAATGTTTTGTACATCATTGTTATTTGAAATACCATAAATTAATTTAGTTCTTGGTACTAATTTACATTCTAAATTAGCATACATTACTAAATCCTCCATCTTAACATTTCGTTCTTTTACTTTTCCATCACTATCAATAACTTTATTAGGGTCAATAATTGTAATATTATTGTAATCAAACTCAACTAATATATTTTCCGAACTACCTACCATAATAATAAAAATAATTATCTAACTCATTATTGTAATCTTGTATTGACGCAACTAAAGGAAATGGAACTGTCAAAACACTCCCATCTGGAATAGTCCATTCTTCACCACCGTAAATAGGATTACTTTGTAATATTAACCACCCAAAAAATGGTGAACCATAATATTGTTGTGATATTTTATCTAATCTTGACTGACCAACACGATAAATATACTTTTTATCCGAACTTTTACCTGGAATTGACACATACGGAAAAACAGTTTGTTTCCCGTCAATAATAAAATCGTTATATCTGTTATAATATTGTTTTTTACCCATGTTTAATTAAATTGAACCTTACCATTAAAGGTTGTTTTATCATCATTACTATTTTTAGTTGAGTATAATTCTGTTAACATTTTCGTCTGTAAAGCAATTTTAGTATCATCAGGAACTGTAGTATAAGTAAACTTTCTCATTTTACCTTTAACATAAGTTGATTTATCTAAGAATTTTTTATATCTATCAAGTTTTTTTACACCAACAATTAACTTTTCTTCAGCCTTTAATTCGTCCTTAACAATATCTCTAAAGTCATCACATATACTATTAAATTTTCGTTTTAAAAACGATAATTTTTTAACTTTTAACACCTCGCCTGAAATGATTTTATCTTGAAAGTCCTTCAATTTATTTTTATCCTCAAACACTCTAGCCATGACCATAAACATTCGTCTATCTTCAATTAAAGATAACACATTAGTTTCAGGTGTAAAACCTCCCGGTTCAGTATATTTATCAGTAATAACTTTATTATCTACCATTATAGAATTAAACTCAATTAATTTTTTACCAACTTCACTATAATCAGCCCATAATTCAGCATATGTATCAACAACATTTGTACTTTGAGGACTTACCTCAGTTGTTCCAGCGATATTATATATTCTATTTTGATTATCTATTATTTTACCATCTGACTTACTAGTAATGAAATTAAGTTTATTAAAAATAATATTCATATTTTGTTCTTGTTCCACAATAGTATTTGTAATATTAAAGATACCAGGACTAAAATCATTCTTAAAATCTTGTATATATTTAACGAAATTAAGAATTACATTATTAATATCGGATTCTGTTAAATCTTTATATTTTGCTAAATTTTTGATAATGAAATTATTATTACTATCTTTAGGTTTTTCAACATCTTTAATAAATTCGGTAAATAACGAATTTATTTTTGTTTCAACATCCTCTTTAGGTTTTCCATAAATAAGAACATCACTTATTTTATCACTACCATTAACATCACCTAACACACCTTTAGTATAATTTCTATCTTGAGTAACTAATTGCCAAATACCATAATTATAAGCCTTTATACTTGATTCCATTTGATTTGGAATATTGGTATAATATTCTTTAGAACTATTCAATAATTTATCCATAATAGTGAGATACGAGATTTCACCGGTTTGTCCGTTAGTAACAGGTATAGTTGTTATTATAGTACCAATAGTACTACCGGCGTCATTAGTAATTTTATTTTCAATTTTTGGAGTTGGGGGAGTTTCATAAAATTCCGCAGCGAATTTAGCATCTAATTTAGACACATCTTCAGTCGCTGTAGCTCTTTCATCATATATTTCAGTATTACCATAATAATTAAACGATAAAGCGTTCTGTAACTCTTCTACAGGTTTTGCCAATCCCATTCCTCCAATAATATCAAAAGTTAAAGTAACATTAGCAATCATAGGTTGTACTCCAATACCTTCAGGGTTCATATCTAAAACTAATGGGTCATAAGTAAATGATACATTGTTTGGTATTATTTTAGTATTGAAAAAATCACCAATTCTTAATATTAATACCGGTGCTGAACCAAATGATGTATTTAATGCGTCATTATGTTTTGGTTTACCATCGGAATCTATAACCGGTATGGTTTCACCAGGTCTAACACATTGATTTAAAAATGTTAAACGACTATTTAAACCTTCAGGTGTCATAGAGTGAAACGCAGGGTTAAAATATTTAACTTTTTCCCTAATTGAATCATAAACCATCGGGTCTTTATCTTTAATAACATCAAAATAATTACATTCTGTCAATAAGGTTCTTATAATTTTCTTACTAATCCCTTTTTTTCTAGCACTCAACGGGTCTGGAGTTGGTGGTGTAATTGTCGCGACAACAGGGTCGGTAATAACATTTGGTATTGGTGTTGGTAATGGTGTAACTACAGTCGGTACAACCACTATAGATTTAATAACAACTCGTCTACAAGCCATCGCCGTTACTGAAAATTTATCAGCGATAGAATCTTTTACTTTACCAGAACCACTTAATTGATTTTTTGAACAATCTACTTCTTGACCTGAACCATTCTTACCTAATGGTTTTACATTGACTTCAGCACCCTCACCCATAGGCTTATCAGAAATAATTAAAGTTTTGTCATCAAAAAATTGAGTTAAAGAATCATCCCCAACTTTAACATCTTTCATAAATTTTGTAACCGAATCTATACGTCTTTTAGACAAATTAATATTATAATCAGGATTTGCCGATGAAGATGCAGAACCTATTAAATTAATAGTTACTTTACCTTTTTTTTCTTTTAAAACATTAAATAAGTCAGTTATAAACTCTTTTGACAATTTTTCATAGTTATCTTTAACAATATTATCAAAAAATTCAGTTACTTTTGTTTGATTTTCACAATAACCAGGATTTGTTTTACAATACGACAGACCACTATTAAAAGCACCTTCAGATGTTTTTTGATATGTTTCAATATTATTAGCACTAGTATATGCGGCATAGGTAGTCTCAAAACTAACTGATGATGTTGTTGCTCTTGAATTAGGGTCAGGTATGTCATTATCAAAATAATAACCCACACCAATATAACCATCCTCCAATTTTGTAATTGTAGCGTCTTTAGCCTGTGTTTGATTAGTATTAGCATCTCCACCCGTTGGAATTTCCTTAAAAATCGCCTCGTATTGTTCTTTAGTAATTTTAGGGTCACTTAAAGCTTCCTGAAAATCATATAATTGATTCATAGGGATTTGATTAAATTTTTGAGCTAAATCATATATATCATATTTCGCACAACCCGCAAAAAAAGAGTCTAATATTGAATCAATTTTTTCTTTGTTTTTACCTTTTAATTGTTCTTCAACAATAAGATTCATAACTGAAGGACTATCAACAATAATTTTCCAACTTAAACTACCACTTCGTTTAGTATCTTTATAGGTAAACATAGGCTCAGGTCTACCTAAAAATGATGTAGAATTCCAATTTGCAGTACTACTATCTGAGAATGTTAAACCATATGGTGGAAACCACATAACCCGACCACCATTTGGTCCTTGTTCACATACTGGTAAATCCTCAACTCTAAACCCAGGTCTACTAGATGTTCTCCACGCCAAATTCTCAATTGAAAACATATATTTTTTAGCAACCAATTTATTTTCCGAGTTTTTTTGTATATTAGTTGACCCCTCACCTCTAAGTGGAGCTATATTTAAATTATATGTGTTATCTAAAACTGAATTAGTAAATTGTCTACCAGTTGTAGTAATACCATCAGATTTTTGTAAATCATTATATGTCAAATATGGATTATCTTTAGTAAAAACTCTACAATATTCAATACCTTTTTCTTCACCTGTTGTATTTTTAGTATATGACACAACTTTAGAACCTTTAGTAATTTCTTTATACCCATCGTGGAATACTTTACTAACTTGATTCATCGCATTACCAACATGTTTTAATCTATTAATACCTGATACATTGTCAGCTGAATTAATAAGTCTTTGAGTTTGGTCTAAAATTGACCCTTCCTTAAAGTCAACATTAGTTGATTCATCTCTAGTGTAAGTTGCTGATATGTCATTAAACCCACCATCCATACTTCCTGAACCACCTCCAGGTGTTGCGTGAAATCCAGCATTTGATTTATATTTAGGTGATGTCCATACCAAACCACCAGAAGTGTTTTCAGTATTGTTTTTACCACCTAAACCAAAATTAAGTTTACCTTCATTACCTTCATATAGAATACCCAATTCTGAAGGACCATAAACAGGTGTTTGTAATTGTTTTCCAAATGAATCAACAGGTACTTGATTAGCCGGTGAAGTAATCACCGATGGTTCAGCATTTCTACTACCAACATAATAACCACCAACTAATGTTCCGTTACTTGGGTTAATTAAATTAATTGCCAAATTAACAAGAGCTTGTCCAATACCCAATAAACCACCGAATGTTTTGTTATAACTTGGTTGGTATTTATTATAATCAATATTAGCGAATAAAGCAGACCTTTGTCCGTTACCCGTATTAGATAAAAATATTTCAGAAGGATTTCTCCTTTTATTTAATATAGGACCTAAAAAGCCACCTGTTAATTGATTAACAACATTTAACGCAGCTGAAGTTTGTTTTGTTTGACCATTTAAAGTATTATCCTCAAAATAATCACCCGGAATTAATGACACAGGCCAATAAGCCCCAGCTAATCTAGTTGCGAAATCCGCAACCGAAAATATAGGGTTTTCTGGTACTGTAATTTTCCAATTTTTATAAATTAATGGTTGTTGTCCAGTTAATAATAAACTTATCTCAAATGGGTCTTGTAACGCGTTTAAGTTAACTCTACCAACTGTGTTTTTAAAAATTTCATTATTAATTCTATCTTTAAATAACTCATTTAACCTTAAAGCACCAATTCTAGCAATATAAGAATCTTGGGATAATAAACCATTACTACCTGTAGGGTCATTTGATAATAATATTGATATCGGAGAATATGAAGAAGCAACGAAGTTAGTACCGTATAAAGACGCATAATGATATGTAAATGAATTTGTAACAACATCAAATATATTTCTATACCCCCCATCCGGAGTAAATATATTATTAATATATGGTGAAAACCTATCTTTATTTAAATAAACATCATTACCCGTCAAAACATCACTCTGTGTAGGAGCATAAGGACCTTGATTTGGTGTTACAGGTAATAAAGGACCATTAAATAGTATATTTGGGTTATAACCTCCAGTTGGTCCGTACTCATTTAATGGGTATAAAATTTTAACATAAGGGTCTTCAGCTATCAAATTATTAGGTGAATCAATAACTTGAGAATCACCTAAAATCGTTTCATAGGTTAAATTACTAACTTGTGGACTATAAACCCCTTGGACATTATACGGTGCCAAGTTTTTAGCCATAAGACTATTTCTAAACGATGATGATGATGTAAATGATAGGAAACTATTTGACATGTATTTTTATTTTATTATAAATAGATTGATTATAAATTTTTACTTATACTTTAGGATTCATAAATGAATTCATTCTTTGTTGGGGGTTACTGCTAGAGGCCGTTAAACCGTTATTTGTCATTCCTGCAGCAATTGCCGTTATCACACCTTCTTTAAATTTAGTATCATTTTTAAGGTCAAAAACAAGTTGTTGTGTGTCAACACCTGGTGGAGCAGTAATATTAATTGTATGATTAAGATTAATATCCGTAGTTGTTTTTATATTTTGGTCTTGAGATACAACTTCGTTTTTATTACTAGTTAAATTTCTTAATGATTCATTATTATATGTTATCGGAGCAATAGAAGGTGTTGTTGCAGGTACCACACTTTGTTCTTGGGGTCTAATAGAGTCTGATGTTGGATTAATATTATTAGTATTTAAACCCCTACTCAAATCGTTATTATTAATTATATTACTTTGAGTAGTAGCCGCATTATTTGTCGGTAATCTTTTTTCAACCGCATCAGTCATATTTTTAAAAAAGTCTTTAACCTCATCAAGAGTAACAACATTACTTACTTCCTTACTTAAATTACCGAAAGTTTTATTTATATTGTCTTCAATAAATTTACCACCGTCAGTAAGAATTTTACCTAAACTACCAATAGCCGTTGAAACAGACATTGTATTATTACCTAATCCAGTAATTACCGTATTAATTTCTTTGGTTTTTTCATTAAGACCTTTAGTTAAATTGGATATTGATAAATCTTTTGGAACTACCCTTGGTATTACTCTACCAGCTTTTCTACCAGTTTCTAAAGCCGCAGTTCCTAATTTAGAACCAGCAGCAACATAACCACCCTTATCAGCTAAAAAATTTATACCTGCCGCAATATCCTCTAAAGTGGTTAATTGGTCTTTAGCCAATTCTTCCATAGTTTTTGGTTCACCAACTTTTTTAAGTAAATCTAAATCTTTTTCGTTTAATTCAGAAACACTTTTAGTTTCACCACCAACCTCTATTTTATAAGTACCATCTTTCATTTCCGCCATATTAGCAATCAATGTTTTTTGATTTTCATCTAAAGTCAAAGGAGGAAACCTAATTTTTTTCATCTTGTCTTCAAGTTCCGCACTACCTAACGCCATTTTAGTTAATGTCTCATAAGGTATATTCATCGCTTGAGCAATTTCTCTCAACTGTCTTTTACTACCTTTCATAATCTCAAAATTACCAGCGTCATTTAGTTTAACAAATTGCTGAGTCATTTGAACGATTTGATTTTGTAATTCAGCAGGGTCATTTTGAGATAAATCCATTAATCTTAACGGGTCTAATAAATCACTTTGAGCAACACCTAGCCTTTGTAGTGCCGCAGCAGTTTCAATAGCTCCTTCTGGGTCAAAAACTTTTTCAGCAAAACTTAAAGTTTGTGACATCTCAATTCTTAACATACTAGCTTGAGCTGCCATTTTAGCCAATCCCTGAACACCACCTTCAAAATTATATTTGTTAAGGGCGTCCATATTATTAAGTACTTTACTAGACACATCTTGAGCATTAACACCAATTTCTCTGGCAATATTAACAACTTTACCCATTTCACTTGATGCGTGATAAGCCGATATACCAGCATCTTTAAATGATGTTACCATATTCTGAGCGCTCACTCCGGCAACCTCACTAGTAGCGTAAAGACTTTCATAAGAATCTTTACTTAAAACAATATTTCTATTTAAATCTCTAGAAATACCATCTTGAATATTAAGAATGTCAGACCAACCACCACCTAATAACTTAACAGCGTCAACAGCACCAGTCATTGATTGTTTTAACCCTTGAATCATTTCACGACCTTGTCCAAAAGTTTTTAATACTTGATGAGCGCCTTCGTCAACTTCAAACATTATTTCCTTTATACGACCCGGGTCAATATTTGTACCAACAGCTGTAACTAATTCATTTAATGTTTGATTAATTGAAGCTAATAATCCTTCGTCTTTTTTAGAAGCCATACTGTATTTTTTTTACATTAGTTATTATAAAATAAATAGTCCAAATAGAGGTTTTTAAGACTCTTTTGGACTATTATCTTCAGTTATTCTAGTTAATAAGTATTTCCTCATATATGTTGGTATAGTATTGAAATCACCATAACTTATACCCATAAATTTAGACATCGCATAATATTCTTCAATTAAAAGTTGTCGGTAATTAGAAGAAAGGCCGAAAAAACTCAACCCCAAAGGTTATCTCTAAAGATACCAATTCTCCTGATGGGGCGATTACACTTTTCGTTAAATCTAACGAAGGTTGGTTATTGTTAATAAATTTACGAATATATTTAGAATCCATAATCGGCATCGTATCTATAAACATAGCAATTGTACCTTTATCAGTTGAACCATCTAATTCAACAATTTGTTTTTGCAACCTCCAAGTAACGGTTGGTGCAACTCTACCCGCAGGATATTGACTAACCATTTTTTCAATTTCAACTGTTTCCGCAAAAGTCATAGGTCGTAATTTAACCGAAGCCCCACTTCTAGGTAATTTAGTTACAAAATGTCCATCCTCATTAGGATTTACCTCACTCTTTTTTATGTTTAACTCATCTAGCATAATACTAGCGTCAAATTTTTTACCGTTTTTTGGGTCAACTAAACTCATATTGTATTCAGGACCAAAAGAAGTATTTCGTAAAAAAAGTAGAATAGCTTCAACATCACCATCCATTAGTTCTTCAGGTCGTAAATCATGTTCGTATAACTTACTTCTTAATAAAGTCATTACAATATTATCTTTATCACCGGTTAAAGCATTAATTAAAAAATTTTCATCAGCTGCGGTTAAATAACCAACTTTAACTGATTTTTTCTTTGATTTGTAAAAAATACCACCAGTAGGTAATGTTACCACATCATGAGGTAAATTAAAATTCTCCGTCGCAGCTTTTATCGTTTCTTGTTCCATATAAAATAGTTTTTATTATAAAATAGTTTATTTTTGTTTTTAATAAAGATTAAATATTAAATTCCCATCTAATATTACCACAATCATATATTCTGTAAATTTTCCTATCTAACATTATTTGTTTTTCAGTCATGTTTTTATCATAACCATCTTTAATTAATATTGATTTCCTAAATCCAAATCTATGTCGTCTAATACCATTTATAACATACCAATAGTTAGGTTTTGATTTTGACACATACTGAAAGTTTAATTTCTTATACATACTCCCATCAAAAATTCTAATATCGGAATAAGAAACAACTTTATTTGGGTTGTAATTTTTCACAAAAAAACTCATTAACCTGGACGCCGCACCAATAATATTATGATTAGTCAAATTACAAAATCTGTTTAGTTCCCATTCAGTATCTTTACCGCCCATTAAAATTCGCCCTTTAGAGAATGTCATTAATGATACTAATTGGGATTCGTAAAATAAACCAATTTTAACTTTAGAATTAACATTCCCTTGAATATGGTTATTCTCTAAAAATATTTTTGATTCTTTAGAAGTAATTTCTTTTATTTCACACTTTCTACCATAAAGTCTATTTGGTATTTTATTTAATTTACTCAATAAAATAGATTTTACAATATCTTGTTTATATAACCATTCATCCTCAAAAATATGAATTAATTTAATCCCAATCTCATTACATTCATTAGTCTTTTGTAGATGATAACCCATAGTCTTAAATAATTCATTATGCCAATAAACACCATTCATTTCAATACCCAAGTTATATTCCGGTAAAAAAATATCAATTTCAGTTCTTTTATTTGTAATTTTTTTATTTGTTTCGTAATTCACATTGAGACTATCTAAAAAATCACATATTTCATTCTCATATCCACTTCTACTTGAAAACCCTATAGGGTTACACTCAACACATATGTCATAACCCCTTTTATGTCTTTCATATAAAAGTTGTTTAGAAAACTCACTATTTTTTCCACAATTAACACAAGTTATAACAACTTTTTCTTTTTTTATATCAATAAAATTAACATCCGGATATAAACTCTTAAAAGTTTCATTAATTTTATTTTTATAATGATTACTCTTACTGTAATTTTCATCACCATATAATTCTAAACAAGTTTTTTTGGTTTTGTCAATATTATTGTAATTCTCATCACCATATTTCTCAAGTCTAGTTATTTTACTTTTTTCAACATTATTAAAATTTTCATCACCATATTTTAATAATTTAGTCTCTTTTTGTTTTTTAACAAAGTCATTATGTTTAGGGTAAAAATCAACACCGTATTTTTGTTGGAAGGTTTTACTTTGTCGTTTCATCATCTCACCCTTATTGTCGTTAATACAAATTAATGAACAAAAATCCCCATATGGTTTGTCAAATCTATTTCTAAAAGAAATATCACTCCCACAGGTTAAACATTTAGGTCTCTCCGTTAACTTATTATAATAAAACCATATTTTCTCCTTAAAAGACATCTCAAGGTCTAATTTAGTAGTATACTCAATAATTGAGTTGTAAACTTGGGGGTAATTTTTAGATAACCACTTTTCCGTGGTTTTATACCCTGATTTGTTATCGGTTGTAAAAAAAGAAAAATCCATATACCATCATATTATTATATGATAAATATATAGATTTTTTATTTGGTTGTAAAGGTTATGTATTTTTTTAGTAAACTAATATACATCTATCCATACGGATTTGAGCAGTGATTGACGCTAATTGGTCGGCACCGTACCCTAATGAATCAAAGTTAACATCCATTAACCAAGAACCTTCAAGTATCCATTTTTCAACAACAACACCAGTTGGGTCTAACATCTCAAGGTCAATATTTTTCTTGTATCCTGCAGCGTAACCCATACGACCTGTTACTGATTCAGCACATAAACGAACCCATTCCATTAACGCTTGTGAAGCAGAAGGACCAATCGGGTCTCTAAATTTAACAGTAATTGGTGACCATGTAAATCTACCCGCAACATAAGTTGATGTATTTAAAAATTGAACCTCCGTTGAATTAATAGTGATGTGTGGTCTTGCAGCAGTTTCAACGAACCATTCGTTAATTCCCAATGTTGATGGAAATCTCATTATAAACCTATTTTGTCTTTTTGGTTCGTAAGGAACCGGCATTTTCATTAATAAATCCGCCATAATATTTTTTTGTTAGTTTTTATTTTATTATTTACTATAAATATCTTAAAATGTTTTTTATTTCGTATATTTACTTTTTTTAGTTCAATACTATATATTAAATATCTAATTTATTAATTAATATTCTTTTTTAGTTCCTGTTGATGTTAAATATGTTTTTAAAATATTATCAGGTTCTTTCTCAAAATGTTTTTTAACTGTTTCAACATTTCTAATATCATCATCTGAAAATCCAATAGTTGGTAAAAAGTGATTACTTATTTTATTTTTTAATAAAGCTTTCTTTTGTAATGAATTAGACACTTCTTTAACATAAGAAATAAATTCTTTTAATGCTTTAATTTTTCCTTCTTCCGGATTAGTCGCTGAACCTTCACCATAAGTCACAGGATAAAATTTACATAAATCCAAATATTCTTTAATCATTTCTCGTTTAGATAGTTGTTCTTCGTCAGCTAAATGTCTATATTTTTCTAAATTTCTAACTAATTCGTTAGAATCAATTCCGTTAAAATTTGACACTATATAATTATAACACGCTTCTTTTAATACCGAAGGTGTATGACCTCTAGCAGTAACTATTGAGAATATTGAACCATTATTAATTGCCTCAACAAAATCAGGCCAAGCTGGTCCTATTTTAGCTAACATAGCGTCAATAATGAAATCTTTATCTCCAGTTACTGTAAAATTTCTAAAAGGTAATTCTGCAAAACCTACTATAGTATGACCTTGATATTCAAAAGGTTCTTTTCCAACTTCAGTTCTATATTCAGCGAAATCTTGTGTTGACATCCCCACTTCATCACCATCCTCATCTTTAAGAATGATTTTTGTTGGCATTGTAACAATGTTATCATCCCAATCAAAAGCATAATACTTCATATCAGGAGTTCCATAATCATCAATACCCTCTTTTAATTTGTTTTTAAGTCTCATACTTATAAATATACAGTAAATAAAAAAACCCTCCGATTAAAGAGGGTTTTTTATAAAAAAATCTATTAAGTCTATTAAATATTCTCAAAAGACGCTCCAGTTGGAGTAATGTAGAATGTAATATCAATGAATTCTAAAGATTTAGTTGGTTTGATGTAAATCTTACCTGTCATTTGATTTCTATCTAAATCAGCAGCGTCTGAAGAAACCGATACTCGGAAATCATAAAGACCTCTATCTCTTCTGATAGCATCTAAAATAGGGTTAACCGCATCTAAGAAATCTTGTCTTACTTTTTGGTCATTTTGTTCAAATAACAATCTTACAGACACAGCAGAAATTAATTTTCTCGCTTGTAACAATAATCTTCTAACATTAATTCTGTCAAGAGCTGATTGTTTAACTTGTAATGTTTTATTACCCCAAATTACAGTTCCAACGTCAGAGAAGGTTGCGATAGGGTTGATTCTACCATTATAAAGTGTATCTCTATCTTCTTGAGTAAGTTTCTTTCTCGCTTTAACAGCATTAACAATACCTCTTGTATAACCGGCTGCCGCAAACCAAGGGAATGCGATGTTATCAGTTAAAGCTAAGTTTCTTGTTACTTCCGCTGTTGGTGGTAAATAGATTTGAGTGTTATTAACACTATCTCTAGTTAATACCCAAGGATAGTAAGTTGCAGTGTAGTTAGAGTCAATACCTGTTTGGTCTAAGTTATCTACCGCTTCTTGTGGGTAAATTAAATCAGTTGATTCACCTACTGATGGTACAAACATATTATAATCTGGTGTTGTTGCAATATACAATGAGTCAGCTCTATTAAACTCAATCATTTCAATCGCATCTTCAACCAAATTAGAATTATTTACATAATCAATACCTGGTGTTACAAATATATTAATATTTACCGATTCAGGATTAGAGAAAGTTCTTTGACCTAATAAATAAGCGTAATAATCTGTATTAGCCCAATCTTGACTATTGTCTCCAACAGTAATTTGTTTAAATGCACCCCAACCTGTAGCTGAAGGATATTTAGTTGAACAACTAGCACTTGCACCATTTAAATAACCAGTTTTTCCAATAGCAAATCTATCTGAATTTGTTCTTGATTCTCTATAGATATCCCATCCGTCAAAACCTCCTTGAACTAACAATGAGAATTTACGAGCGTATAATCTGTAATATGGATTAGATTCTGAAGTTGGGTCAGATGTAAAATCTGCACTACCAACAAAGAATGCTGGAGTTCCACTAGTTGAGAATGTATTAGGAATTGTAATACCACTCGCGTTTTTATCCATGTGGAATCCTTTTGTTCTGAAAGACCAATCGTCACCTGTTGTATCACAAGCGATATTCAAAGGTGATTGTTTACCTTTATAACCAAAGAAACTAGAATCAATACCAATAGTATCAGAAAGTCCTAAATAAGTTCTACGAACATTATCACCACCACTTTTTGTTGAGTTATCATCACCTGAAGAGATACCGAAAGGTGGGTTATAAATTACTTCACCAGGATAATCGTATTTACTTTTAACAACTGGGAAAGGTGAACGAACACCAGCATATTCTCTATAGTTATAACCTAAGAAACCACAAGGAAGTGCGTCAATTGGTGCGTCCTCATTAATTTCAATCATAACATATTTAGAATTCAATTCATATTCACCATCAACAGTACCTATTTTTTTCGCAACGAATGCGTTATCATTAGGATTCATATTACAATTAGTGAATTTTTCAATAACCACAGGGTTATTATCTGTATCAAAGAAGTCTCTTACAAGTACATCAAAAGTTCCGTTATTAAATGAGATGTTAGCAATAGATATTTTAACTTCAGTATTTGCAGCATCACCATCAGCAATTGTTGTAAATTTGAATAAGTCATAAACTTTATTACCTCTCAATTCTGAAACTAACCAAGGAGATGTTGGTGATTGATACTTTTCTAAATACCAAGCAATTGATGTTCCAGTATTGTCTAATTTAGCACTATTTAAAGCCGTTAATTGACTATTAATACCTCTAATGTATCCTTTTCTATAACCATAATTTAATAATGTTTTAAAGTCTTCTTCAACAAACAATGGAACAGTAGTTCTTGGTTTAGAGAAGTTAGTAGTACCAAATACTTTACTAATATATTTAGGGTCAGCATTACTGAATGAAGTTTCAAAGAAAAACACATTACCATCTTTATTAGTCACATTAATACCAAAAGTGTTAAAAGGATTTTTAGTTGCACCAGAATAAGTAGCACCAGTAACATTTAAAGATACCTTAGTTAAACCTGACACCTCATAAACCGGTCCGTTATCTGTTGAATATGTCGCAATACCTCTAGAACGTAATGTCGCTAAAACTAACTCATCATAGTCAGAGTAAGATGTTCCATCAAATGTGTAAGTATAACCTGTAACTGTACCTGAATAACAAGTTTGAATAGTCCCTGTATTATTAGTACCTGAATTATTTGGTGTTACCGGAGCACAAGGGTCTTGAACTGTAACACAAACATTCCAATTTGTTGTAACCGCAGAATCCGATGAACGTAAAACATAAGTTAGACAAGTTCCAGTGAAGTTATTAGTAGTTACATTACTTACTTGAGTAACACCACTAACTTTCACATCTGAAGTACAAGCACTGAATACAGGTGTTAAAGCCGATAATGAAGTTCCTGAAAAACCTGAATAAGGTAATACAACATCAATAGTATTATTATTGTAATTGATACTTCCAGCAGTTCCTGAAATACTAAAATTAAAGAATGATGCACAATTTGATGATTGAGATGTTTGTACAAATTTACTAATAGTAGTATAGAATGAACTACCACTATATACCGTATTACCAACATTATCAAATAAAGAATAATACCAAGTATCATTTTGTGGTGCGGAATAATTAATTAACCCACCATCAACATTATCCACACCAAAAACATTTACAGGTGAAGTATAACCAGATGTTAACGATGAATTATAATCTTCAGATGAAATTGCTCCAAAATAATATATAGATGTTGCTGAAGTACTTGGAGTATTAATAATATCAAAAATTTGAGATTTTAAATTAGTATTAATAACTGAAGTACTACCATTAAACAACTCATAAGTTGAATTTAACTTACCAGAAATTTCAGATGGGAAATTTGATGTGAAACCAATACTGTCAATGTTACCGGTACACCCTGTAAAGTTAACAGAAATTAATGTTTTAGTGTAAGCTGTACAAGCAACATTACAATTTACAGTTGTATTTCCCGAACATTCAAAATGAATTGTTGTTGGGTCAACATTAGCAACTGTTGTTATTGTCCAAGAAGGACCCGCATCATACCCAGATAAACCTAATACTCTAGTCACAAATAATTGATTAGATTGTTGCAAATAAGATTTTGCAATATAAGACGCCTCGTACTTTGGTATTTGGGTGTTGATGAATTTTTCTGGAGATGTTCCTCCAAAAAACGCTGAAAATTCGTCAAAATTTCGTATAAAGATAGGTTCAAATGCTGGTCCCTTTAGAGTTTCACCAACAATACCCAATGTAGTAACACCTACACTCTGAGCTACGAAACTTAAATCAACTTCAGATGTGTATACTCCAGGAGATACAAATACTTTACTGTTTGTTGCCATTAGTTTGTTTTTTTTTTAGTTAATAATTTATTTTATATATAAATATTACAAAAAAAACCAAAACACTTTACTTGCAACAAAGAATTTATAATTTAGGATACTTTTTTCTACCTTTTTTCTACCTTTATAAAATCAATACTTTATCTCACTTATTTTTAATTATGAAGTATTTATATACTATGGAAGAAAATAATAAAAAAATAAAAAACTTAAAAATATCGGAAGATGCTCATAATATATTAAAACTATATTGTGAAAAGAGAGGTATTAAAATTTACAAGTTTTTAGAAAATTTAATTATTGAAACTTGTAAAGATAAAAAAGATATCTATGGTGAAAATTAAATTAACACATTATTTAATTTAATAGTACTTTCTTTATTAACATCTTTTTTAATAATGTCTATCTTTAATGAGTCATTTGTATTAATTAATATTTCAGATAAATCTGAACCATAAAAATAACCATTAATATACACATTAAAACTATTAATATTCAATAAATCACCCAAAGTAATATTTGTAGTATAATTAAATACTTGTGTAAAAGTTACAACACCAATAGGATATGTAAAAATTGAAAATGTGGTTGATTGCACATCCTTTGGTTTAACACTCCTTTTTTTAATTTTAGTATCAAACTCAACAACTTGTAATACTCTTGTTATTGCCGGAGAAACCTCAAATTCATTTTCATCAATAAGAAATCCTAAAACGGTAAATTCGTAACTTTGAATGTAATACTTTCTCTTTTCAATATCCATAACAGATTCGTCAGAAATATTACCCATAATAATTGGTATGTAATGACCTTTAATTGTTGTGTACGCTTGTCTTGAAGCAAATGTCTCAATAATATTCTTATTAAACTCATTTAATTCTCGCATCCTATTACAAATAATTTTAACAGTGTAAGAAATATCAACAGGAACTGGTTGTGGGATTTTATAGATATCCATGCCTTGTCGTTGACCATCCCAAGTTGGCACTTGCGCGTAGAAATATTGTTTTCTATTTGGTATGTTGTATAGTAAAGCTGGGTTTGTACCAAATTTAACTTCAGGAATTCTAACCACAGTTATAAGTGGTGGTTCAACATTTTTATCTATATTTTGAAAATCCCAAGTTTCAGTAAATTGAGACCAATTTTGAGTAGTCATTAAAATATCAACCATAGGAATGGTTTTTCCATCTACAACCGTTTTCAATTCATTTTTAACAAATGACAAAAAACCCCCATCTAAATCGGCGTGTAGTATTGATTTAGGTAAATAAGTTCCGTGTTCATTTATCTTATCAACTAATTCTTGTCGTCTAGGGTATAGAGTTTTAGTATAAGTTAAAGGAATATGTTTTTTATTTTTTTTAGGTAATGGCATTTTATCGTTTTGTTATAAATATTTTGTTTCTTGAATTTATCATCTCAACCTCATCGGAATTGTATATTGGTTCTTCGGTGTCTTTCATCACATAAGAATTATACTTGTAAGGGTCGTAGGTAACAATGTCGTCATTTATGTCATTTGGTAAACTCTCACAAGGGTATTTACAATATTCCTTTAGTGTTCCGATTACAAATGCGTGAACATTTTTTCTTTTTTCTTTTAATACTCTTTCTCTACCTCCCGGTCTAACTCTAAATTCAACATCCGTTAATTTAATATAATCTGCGTATGTAATTAGTATATTTTTATAAGTAACTGAAAATGTGTGTTTATTTAAGTTATAATAAACCATTACTTTTTTGTCTATATGGTTATCCTCATTATTCATTATCATAACCAACCACAATTATAACAAATAACCCTTGTTTTGTTTATATTTTCAAGTAATCTTTTTTGTATTTCAGTTATTATGATTTTCATATTTTTACACATCTCGTGTAACAGAAGTTACCGGTAAACCAAATTTTTCCTCAAACCATTTTTTCATTGGTTCTTTCCAATATTCACTAAACATTTCAGTAAGTTCATCATATTCCATAACAACTAACTTTGGCGCTTCAGCTCTTGATGGTGCATCATCCCAATAATCTTTATCATAATATGCGAAAATTACATTACTATGGTCACCTTCAAGCCAACCATTAAAATAAAGTCTTATATTTTCATTGATTGGGTCATCATATACATCATTCACATAATCATACAATTCGTCATACACCCAGTTTAAATCATCTTCAGAATTGTAGGTATTTTCCAAATACTTTGTAATGGAATTAAATAACTTATTCTCTGTAATAATTATTTTCATATTTTTATATTTTTATATTTTTATATTTTAGTTAGTAAGATGTTATACTTTTAACAGGTAAATTAAATTTACCCTCAAACCACTTTTTCATAGGTTCAATCCAATGCTGAGCAAACATATCATTAAGGTCGTAATATTTCGTAACCATTAACATTGGAGCTTGACTTCTATTATGAGAATTAGCTGGACTATCATCAAAATAATCTTTAGCGTAATAAGCAAAAACTATATCACTAAAGTCTTCACCTTCCCAATCACCTCTATAAAAAATTATAAGATTTTCATCCTCGTTACCATATTCGTCACTTAAATCTTCAGCATACGTCCAATGTAATTCGTCCTCCTCAATGAATGTTTTTTCCAAATAACCATAAATGGAGTTAAATAATTTGTTTTCTGTTATTATAATTTTCATAATCCTCTGAATTCATCATTAGTAACCGGTGATGCCATTATTGTTCTATAAAACGCTTTGTACCCACCATAAGTGTGTTTATTATCTGAAGTTACACGACCATCATTGTTTACAACATAATATCTCATAACTGTCTCACTCTCCATATAACCAATATAATCACCATAATTAATTTCAACCTCTAACTCATCCAAATGTCTTTGATACACTGAAACTCGTAAATTTCCTGGTTCAAATTGACCTATTTTAGATGTTCCCAAATATTTATTCTCTGGTACCATTACTTGAACTAGTCCTTTAAACTCAACAGGAGGTAGAAATGTTATCGCGTCAGATACCGCTTCACCATAGACATCATCCTTTTTGGTTTTTAACTTATCAACACGATAAAGAACTAAAGTAAAGTTCATATCATTATACAAGTATTCCTCACCAAATGAAAGCTCCAAATTATAGTCTTCCTCACCAAAAAATTTACCAATTCTAGAAATAGGCATTTTATTGTTTGACATAATTAATTTTTTATTTATAAATATCCATTTATTACTTATTTTTTAATTAAAATTATAACTTTGGAAAATACAAATACTCCATTATTAGAACAACGAGCGTTGGAAATACTTGAAACCTATTCGGGAGCAAATAACCATATTCTTAAAATGAAAACCCAAAAGGAAAATAATAAAAAATTCTTTCCAACTCGTTCTCAATCAGAATATATAATTAATTATCACGAAGTAACCCCTAAAGTCGCTAAAAAATGGGTTGACTTAGACCCTTACTTCGGTAAAAAATTAGCCGACGAAAAATTACTTGTTAAAATACCCGAACAAGTTTGGGTTGAAAAATTACTTGTTGAGAAAGATAAGGCTTATCATATTTGGGGTAAAATATTGTCAGGTGAGACCATTCACGACTTTTGGTTACCAAAGGGTGCGTTATTAAAAACCCACACAACCGAAGAAATTGTAATTGATTATTCTAAGTATTCACATAGACCACCACTTGACCATCAAAAACTCGCAATTGAGAAACTATCAGGAACAAAAAGGTTTATATTAGCAGACGACATGGGTGTAGGAAAAACGACCTCAGCGGTTATCGCAGCTTTAGAGGTTAATGTTAAAAAAATATTAATTATTTGTCCCGCATCATTAAAAATAAATTGGCAACGAGAAATTGAAAATTATTCGGATAGAAGTGTATATATTTGTGAAGGTAAAAACTTTTCAACTGAACACGATTTTGTAATCATTAATTATGATATCCTTAAAAACTTTTATGATTTAAAAGATATTGAGAATTCTTTAATAACAAAAGCTAGCTTTGACTTAATAATAATAGACGAAGCTCATTATATTTCTAATGGTCAAGCTCAAAGAACTAAATTAGTTAATAGTTTTGTAAAACAGAGTAAATACCTTTGGTTATTAACCGGAACACCAATGACTTCTCGTCCAATGAACTATTTTAATTTACTCTCATTGATAGAAAGTCCTGTCGCTCAAAACTGGATGGCTTACGCTATTAGATATTGCCAAGGATACCAATTCAAAGCTGGAAATCGTAAAATATGGAATGTAACCGGAGCATCAAATTTAGAGGAATTAAGAGACAGAACCTCAAGACAATTTTTAAGAAGATTAAAAACCGAAGTTTTAGATTTACCAGATAAAATCATAACACCAGTTTATTTGAGATTAAACTCAAAACAATATATGGGTTTAATGGGTGAGTATTATGATTGGTATGATAAGAAAAAAGAGGAATCAAGTTCATTAACCGTACAATTCAGTATGTTAATGAAGGTAAGACAAGTTATTGCCGAAGAAAAAATAAAACATACGATAGAATTAGCACAAAATATTATTGACCAAGATAAAAAAGTTATTATCTTTACCAACTTTACCGGAGTTTTACAAAAAATACATGAACACTTTGGAAAACAATCTGTATATTTGGACGGAAGTTGTTCCAACCCAAAAAGACAATACGCGGTTGATGAATTTCAGAATAATGATAAGATTAAAGTTTTTGTTGGGAATTTAATTGCTGCTGGAGCTGGAATAACACTAACAGCTGGAGAAGCGGTTATAATGAATGACTTATCCTTTGTTCCAGCGCATCATCAACAAGCCGAAGATAGGTCTTATAGATATGGTCAGAAAAACTCCGTATCAGTGTACTACCCGATTTTTGACAACAGTATTGAGGGTGTAATTTACGACATGTTATCAAATAAAAAGAATGTTATTGACACCGTAATGGGTGATAATATAGATAAAGGCGATATCATCGCAAATATGATGAACAAAATTAATTCGTTAAGATAAACTATTTATTAAAATAAAAATTATTATGAAAATTATAGAAGCTAAAGCCCAAAATATTACAGAACAAATTAAATATAATTCAACCGCCGGTGATAATTCATCCGAAAAATGTAGCAGAGAATTAGATGAAAAATTTCGTTTTGTTTTCAACTCAAACCCACAAGTTAAAAAAATGTTTACGAATGAAATTGATAGAATGTTAATGGAAGTTTTTCCGGACAACTATTATCAAGCAAATCAATATGGACCTGGACAATTATCCGGTATTTATGATTTAGAGAAAAAAGGTCGTTCCGGTCTTAATTTTATTAATACAAATTATAGTTGTTTTTGTGTTTTATTAAATGATGTTAATAAAGTGTTAAGAAGTCAGTCAAGACCTGAAATACAAATATTGGGTGTGACACCAAAAGAACAAATTGAACAAACTAAAAAATTCCTTAATGTTATTGACGAATATAAAACTAGAATTTTTAACCCAAATTCGTCAACTTTTAACAAAATAATTAAAATAACTAGTAGAACAACCGGAACTGGAGCTAAAACAGAAGATGACACAATAAAAGTGTTAAAACAAATATTTAAAGATGAAAATGTTGTAAGCGTAGCAGAAATAGGTAATGATAAAGACGCTCTTAAAGGTGTTGATTGTGAATTAACCATATACCCTAAGACGTATACCGCACAAATAAAACCTTTCGGTAGAAGTCAATATAATGAAGAAGATGACACCATTACTATATATAATACCGCTAATGTTAAACCTTATTACACAGATTTAATGATTTTTTCTAAATTTAGTAATGGTGGTAAAAATATATTAATATTTGACAACCAAAACACAAAAATTGTTGATGGTAATTATGTATTTAATAAAAAGGATAGAAAATTTGATATTACATAATATTTATTTATTATGAAAGTTTTAATAAGTCAATCACAATATAAAAGATTAATAGCAAATCAGGGAAGTCTATTCCCTGATGAACCATTAAACTATATTTATTCATTATGTAAAAAAACTAAAAATAATACAGATACACCTTATTGTAAATTATATGATTTTAGTAAAAAGATAAAAGGTGACGAATTAACATCGTTAAATAAAAGTGTTGAAAACTTATTTAATTTTTTTACTTGGAAAAAATCAGGTATCTTACCTAAAATTATTAATCTTTCTTTAAACAGTAGTAATACCGTATCTTACCTAAACACTATTTCGGATTTTATCAACGACCCAAAATTTAATAATACTAAAACACGTCAGAATTTAAAAAATTTAGATGACACTACTAATGAAGATGATTTAGAAAACATCCTAAAATCTGTTCGTAATAAAGAATATTCCGAATACGAAGATAGTTTTGTTGGAGATGTTTTTATACCTTATAGAACTAAATTAGAATTAAAATATAAATGCGATTTAGAAACTAAAGAAAGTTTTTTTGATTTAATAAAATTAATACAAAGTGGTGATGAAACTTATGAATCAATAATTACCAATATTAAAAAATGTATTGAAGCTTCTATTTTAGAAACACCTCCAATTAAAGCCGATTTAAAAAGTATTAAAAATTTAACTTTAGAGAATGGTAGAAAAATATTTAATGAGGGAGAACTATTTGAAGTTAAAAAAATAAACTTTGCAGCAGATAGTTATTTATCAGAATTTTTCTCAATATTTAAACAAGGTGAATTAGGTAAATTAAAACCCGAATACATTAACCTTTATAATCATATCATTGACGATATTTTTGTTTGGATTAATGAAAATCATACAGACTTTTTAGAAAAAATTAAGAAAAATTTATCAGGTATTATATTGGATAACTACACAATTATTAATATTGAAGATATTGAATTGTATTGGTCTAACGCAGGACAAAGAGGTTCTAGTGAACATAGACTAGCTATAAGATACAGAATTAAACAAGGTAGTGATGTTCTCGCTTATAAATACACACCTAATAGTCCAATCTTAACACCAATAAAAATTAAACCTACTCAAAGAGAAAAAATTATTTATGAACTTAACGATATTTATTAATAAAATATCATTATGTCAATAATAATTCAAGAACCCGAAAGAAGTAAGTTATACACAAGAATTAAACACTTATTAGGAGCACCAGTTCGTTCAATTGAAATTGAAGACGAAATGATGGATAGTTTATTAGAATTATCTATCGGTGATTACTCCCAATTCGTTCAAGATTGGTTAATTGAATCTCAATGGACCGCCCTTAATAATCTAAACCTTGATACACAATCATTATCCAAAGCCTTCATAACTAAAAGTTTAGATTATGAAACAAGATACACTTACGCATACTCAAAAATCGTAGGTCTTCAAGCCGGTGGTGATGATGTTCTTAAAAAAGATTTCATACAACTACAAGAAAACCAACAAATTTACGAAATTCCCGCAAATAGAGAATTAAACGAACTACTTTGGTTTACACCATCATCACTTAATAACCTTATCTTTGACCCTTGGTCTTTTGGAGGAATGGGTGGAGCAGGTCTTGGTGGTAGTGCCGGATTTGCCCAAATGGGTATGTCAGGGTCGTACTTTATGATGCCAGCCTTTGATATGCTTCTTAGAATGCAAGAAATTAATATACAACGAAGAATAATTGGTGGTGACCTTACATACCGCGTTACAGCTCTTCCTGATGGTAAAAAAGCCATACACTTAATGAATACACCTGGGGGTAAATTTGACTTCGGAAATGGAACATTAATGCGTGGAAAAGTACACTATTGGTACTATGATGTTGGTCCTGCAGATAGAGATGCTTGTTTAAAAAATAATCCTGAAATTGTTAAGTTACCATCTGATGTACCAATCGCAGAAGTAGCTTGGTCTGAACTTAATAACCCAGCTCAAGTATGGGTTCGTAGATGGTTTACAGCATATGTTAAACAGACTTTAGGTAGAGTAAGAGGTAAATTTAGCGGAGCTATCAAAACACCGGATTCTGAATTAACTATGGATTATCAAAGTTTATTAACTGAAGGTAAAGATGAACAAACTAAACTTGAAGAGGAATTGAAATTACGATTGGAGCGTCTTCGTCCTGAAAAAGTTATGGAGAAAGAAGCATTATTAGCGGAAAATCTAAATAAACAACTAAAATTCCGTGCTATGCCAAGACAAATCTATGTAATCTAAAAAATTATGAGAAATATTAATAAAAAAATTATGAGAAAACTTATTGGAGAAAAACAATTTTTAAATATGACCACAACACCTGAACTAAGAAAAGTGATATCTGAAAGTAACTATTCAACAAATGGTGAGACTTTTATTGTAATAAAAAATATAGATAGTTGTGAAATACTATTAAACTCTAAAACAACTAATCATATCTTTATTAAAGCATTAACTAAAGTTACAATCGTTCCAGATAATAATAAAATTGATGAACTATACGATGAAATATTGATTGATAAAGGAGCTTGTGTTGAATTCTATTTAGTTGAAAATATTTGGTATATTTCATCCAGTGACGGATTAAAATTAGAATAAAATATAAAAGGTGTCAATTGACACCTTTTTTTTATTACTAATCGTTTAAAGATAAACCCTAAAAAATGGGGTCTATCTTACGACAAAAGGTAATACTTTTATGTTATAATTTTCGCACCTTTACTTAGGTTGTCAGGACCCCACAGTGGTTGTAAATTAGTATAATGACACAATTTATATATTTCTTCCTCAGTATTTGCTGACGCTAGAGGTATAATATGGTCAATGTGAATATGTTGACCCATCAAATCCCAAGACATACCTTCAGTAAATTGTTTCTCAATATGTTCTTTAAGAAATTTAGGTGAACAACCAATAATTTCAAAGGTTTTATTTTTCTTCGTAATATTTTTTGATTTCAGAAAAATTGACATTCTTACTCTCATATTATGTGAGATTTTAAAGATAAAATCATATTTTTTTCTATTTTTTTGATAATCATTACTATAATTCGGATTTTTTTCTCTATATTCAAAAGAATAATTTGGATTATTCTCACGAAATTTTCGACTTTTTTCAATCATAACTTCACGATTTTTCAAATAATATGTTTTAGAATTTTTTATTTGGTTTAATTTCACCCTTTCTTTGTTTGTTTCACGATAAATTTTACCTTTTTCTTTAATATCATCTTTGTTAACTAATCTATAATTTTTAGCATATTCTTTTATTTTAGTTTTATTACCATCCCTATGTTTTTTAAGGGTTAAATAGAAACATACTTTACACGAAGCCCGATATTTTTGATTGTTAGGGTCAACATAAAAGTCACACACATTTTTTTCTTCTTTACACTTACTACAAATCTTTGTTTCCATAATACTCTCTTATTATATTTTCTATTATACGAGAGACCTTTCCACCATTTTCCATCATAGTGTTATATAGAGTTCTGTCTAAACAAATACCAACTTTAATTTTCTTATCTTTTTCCTCTTTTTTAGGTCGTCCCATATATATAAATATCTATCTTTTTAGTAAAATTCTAACTTTTATTATTTTTTTTTTACATAAATTCTTCCCATCCTGGTTCCGCTAATTCGTAGATGTAGTTAGGGTCAATACCAACTTTATCCCAATATTTAATTTCACCTTCAGACAATGTTAACAAATCCTCAATTGTATCTTGGTCACTTTCCTTGAAAGGCATACCATTAATCATTTGACATTGGTCTTTAGTGAAAAATCCTCTTTGTTCAGGGTCGGTAACGAGTAACCCTTTTCTAACTTCTTCCTTGAACACAACTAACAATGGTTGAATTCTTTTATTGAAAGTCGCTATAGCTCTTGGAATATTATATTCCCCACTCATATCAGGATTGTTTTCAAGTTCAGCGACATCTAACATATAACAATTTAACTGAACTGTATCACCTTTCTTTTGTACATCACCATGTGAAGCTCTAGTTCCGTTATTAACATAAGATATAACATCACCTAACGATACTTTTAATTTATGTTTTAAAGCTAGTTCCATATGTGCCATTTTGGACATAAACGCACCACCTTTTGTTCTTTGAGTACTTCGTTTATTGTAATCGTCTAAACTCAATTTAACTTTAGCTCTTTGAGCAATTTGTTTTAACGGTATTTTCATATCAAAGATAATCTGAATATATTCATAATAATATTCAATAAATTCTTGTCCTTTACCCTCAAGTAAGTATCTAACACCTTTATCTAAAAACACCTCAATATATAGAGGTAACTTTTTTGACTTAATTGTATTACCGGTAAGTTTAATTTTCCCATCACTTTCCATTGTCGCATAGTTCTTTCTCGCCAAATTAATACAAGAGTCCCATGTTCCGTCGCAATCTAAACCCATGACAGATTTCATAAAGACATCATTGAATTCCGCAACATCCGCGTTATAACCAGTATATTCTTTGCCCTCTTTCACTAACCAATTAATACCTTTTCCAATATATTTTCTATCTTCAACACCTTCCTCAGGAAGGCTAAAGTTCATACCATCTGTGTCGCAAACTAGGGCAGTATACCCCCGGTTCATAAAAAACTTCAACATCTGACGGAGATATTGACGACCTGTGCAGGTAATCTGTTCCCCACTTTTCATCTCACCCCAAGGAAATACATGAGGTGCTGATAACGCTCCAAATAGGGAGTTAATGAACACCTTAATAGGAAGCTGCTTTCTATCGTATGTTAATGATTTTTTCTTATCTGTTTCATAGAACTCTTTTGCTAAATTTTTGTAAGTGATACGGGAGTTTCTGAAATACCCCAACATACTTTTCATTGCGTTAGTTACGTCACATTCAGGGAATACATTATGAACTAGTTGTATGGCAGGATACAGGGATGAGTAATCCAGTTTTAACACATCTTTAGAGTAACCCACTTTTAATAGTCTTGACAATCCCCCCACGAAGTCTTGTTTTTCTTCTTTCTGTGGTATGGCTAAATTGTATTTGTATGACCACGCGAGCATAATAGTTTTCCATAGTGTTGCGGTACCCATTGTGGATACTCTTTCGTATGTGGTTGGAACCATTGTTGCGAGTAGAAAAGTCCCTTGATTGAATTCATCATCCACAAGAAGGGTTTCTTCTAAGTCATCGTCAAGATATCTTTCCACGATATTATCACCTGTCACTTTGGTGTAAGTCCCGGGGAATCTGGTATCTAAATTATCAAATGTTGGGTTATCAGCTTTTTTATATTTACCATTTGTTAGGTTTAACCAATACTCTTCTTTTTTGGCATACATTGACCCGATTTCTGTGTGGTCAATATATACTCGGTCAGGAGCTTCTGCTTTGATGTATTGTGTAATATATTTCAGACCTGCGGATTTGATTCCGGAGTTAATGGCTTGAGCTCGTCTAACGGAGTGAATGATATCAATAACATTATACCCCCAAAGAGTTACTTGGTTGAACCTTTCAACTTCATTGGCAAGTTTTAACATACCATCTTTTTGCCCGATTGGTTTTTTTGGGTTAAGTGATTTACTAATCTTTTTAATATCAAGGTTAAGAGCTTTACATCTTTCAAATATCCAAAACCAGTCAAAGTTCGCTGAATTGTATCCACCGATGATACTTGGTTTAAGTTCATCAATGATATTAAAGAACTCAACAAGTCCTTTTCTTTCTTCATCAATATTTGAACATTCAATAACCTTTTGGTAACCTTTATTTGTTTTGATTCCAATCATGAATATTCTTCCATCCTTTGGTTCCAAAGATGTGGTCTCCAAGTCATAAACAAGTCTGGTAATATCATTGTATTCTGCAAACCCCTTGAATAACCTTTTTTCTTTTGAGATTAGGTATTGTTCAACTGGGGGAAGGATTAATAATTTATCTTTTGCGGATTCACCCCAAGGGTCAAGGTTTCCATCACGGAAGAATTGGACTAACGCCCGGTATCCTTTCATGGCTTTAACCATAAATTTCAATCCGTTCTCAAGTCGTTCGTTACCACTTGTTTCAAGTTTGATAATCATAATTCCGTATTTGGTCATTGCGGCTTTTTGTAAGTCTTTTGACCCTTGGTAAAAATTAACACCTCTAAGGTCTCCAACCCAACAGAATGGGGTGAATGTGTCTTTTTTAATAAATTTACCTTTAATGGGGTCTTCAATAACTTTGTAGATAGCATCAGTGGTGTAGTCGTATTCAACCGATACAATATATTTTTCGTCGTCATTCCCTTGTAGGAATTTCTCAATGTCTTCTTGTGATATCATAATAAAATTGTTTTAGATGACTTATTAGCTCCCATGTTGATGAGGTTTGTCTTGTTCATATCAATGATAAGATATTTGATATGATTTGTCAATTTTTTGGGGATAAGTAATATTTATAAATGATATGAAAGATTTAATTAGAAAAATATTACGGGAGTCACTTGAAAGTGAAATGACGATACAAGAAGTTGTTCTTCACGAAAACTTTATTAACCAACTATTAATTGAGGGTAAGTCAACCGTTAATGTCCCTAATAGATTAAATTCAGAATTAACTTTAAAAGTTAATTCATTTTATAATTGGAGTAGTAATGGTAATAAATGGATTTGTCCTGATGAATATATACAGCCAAATAAAAATGGACAAGTAAGTTGTGAGATTATGTTTGATATCAATCTAACAAATCACTGGAAACAAAGATTACTCCGTAATTCAGAACCTGACTACGCACCATTAAACCCATTGACTGGACTTCCAGGTAAATTTCATAATAGTAGAATCTTAAACCCTGACACTTATGAAGGTATTGACTTATTTATTAATAACTTAAGTACAATCGTAAAATTTATAAAAAACGCTAAAGATTGGAGATTAGGTCAAGGTAGAAATTTATTATTAACTAAAAACAATTATCAAGAAATTGTTGAGGTATATAGATTTGATAAAAATAAATATAAAGTTAATTTTATCACACAAATTAAAGGGGTATCATTTTTTGATACACCACAATTAAAAGGAAGTTATAAAGTTAAAGACCTTATATAACTAAAAAAAGAGACCAAAGTCTCTCTTTTTACCTAACCGTATGTTTCTCGTTTGTTAATAAACGCCCGTTAAGTTTTATACGGGAGAACTGGTAACCACCATCCTAAGATGTATTCGGACATCATCCTCATTCTAAGTTACCGTAAAACTATAAGTTTCACCCGATTCTTTATTAAGGAAACCGTAAACCCTTTATGTCTAAAAAAGGAGACCGAAGTCCCCTTTTATACCTAACCGTATATTTATCGGCTGTTAATAACCGCCCATTCAGCTGTATATGGGGAAGCTGGTAACCACCATCCTAAGACGTATTCGGACATCATCCTCATTCTAAGTTACCGCAGAAGTATAAGTTCCGCACGATTTTTTATTAGGGAAACCGCAAACCCTTAATCATTTCAACAAGTCAAAGATATTATTTTTATTTTAATTATCAAAACTTTTTAGGGAAAAATATTTATTTTTTTTTTCAGATATTGTTTCCTTCATTTCAACAAGTCAAAGATATAACTAATATTTCAATTATCAAAAAAAAATTATAAAAAATTTAAAGAAATGTCTTTTAAGTCTAAATTATATTGTTTTTCCATCCAACTTGCAATAATTCTTTCATTATCACTACCACTAAACTGAAAATTATTTTCTAAAAATTCCAAAATTGAATAATCGTAATTTGCATAACCTGTCTCCTCATTAAAACCTAAATATGGTTTTTTATTTTTATCAACATAAAGTACCCAAATAGGACTATCTTGAACCGGTGTCAAATTACCAAATCTATTGGTTAATTCTTGTTTTGCAAGGTTATGTTTATATTTTCTTGTAAAATTAATCCATCGTGATGATGTCTTACCAATTAACATTTTAATCTCCCCAACCTCCAAATTGTAAAATTCTTCAATCCATTCTTTTGTAAGTTGTTGAATTTGTTTGTGTTCTAATTGAAACACATTTTCCAAAAAACTCCAAATTGTATAATAATCAACAAAAACTTCATCATTCCAATCAGTAAGTTCAAAATAAATATTTCCTTTTTCATCAACATAAAAAAGTCTATTCGGATAGCTGTCATACTCAACAGGTGTTAAGTTACCAAATCTCTTGGTTAATTGTTTTTTCGCTAAGTTATATATTTTACTTTCTGTAATTATAATTTTCATAATATCTTTTTTATGGTGTACAACAAGGGAATTCTGAAGTATAACAACTATTATAAGGTAAATCATCAGCAATGAACGATTCGTGAATATTAATAATAAGTTTTTCCCTAATAGGTAATATTAAAGTACCATCATCATTTTTCAACATAAATTGTCCTTCATATTGACCAACTTTATTGGTATCTTTATTGGTAAATTGATAATAGATATAATATTCAGGGTTAGCATCTGGGTCTGTTTGAGTTTTCTCAACAAATGACGCTGGTCTTGACATAATTTTAGGAATACCGGTTTCGGTGTCAATCATTGAGAAGAATATTGATGAAACCTCAATTTGTTTCATAAAATTATTATAATCACTTCTCCCGTCTTTCACCACAGCAAGCTTCAAAACTGGCAATGTAGCATTTTTCTTAATGTCAAAATTCATCGTCTTTTTTTATATATAAATACCTTGAATTCTAAAAAAATAGTAACCCCTAAATGAACAAATCAATATACTCCCTCCAACCACACTTAATTAAATTAAATGAGGTGGGATTATCTAAATAAACAAAATCTAAAACTTTTTCATCACTGCCAATATATCCATTTTGAATACATTCTAAAGCAATTGTTTTAAACCTGTCACAAACCGATTCAATACATTGTTTTGGGATAAAAAAAGAACCTCCTTGAATAAACCTACTTTGAGATAGGGTATGTGATTTATAATCCTTAACTGACACATAATCGTGATGACAGAAAAAAGTAACTTTAGTATTATCAAGTTTATTAATCAAATCTAAATTTGGCCATTTTTTATTTTTATATGGGTTATCTTCCCTAATAACCCCCGCGTCAGCCCAAATATATAAATCAGCATCATATATATTCTTACGGTAAGAATCTAAAATATAAAATAATTTACTAAAATTGACAACATTATATAATGGTTTAGTCATTTCAGGTACTTTGAACTGTATTAACTTATTAAAGTCATTACTTTCCATTAAAGTCTTTAATGGTGTATAAAATATCTTATAAGCATCTAATTCATTTATTGGTTGTAAAATTATTGTAGTATTTTTCAATAATGGGTCAACTTCTTTTCTATACTTAATAATCTCTTCATTAAACCTATCTTCAGTATAAATAATCATTGTAGTATCAAGACATAATAAACTTCTCATCCACCAACAATAAGTGTGATATGAAAGTCCATAACTATCCCATTTATCTCTACCAATATCAAAAAGTGCTGTAACTATTACTGTTTTTTTTATTTCCATATTTTCAATTATAAATTCCCCGTTATTCTTTCACCCCAACCTTTTGATTGACTATGAGGCCATACAACCCAATACTTCGGTTTATGTGCGGTTTGGAATTGTCTCCATATTTTACAATACCCATCTGGGTCTTTTTTCATCATATTAATCTCATTAACATCAGCATCTCGTCTATATAATGTTTCATCCTTTTCATCGTGAAATGTAACCGCCCAAAAATCATAATCTGTCTCCGGAACTAAATTAAAGTGAACATCAATGCAATGTCTAAAGATTGATGCGTAACTATCTAACCATTCTTCCTCCGTCTCAAAGACTTGTGGGTTTGGGGGATATTTCTTATCTAATGTATATTGTTGAACTGCGCGTTTTGAGAATAAAAGACCTGAATATCTTTCATAATCTTTTAGTGTTCTTTCTGAACCAAATCCATAAATTCCAAATTCTTCCGGGTTATAAACTTCCCCATCCATTGAGAATAGTTTTCTATTTCTTAAATGTGACGCTTCATTCTTTCTACCCCAATCTTTATCATCATCCCAACAACGTACTCTTCCGTTTCTAGTATATTCATGCCAACAAATAATTCTATGTGGATGATAAAGATTATATCCATGAGTATAAGCTCTTACCGCAATTGACATTTCTTCAGAATGGAAATATAAATGTGGGTCGTGAGGAACTTGTTCAACAAAATCACCGGATACAAAACAAAAGTGTGCCGAATAAAATCTTGTAGGTATTGGTTCAGTTAAGTTTTTCCAATTAGGAATTGTTTGAGGGAGTGTAAATACGGTTCCTTCGGGTATAAACCGGTCAAAAACCATTTCCCAAGGGTCGTTAATTCTCTCATTAGGGTCGTTGTTTGGATTAAATGATGATACATAACCAGTTAATAAGGGTTTTTCAATACCTTTATCTAAAAGTTGATTATACATTTTAATAATTTCATCGTCCCAATTTTCCACAAAACGCATATGGGAATCAATTTGTAATGTATATGTTTCACCACTATATCTTTGTTGTAAAGTATTTCTAGCCCAACAAGTACCTAAACTATCAGAATATAGAACATCAACAACCCTAAATCGTTCATCATTTTTATATTCGTCAATGTTAAACTCATCTTCCGGATGATATTGATTACATATCCCAAACACCAAATTTTCAGGGTGTTTTGCGTTATCAATACAACTTTTAATTGTTGGATTAAGTTGGGGGTCTCTATATGAGGCTATTTGTATGAAGATTTTATCCATTATATTTTTATATAAAAAATACAAGATATTACGAAAAAAACAATATTTATAGGTAAACAATATTTTGAACACATCTCTAAAAAATCTACAAATCCAAAGACTAGTCCAAGAATACACTTTCCTTATGTTAGACGACCAATATAAAAAAGAGGTTGTTAACACATACCAAAAAGATTTCTTAAATTTAGTTAATGGTAAGATAGAATTACCTGAAGTTGTTGAACCTGAAGAAAGTGAAAAACAAGAAGAAAAACAAGAGGAAAGTCGCGAACAAAGTGAAGAACAGGAAAAGATAAAGAAGGACCCGATTGTTAATCCTGATATTGTAAGTAAGGCAACAAAAGATAAGGTTAAGAAGATATTTAGGGATATTGCTAAACTAACTCACCCTGATAAAGTTGATGATGAAAAATTAACAACATTATATATTGAGGCAAAAGTTGCTTATGATAATTACGACTTATTTGAGTTATATTTCATCTCAAATAAATTAAATATCATCCTTGATTTGGGTGAAGATGATATCAATGTATTAACCACCTTGATTGACCATAAAAAACAATCTCTTAAAGGTATTGAGACCTCATTTATATGGAAATGGGTTCACTCCAATGATGAAACCGAAAAGGAAAGATTAATTAACGACTTCGTTGAGATTAATTATAAACAATATAAAAAATAAGTTTTAGGACTTATAAATGTAAATTATAAGTCTCCAGTCTTATTTATATAAATTAGTTGTTTCATCATACTCCAATCCGTGATTTCCACCATTAAATAAATTATGAATTAACATATCATAAGTTTCAATTAATTTTGGGTTATCAGCAGAGTATCTCCACAACACTTTATCATTTCTTTTATTATATTCATCAAGATTTTTATCGTGATTTTCTAGTATCCAGTTTAATTGTTTTGCACCATCTTTTGTATCACTACCCTCATAATAATAACCAAGGTCTTTACACATTGGAGCATTATGTAATACAGGGTAACCCATATAAGCAACATCCAAATAGATGTAGTTTAACGGGTTCAATAATTGATGACATATCAAAATATCCATATACTGACTTACAACATATGCCGTTTGATATCTTTTCTCTGAAGTTAATTTATTATCTTTATACATATCAAATGACTTTAATAATGACATAAATCCGTTGTGTTTAACCAAATTTTCAGAATTACTTATCATCATCTTATGTATCTTTTCTTTCCCTATATCGGTCCTATACGATTCCTCGGCTATCATAATAGGTAATAAACAAAACTTAACAACATTCAAGTTCGGTTCCATAACTCCCAACATCTTCTTTTCCTTATTCGGATTGTAAGCATAACCTTTAGCGAATTTCTTACCTTGATAACCTCTCTCAATATCAACCAAAGCCGATAAAAGGTATTCCTGATGCCATAAAAATGGTACAATAAGTGAATTAGCTCTATATAAAGTATGGTAATAACCCTGATTGGTCTCGTGTTGTTGAGGTATATACCATACCTCGTCAAATTCAGTTTCATATTGACTCAATCCTGGGGGATTTTCCTTGAATAAGATATCTTCCATAGCCAATATATAATTGTTTCCACACTTATATGATACTATCTTCTTGTTCTCCATACTCTTGAAGTCCTGAAGTATTTTTGCTGTAACTTGAGAACCCATTACAATCATCAAGTCAATTTCTTTATACTTATCATCAATATAATGAATATCAATGTTCTTTAGATAATCCGGTTTGTCCGTAAAGTCAACCTTCATCGTGTTTAATAAACAAACCTCGTAATTTTTTTGAGATTTTTTTAATAACTTTAATAGAATTAATATGTTTAGTTTAATTCCGTTAGTCCAAATAGATTCCGTATTTGATTTTAATCCTATGGTTATTCCAATTTTTAACTTTTCCATATCAATAATTATATTAATTATTACAAATTTTTATATAAATTTGTTGTTTCATCATAAATTAATTCGTGGTTTCCTCCGTTGAATAAATTATAGATTAATTTGTCATATGTTGCGACCAATTCAGGGTTATTAACTGAATACCTCCATAGAGCTTTTTTATTCTTTTCATTATACTCATCAATATGATTGTCGTGGTTCTCCAATATCCAATTCAATTGTTTTGCACCATCTTTCGTATCACTACCCTCATAATAATAACCCAAGTCTTTACACATAGGTGCGTTATGTAATACCGGATAACCCATATATGCAACATCCAAATAGATGTAATTCAAAGGGTTTAGTAATTGGTGGCATACAACAACATCCAAATACTGACTTACCATATAAGAAGTTTGATATCTAGCATCAGCACTTATCTTACCATCGGCATGTAAATCAAAAGTTTTTATGATTGATAAAAACTCTTTATGTTTTGATATGTTTTCAGAATTAGTTATCATCATTTTCTCAATCTTATTTTTACCAATTTCTGTTCTATATGATTCCTCAACAATCATTGTTGGTATTAAACAATATTTCACAATATTTAGATTTGGTTCCATAGTCCCAATAACCTTCTTCTCTTTTGTTCTATCATACTTAAACCCTTTCTTAAACTTCCCTTGAACAAACTCCTTCTCAATATCAACAATGGTATCAATTAAATAAGATTGATGCCAAACAAAAGGAACAATTAAGGTCCTGGTTCTATGTAAGGTCTGATAATACCCACAATTTGTTTCGTGTTGTTGGGGAACATACCATATTTCATCTAATTCTGTTTCATACTGGAATGGACTATCTATACTCGGTTTAAATAACACATTTTCTGTATGTACAATGTAATTATTACCACATTTATACGCAACAACTCTTTTGTTCGGTAATGACCTGAAATGTTTTAAGTATTTCTCGTGTACTTGAGCACCCATAGTGATTATTAAATCCATTTCTTCGTATTTATCCTCAAATTTATAAACATCAACACCTTGTAAAAATTTAGGTTTCTTTATTGATAAATCTAAATCCGTGGAGTTTAATAAACAGACTTGATAGTTTTTTAGTGATTTTTTTAATAAAGTAGTAAACATTAAAGTATTTAGTTTAATCCCATTAGTCCATATAGAATCTTCTTGAGTTAAGATTGTAATAGTAATACCTATTTTAATGTTTTCCATAAATTATATTAGTTAATATTAAATATCTTTATTTTTAATAAAAATGACTTTTAATAAAAAAATAGTATGGTTATTTATAATGTTTTTTTATTAAAAGTAAAGTTTTATAAATAAAAAAACCCTACTTTTACATAGGGTTTTTAGTTTTATTAGTTAATATTATACCATACCATCATTTGATGACCATTCATGTTGAGATAATATATCTACCATCTCTAGATATGTGTAAGGACCTTCTTTAGTTGTTAAACTATCAACTGATGTTGGTGTTATTTCACCATCCCATTTAACGAATGTTTTGGTTTCATCTACTGATTTTCTTACCGTATCTTGTGATGTTTCTAATACTTGAGTAAAATCAATATTAATCAATTCTGATACATTGAATATCATAAAGTTTCTGTTTTCGTAAATTGTTGTTTCTTCCATTATAATCCGTATCTTGTTTTTGTTGTGTTATAGTTTTGTAGGACTTCTGCACTTGAAAGTGCTTTATTATATATTCTAAGTTGAGAATTATCAACATTAGTATAAAAGCGATTCAATCCAGAATTACCTAATCTAATTGTTCTTGCTGGCACATTATTAATAACTGAAGATGATGTAAAACCAACAGGGTTTGTACTCATATTTAAGGCTGAGTTTAGATACACTTTTAAATTACCACCTTCTCTTACACCAACTAATTGATACCAAGTATTTAAGTTTAATGGTGTTGCAGATTCACCAGTCCCATATGCGGTTGTTCCAACTTCAACACCAAAACTAAAATAATTTCCTTCACCAGTATTACCACCATTCCCTATACCTAAAGACCATTCATTTGTTCCAGGTGAAGAACCAGTATTCCAAGCATTTGGACCCCAAAGGTTATCCCACCAAATAGTAGTATCTAATTTTCTAAACCAATACTCAACAGTAAAATTACCACTACCAAATTTGAATTGAGAAGTACTTGGTATTGAAATATAATCATCAAAACCATCACACCTAATGTATCCACCATTCACACTACTGAAAGTAGGGCCATTTATTAATGTTCCGTTATTCCCATAACCTGAGATATCATTCCAAGTGGCTGAACCACTTACATATGAATTTGCACTACCAGCATCTAAATTCAATATCAGACCAGATGTTATAACGCCATTACTAGCCACTGGTGTTCTTCTAACGCCCCAAGCTCCTTTTCCGTTTATTATTGCCATATTTTTTTATTTTTATTAAAGTTTATAATCAATAACCCCCAACCTTAATTGGGGGTATTAATAAATATATTACACTATAGGTTCTTCAATGATTAATTCATTTTCTTCAACCCACATAGAATAATCACCTTCTAAAGGAACATAGATTTTCTTTGTTCTGATTTCAGGTGTTTCATTTTTATTTACTAGTTCTTT